ATTATCTTTTGAAATTTGATCCTAGAGAAGGATATTTTCTAGAAAGGAAAGATGCTTTTATTCTCCCAAAGAAAATTTATGGAGATCAATCTATTATCAAAAGATGGTTGACGTCTTGGAAAACAAACTCTTCAAAGAATTTAGGTATTCTTCTAGCAGGAGTAAAAGGTTCTGGAAAAACTATCACTGCACAGAAATTCTGTATGGATTCTGAATTGCCAGTAATTATCATCAATGAAGTATTTCAAGGAAGTGATTTCATAGATTTTATCACTTCGCCTAAGTTAGGAGAGTGTATTATCTTTTTAGATGAGTTTGAAAAAATGTATTCTAAACAAGAACATCAACAAGAGTTGCTTTCTATCATGGATGGTAATTACTCTACCAAGTTGATTTTCCTTTTAACTGTTAATGAAGATAGACTTAATGACTATTTGGTTAATAGATTGAATAGAATCAAATACTGTAAAACATATTATGATTTAGACGTTGACACTATCAATTCAGTTATTGATGATATGTTAGTTAATAAAGATCACGCTCAGTCAATTCATACCTTTTTTGAAAAAGTCAATTTAAGAACATTTGATTTACTTGTTAATTTAATCAAGGAAATGAATTTGTTCAATGAAGATGCTTTGGAATGTGGTAGTCACTTGAATTTAAAGCCTCATAACAAAACTTATGAAGTTTATGAGATTTTTGGCGGAAAAGAATATCCTTGTTACTCGACTACCTTCTTCCCAGGATTGGAATGGTTAGACGTTGAAAGAAAATCTTTGGAGTATTTGCCTGAAAATAAGAAAAGGTACACTAATGAAACAGTTGCTGTGGAAATTGAAGACGATCCTTTAGCATATGAAATGGGAGATGAAGTTGAAGAAAGTGCTCCAGGAAGAACTTGGTCAGTAAGATTAGCTATTGCAGATTGTAAAGTTGTAAAGAATGGTAATATAATCTTAATTAAAGAACCTTCTTCAGGAATACAATTTAGATTGAGAGAACAAAAATTTAATTTTTCATTAGTATTTTAGATGAAAGAAAAAAAGAAAAATATTGATTTATATGACAGGAAAGCTGCTTTTACAGAATTAAAGCAGTTCTGTCATTTAGCCAAAGAACATGACTTTGTTGAAGTCACTGAATGGCATAATGGGGAAGGATTTGATATCAATGTAAGCAGTACTGTCGACAGTGTTATGTCTGTTACCTATGGACAATTTAACGCAATTAAAACATTAATTAAAAAACTAGAAAAAAGATATGAGCAACTATAAATTAATTAAAGAATATCCAGGTTCTCCAGAAGTAGGAACCATTGCAAAGGAATCAAGCCCGAAAGGTGGTAGCATTGCATATCAACTTCCAAATGGAGTTCAATATGTAGAGAGCTGTGCAAATAATAATTTGTTTAAACAAAATATTGAAGCTCATCCTGAATTTTGGGAAAAACAACTCTTTGAAATTTTGCAATATGTACAAAAAGACAAACTTGCATTTACTTCTAAAAGAAGAGGTGGTAAAGATCATGAAAAATATTGGAATATATTTTCAGTGAAACGTAACTCAGATGAAGAAGTATTTTGTATAGGTAATTCAATTACAGGCGCTACTTATAATGATCCTAGAAAAATTGAAGGTATTATTTTAGATGGCGGAGGTGATATTTTATTTAATCAAGGTAAAGGTTACACTGAACTTGTTGATGCAAAAAAATGTAAACTACCTTTGTTTTTAACTGATGACGGTGTTGAAGTTTTTATTGGTGATATTATTTTTACGGTTCAAAGCAGTTTAAATGATATTGATCAAATTATGGTATCATATTTTCGACCTGAAAATTATCCAACAATGAAAACATTTTCAACTAAAAAAGCAGCTGAAGATTACATCGTTAAAAACAAATATGCACTTTCAATTGAAGACTTTTGGGAGGTATTTAATATGCCGACAAGTAACTTTAATAAAAGTGCTCATATGAAAAAATTAGTAAGAGAAAGATTAGGACTATGAAGATAACATTAATATCTGATACTCATACAAGACATCATGAAATAACAAATGACCTTCCAGGAGGAGATTTGCTTATTCATTCAGGTGACATTATGAACTCAGGATACAATATAGAAGATATCAAATCATTTTGTAAATGGTTTGACTCGCTAGATCAATACACTCACAAAGTATTCATTGCTGGGAATCATGATAAAATGTTTCAAGATGACCCAGAGAGAGCTATGGAAATAGTAAATTCATATAAAAACATTACTTATCTTCAAGACTCTTGGGTTGAGGTAGGAGATGATAATGAAAAATGTAAAATTTACGGGTCTCCATGGCAACCTTGGTTTTATGATTGGGCATTCAATCTTCAAAGAAACTCTATTGGATTAGCTTCTAAATGGGAAGCAATTCCAGAGGATACTGATATCGTTGTTACGCACGGACCGGCATACGGTATGTTAGATACAGTTATAAACCGCCAATATGACTATTTAGGTTGTGAGTTATTAAGAGAGCGATTAGATTTAATTCAACCTAAAATTCATACCTGTGGTCATATTCATTCAGGCAGAGGTTATCAAGAAAATGCTGGAACTCATTATTTCAATGCTTCAGTGTTAGATGAAAGATATGATTATGAATATAGACCTATTCATTTCGAATTTGATTTTAATTCAAATACTATTTCAGAAGAAATAAATCTATAATGAAGATAAAACAAAGAAAGATTTACAATGAATATAAAGATGCATCTAAAAAAGAAATCTGGGAGGGAGTTAGGGATAATTTTACTTTTGGATTTCTAGGTGCTACTTTAGTTGTATTCATTGCTACTCGCACAGATCTCGCAGTGCTAGCAGGATACATTTTATATTACATGTTCATGGGTAGAATTGTTAATAGACCTAAATATGTAACAGACCTCGGAAGAAAGATAGTATTTCCTATTCCGTCTGCTCTCGGAGCATTTGTAGGATATAAATTATCTTATATCTTGCTTCAATTAATTTAATGTGATTTATTTAAAATACGATATTTATTTAAAAATAATAATCTAATCATATCGTATGAAATCAACTCAACTTAATATTTTACGAAACTTAATTCGTGAAGAGGTTAAGAAGTCTTTAGCAACCAAAGCTCCTATCAATGAAGCGTTTGCTTCTCCTATCTTAAGAAGACTTTTAGCTCAAAAAACTTATAGAACAACTATCGCGCCAGCATTCCAAAAAATGGCTCAAATTGCTTTAGATAAAGTAACTGACGATTGTATTACTAAAATGGACCCGACATCTGCTTACAAAGAGCTTAAAAAAGCAGGAGGTAAAGTAGTTGTATTTTACGTTTCAGAAAAAGGTACTACTAACAGCTATGCAAAAGATGCATATTATCAAAAAGTTGCTCCAGGAACTGTGTTAGGGCTTGCATCCGGAGATAATAAATTCTTTGATGTAAATTACATTAGATATGGAGCTGACAATGGTAAACAAACTATGAGTGCTGGTAAAACAGGAGACTCTGTTGGTGTTCAAAAATCAGGTTCAGGATATGGCTCAACAGGATTATATAATGTTAAACGCGTAGCTGAAATAGCTGACGTAGCTTATGTAATTGATTTAGAAAAATTAAAAGATAAAGGTTTAGGGACTTCAGCATTAGCTTCAAAAAGATTTAATCAAAAATTCGGAGCTATTGCATTTAAATCAGATGCTCAATTCAAAAAAGAAAATTTAGCTAGATATAAAGAAGCTTTGCAAGGTAGAGCTGCTAAAGGAGATATTGATACTATGGTGTTAGAAGCTATTAATCAAGTAACTAAACAAATATCTGCAGCTGTAGCTGGTAAATCATTATCTCAATATGGAGATGTTCTTATTGGTAAAAGTCCAAAAGGTAGAGATGTAACTGCATCAGACGCTTCTAATGCTTTAAATAGATTGCTTCAAGACTTTGCTAGATACTCTTCTGCTAAAATAGAGTTAGAAAAATCTCAAGCTGGTGATGCTAATTATCGTTCTAGCTATTCAGAAACTAGAGTAAAAGAGTTTGCTTTGGATATTAAAAATCACTGTATCAAAATCAATAAATTAGATTACGGCTGGTAATCATAACTAATGAAAAGAACCATAAACGAACATCTTAAAGATATTATCAGACAGGAAATTAAAAGTGCCCTGTCTGAAAATAGAATGTCAATAGGCAAAGGAGTGTATTCAATTCGTGTATTTTCTGATAGAAAGGGAATTGCATTGTCATTCTTACCTGACTCTAAAACTTTAGATATTCCAGTAAATACTCAAGTAAATGATATTAATGAAGTACTTAATATAAAGTTAGGTCCTTTAGGAAAAGCTTTTTATTTTGAATCAGGTCATGAAGCAGCTGGAAGAATATATAGATTAAACAATGACGAGTTCACTGATATAATAACTAAAATGCTATCTTGATAAAGTGGAAGAGCAATCTAATGTGGGAATGTACCTTCAAATAGGTATTTTCATTTTTGGAGTCATATTAATTGTGCTGGAATCACTTCCTAACAATAATAAAAAAAATAAACTATGAAAGTATCTGAATTAAGACAATTAATAAGAGAGCAAGTTAAGCAAATTCTTGCACAGCCTTTAAATGAAAATTTTGCAGTGACTATAAAAGATATTCACTTTGAAACCGATCCAGTTAAAGCTGAAACTCTTAAAAAAGCTTATGGTAAATCGACCGGAGAGTTATTTCCTTCTAAACAAATTGCCTCTGCAAATTATGCTTTAGCAAAATACAGAAAGCAAATTGGATATGACAATGGTAAGTCAGGTACTGCGGGATCAACGGATGTATTCGTACCTCACTCGTCAATGGCAGCTTTTTCTACAGTAGGTAATGGCCCACATTCTAAACCTATGAAATGGAATCGAAAAGAATATGACAAATGGATTAAAGGAATGGCTGGTGACGGAGGAGCAAATAATGCTTACGATATGGCACAAAATGCTAAACATGAACCAGGCTTAATTGATTGGGTAAAAAGAAATGTAGCAAATGGAGAGAACCCATTGGAAAGAATTCAATGGGATATTGAAGCTTATACATAATATAAGAAAGCTAGGCATCAGTCTAGCTTTTCTACTGATTTATCCGTACTTGATATTTATTATTAAATAAAGTTTACATGGGCAAATTTGGAGAATACAAAGGACTACAAATATTAGAAAGTCAGATTAGGTATGCTATGGATAATACCTCTTCTAATTCAGAGGCAGCTAAATGGCTTCACATTTCATTTTCTACATGGAAGAAATATGCATCTATGTATATTGACGAACCTACAGGAAAGACTTTGTTTGTATTACACAAAGAGACTGGGTTTGCAAAAAGATTAGTACTTCCACAAACAAGATATAGAAGAAAGGCATCGGCTCCTTGGGCATTTCAGCCTACACCAATTCAAGAAGTGTTTGATAATAAACATCCTAAATACTCTCTGAATAGATTTAAAGAGCGTTTAATCAAAGAAGGTCATATAGAAGAAAGATGTTCGTGCTGTGGGTTTCAAGAACGAAGGGAACACGACTATGATATGCCTTTGAAAATGCATTGGATAGACGGAAACAAAGCAAACTATGCTTTGTCTAATATTCAGCTGCTTTGCTTTAACTGTTACTTTCTTAATGTAGGAAATCCTTTCGGTGGAAAGGAAAGACAATTTTACATAGATGAACACACAGGAGAACCTGTTCCTGTGCGTGGAGATAGAAAGTCTTTAAAAGAACAAATTATAAAGACTGGACCTCGATATTATCGAGACAAGCTTGTTCCTCCTTCTTCTGAGTAAGCAGAAACTCTTCATATTGTAAATATTCATCCCAAAATTGATTTGGATTTTCTTCTTCAAAGAATCCTATAGATTCTAAATAACGTTTAGTATAACTCATAATTTCTTTATTTGTCTAAATATAAGTATTTCTTATGAATTGATAATTATTATAAAGAAATTATGTCATTATTAGACTCCTTAAAGAATTTAAGACCTGCAGAAAGATTCAAAGCCTTTTTGATAGTAGTCGTGCTATCATCAATCACTCCGCTAGCTACTATGTATTTAAAAACTGATGATTGTAAAGGAATTTCAACTCAGTATGAAAGTTTAGTTGATAATCATACTAAACTAATGGAAACTAATAATAAAATAATTCAAGACAATACTTCAAAAACAGAAGCTATTAGAAAATTAGATTCTATTTTAGTTACATTATCTCAGCAAGAAGCTGTAGTAGCAACTAAAGTAGAGCAAATACCAGTTAAACGACAAAGTCAAGTTGTAGTAAATGAAACTGGCTGTGGCGATAATGGAGAAGTTGTATTAGCTAAAAGTGTAATTGAAGAACCGGAACCTAGAATATTAATTGTTAAATCAACAACAAAGACAGACTTAAATAAAACTCAAAAAGATTTAGTTAAATCTGCATTGAAAATAACAAAAGAATACAAAAATGATTAAACTTAAAGATATATTAACAGAATTAAAGTCTATTGAAAATATAGATAAGGTTGATACTACTAAACCATATTCCATAATATGGAACAATGGAGATTTAGTTGCTATGTCTCCGGGTGCTATGCCTCCTATGTCTTTAGGTAAGATGTTTCCGATGATGGTTGAGCCTTCTAAGAAAATAGTTAAGCTGCAAGACTATGACGATTGGTCTAGCTTCAAAGACATTTTGAAAATGCAACAAGCTGTTAAAGATATGCTTAAAGCTAAATTAATTGATATGACCTGGAAGGTTGATATTCCAATGTCTGATGTAAAAAAGAATATTGGTTCATTGAAAATTGCAGAGTTTTTAAAATACAATGCTACATTTTCAAACACGATAACAAAAGCATTTCACGGAACCACTGATAAAGAATTAGCGTCTATTCAAAGGATAGGTATTACACCTCCGTCTAAAACAGATCAAGAAATTCTAAAATGGGATCAATTCTATGGAGAAGATTCAAAAGATAAAACATATTGGTCAATTGATTTTGATCGTGCTAAGTATTATGCGGAGCATGCTGTTGGATTATATGATAGAATGGGAATAAAAGCAAAGCCTATTGTAATTGAAATAAACAATTGGCCAATGTCAATGACAACTGCAGACGATGACTTTCAGTCTAATATGAGTATGATTCAAATGTTAGCTGTAATGCAACATGGTAAGTTAGATAATACATCAGCTATTCAGTCAATCAGAATGACTTCGCAATTTGCTATTAAAGGAAGAGTACCAGCTTCTAAAATTATAAAAATACATAAAGTATGATAAAACTTAAAGATTTACTTTCTGAAGCTTGCTGGAAAGGATATAGACAATTCGGAATGAAAAAGAAAGGTAAGAGACAAGTACCTAATTGCGTTCCAGTAGAGGAAGAGATAGTGAATGAAATAGGTGATGGCTCGTCAGGGACTTATAAATGGGAATTTAAGCAGTATGGAGAGTCTTATCAAGATTCTGAATTTAGTTTTGTCACTGATTTAGATACTAAATATAATTTAGTGTTAAATAGCAAACAATGGGTAGATGCTGAATTAGATAATATTCCAGCAGTTGAAGTTGAATTTTTAGTACAAAACATAACTAGTATAGGTCGAGGATATTCTTCTAAAATAACAACTAACAAAGGAGAGCATTTAAAAGTAATGTCTACTATAGTTGATATATTAAAAGAATACATTAAAAAGAATCCAGCAGTAAAAGCTATTATGTATTCTCCTGCTAAGAAAGACAATGAAGAAGTATTTGGAACACAAAGAGATATGCTTTACAAAGCATTTATTAAGAAAGCTGTTCCTTCTGCTACATTTGTCAGAGAAGATGATTATACTATTGCTATAATAAAATAATATGATTAAGTTAAAAGATTTATTAAACGAGTTAGACTTTGGTAAGTATCCATTTACAGACGTTACCTCATTGAAAAATTCTTGGACTCAAGAACATTTCAAACAATTACTTGATCAATGGAAATTTGTTGAAGAACCTAATACCAAAGACGAAGCAAAATTTCTTAAAGCTTTAACTAGATATTTCAAAGACGCTAAAAATCCTATATCTGTTTCAGACTTAAATCAATTGTTATCAATTAAATCTAAATTTCCAGGACTTTTAGATCCAGCATCAAGTACAATATATTCTAAACTTTACAGAGGTACTTCAATTCCAATAAAAGATGTTTTGCGATACTCTTGGTCGAGTCCATCATGGGGTGTATATGAATGTAGTACTCCTATTACAATAAATTCTAAAACTACTAGAGGTTTTACTTCATTTTCAATATCTCAAAACACAGCTACTGAATTTGCTGTTGACGCTTGGCCAAATGGATTCGATGATAGTGAATATCAAGATGAAGCAGGGGCTTTAGAAGCTATTAATATGCATTTAGTTCCGGCAGTAGTATCTATAGATATTTCAGACCCTAATGCATTATTCAATCCAGAATTTTCTGAATTATTTAACATTCACGGTAATGAAGGGGAAGTTTTATATATAGGCAATTCATATAAATCAATTAAAACAAAAATAGTAGCTTTAGATGATATTTTTTCATATGTCAAACAATGGTCAAAAGGTAAATATGATGAACAATGGTTAGCTTTAGCTGAATATTTAAAAGTAAAATTAAAATGATAAAATTAAAAGACCTTTTAAAAGAATTAGACTTTGGTAAATTTCCATTTACAGATCCTGACGCAGTGCAGTTGGGTATGATGGAGAAAATGTCTTTGGAAAGATTGATTGACAAATACAAATATGTCACAGAACCTAATACCAAAGATGAGCAGAAACTCTTGAAAGATTTAAGTAAGTATTTTGAAAATGAAGAGAATACAGTTCAAGTTTCAGGATTAAAAGCTCTTTTAGCTGTTAAATCTAAATTCCCAGGTATACTTGATCCGGAACAAGCTGATGATTTTAGCTATGTATATCGAGGTACTTCAATGCCAATCGCTGAAGTATTGAAATATGATTGGAATAAGCTTAAGGATCAATTTGGTCAATCTGAATTTGAATGTAAATCTAATAATGTAATGATAACTGCTAAAGGAGACAGAGGGTTTTCTTCATTTTCAGTATATGAAGACACTGCTGCAGACTTTGCTAATGAACAATATATAGACTTTCCAGCTCATTACATTAAAAATAATTTAGTTCCTGTAGTGACTTCTATATATATTTCCAATCCTAATGCATTATTCAATCCTGCATTTTCTAAAATATTCAACATACATGGTAATGAAGGAGAAGTTTTATTGATAGATACAAAATATAAGTCTCCTAAAACTAAATTGGTATTTTTAGATGATGTATTTGAAAATATTCAAGATCAAGGAAAATTGAGTAGCGAATGGAAAGCTTTAGCCAAACATCTTAAAATTGAATTGTAATGTTGAAGTACTTTTTAATCTGGTTAGGATACGAATTTATAAGACCAAAATTAATTTGGTTATGGTATTATTTAATTAAAAAAGGAGGAGGAGAATGATTAAACTTAAAAACATTTTAAACGAGGCAGAACCTGTAAAAGAAGAAAAGAATTTTGAAGAATTTGCAGAAACTCGAGAAGAAGGGGCTTCTACAATTGTAGACAATGCTAAAAAGAAAGGTGGGCTAGCTATGCTAACTTGGCATCACTTCAAAGTTAAACTTCCTTACTATGAAAAAGCTGCTGAAGGTTCTTTAGATATTGAGAAAGCTCAGTCAGAATATATAGAGTTGTTAGAACAACTTTATAAATTAACTAACAAAAAAATGGATATCGAGCAAATTGCTTTTCAAGAGTTAGTTGGTAAAATAGAAGTTTTAGGAGAACTCTTGATTAAGCATAAATAATGAGAGTTAATTTAGACATATCACAAAAACGAGAAACTAATTCAATACTACGACTTAGCGATGTACTCTTAAAGAAAAACTTTAACGCCTCTAACACAGTAATTATTTCAGTATCAGCTGATTATTCTAATATAGCAGGTCAGTTATTAAGACATTCATTGAGCTATGATGGAGAAATTTGTGATGGATTCAGCATAGACGTGCCTTATCCTGATGAAGTTTGGGACTCTATTTATATACGTGAGTTAGAGTCTTTGATGAATTTATACAAATACAAATTAACTAATAAAAAAATACTTTTAGTTGAAGCCGGAGTTATCAGAGGTTCTAATTACAAATTCATTATAGATTATTTTAGAACTAATTTGAAACTTACTGAAGAAATTTATACATTAGCAGTGTATGAGAATATGCATTCAAAATTTGAATCAGACTTTGTAGGAGAATATTATAATGACGAAACTCAAGATTTAACATTTTGGTGGGAACGATATAACAAACATTGGAATAATGATTAAACTTAAAGATTTATTAAAGGAATTAGAGTCCAAAGACAATTATTACATTGCTAATAATATCATGGAACCTAGATTAGCAGTGAGAAAATATTTCAATGCTAATAAAGACTCTTTGGAAGTACTCATGGACCAAGATAGATGGCATGAAGTATATCAAATAATCTTTAAACAATTTCCACAATTTGAACAGCATATACTATCCACTGCAATTAATAACGAAGCTCTAGATGCAGGATGGCTGACTAAACAAGTTCCTGTAAATGCAAAATTATCTTTAGATGTTAATAGTGAAGTAGGAGAAATTCAAACTACAATTTCTGCCTGGGTAGCTAAAAATAAAAATAAATTAATAAAGCTAGCAGACGATGATGACTATACAAAATTCTATCAAGCTGCTAGAGATCAATTTCCTGGAGTTCAAGATGATAAACTTTTATTTGCTTTGAAAGTAGCAGCTGTGGAACATGATATTCATTATGATGTATTGACAGATGGAGTAATCAAACTTAAAGATTTACTAAAGGAATCTAAATATTCAGAATTGTTATACCATGGAGGAGATGTAGATTTTAATAAACCAATGTACTTCTCTGATAGTTTATTAATAGCTCAATCATATGGAAAGGTTACTGGGCCGTATCAAATCACTCTTGATAAATTCATTACATTAGATTTTAGTACTGCTGAAGGATGGTGGTTACCTGAAATTGCTGCTAAAAATGAAGTTAAGAAATTTGGTATGAAACTAGAAGACTTTGATAAGTACAAGTCAAATCCAGAAATTAAATCTATAAAGACTGACCATTTTGTTAGAGCAGCTATTGATAAAGGTTTTGATGGAATAGTCTTTCAAAATATTATGGACGCTGGAAGTCATCCAGTAAAAGGAAACAAATATATACGAACAACTAATGTGGTTGCTATAAACCCTACAAAGTCAGCAAAATTAAAAAAAGACTGAGATAATGATAAAACTTAAAGATTTACTAAAAGAATCCTCAGCTCATGAACAAGCTTTGTCTTACACTGAAGAGCAAGCTCTTGAGTTAGCACATAAAAATTGGAGTACATTTACTGGTAAAGTATGTAATTCAGGATTTTGTGATATCTATGCATCTAAATTATCTAAATTACTTCCAGGATCTGTGCAATGGGACACTGAAGAACAAGGTCCTTCAGGCACTCTTGGTCACGTTTGGGTTGAGTTCAAAGGTAAATTCTATGACGCAGAGACGCCAGACGGAGTTACCGATTGGAAACGATTGCCGTGGATGCAGGAGTTTTTCAAGGCTAAAAAGCAATATCCAAAAGATATTAAAAAGCTATAAATAAAATACTTAAATATTTATATTAAATAATTTGGTAAACCAAAAGAAATGTCTTATCTTTATATAAAGAAATAAAAACTATGAAAAAATCGGAATTAAGAGAGCTTATCAGAGAGCAAGTTCGAACTTTAATCAAAGAGGCTAGCGTATCTCAAGAAGCCTATACAATTCACAACATAACAAAATGTGGGCAAGATGCCGCTCAAAATTTTATTGATGACAATAAATTAGACGGTAAAAAGTTAGCTGCTTACGTTAGACAACACTCAAACTCAAAAGAAAAGTATGATGTTCGAGACATTATTGCTGGTACAGGAGTAGGAGCTAACGTTGGATTTAAATCTAGATTTGTTAAACAATTCAAAGAATCTGTAATTAAAGAAGCTAAAGAATATTCTTTTACTTTTGACTATAATACAGATGATGATGATATTGAATACATCAACGACTTATTAAAAAAAGCTAGAGTAAATGCAACGGCAGAGGCGGGAACGTTTGATGATGAAATGGTTGTCAAAGCTTTAAATGCAATTGAATTGAATAAAGCTAAAAAAGCAATTAAAGCTGATGGATTTGAAATCAATGAAGCTGTGATTAATGAAAATGAGCATCTTGATTTATCAAAATGGAAAATAGGAGACAATGTTGAGTTTTCTAATGGTGAAATTTGGAAAGTAGCAAAGCCAGGATATAAAAAAGCAAATGACTCTATATTTTTAGCTCCATTCAATGCCATTGCAAAGAAAGGACATATTTCACTTGCAATTGAATTTACGGCAGATGAATTAACAAATACAGTGACAGAGTCTGTACTTAAAGAAGCTGATATGACTAGATTTTATGACGGGTTTATTGTTCTTGACGGCAAAACAAAAAAGACATACAAATTTAAGTATATTAAAGGCAGAAAAAATACTGACGTGGAAAATGAAGCTTTTGCTAAAATAATGAAAGCAACTGGTTCTCCAAGATCAAATTTCGGAGTGCATGGGTTTGTTAAAAAAGGACAATTCGATACAGACAAAACACCTGTATTTACAGAGTCTGTGCTTAAAGAAGACGCGGGAATGGTTATTGATGTAGCGATGGGCGTTGCAGTAGGCTTAATGGGTTTATGGGCATTAGTTCAAAGTGCACCTTTAGTAGGTAGAGTATTTGGGGATGCTGCAGAGTATTTAGCTAATAAATCTGAAAAGAAAGCTAAATTGGCATTGAAAAATCAAAGAAAAGAAACCATAGCTCCTATCATTGCCAAATTTAAAAATGACAAGCAGTTAGCCGATATGTATCAAAACTTAACTCCATATAGCGCAGCAGCTAAATTAGGTAGCAGTCAAGCCGGACTTAAAGCACAACAAGGAAGAGTGAACCAATTAACAAAAATTGGTAAATACATTAAATCTAAATTAACTCCTGAAGAATTAGTATATTTCAAAGATATATCTGCAATGTTAAGAGACGGAGATTTAAAATAAGCTATTATGAAAAACACAGAATTAAAAGCTCTTATAAGAGAAGAAGTTAGAAAAGCGCTAAACGAAGACATTGATATTCACAATGATGAATCTGCTATGAAAGCTCTAGAAGATATCGCAGTTAACATGACAAAGTGGAAAGGCTCTGAAGGAGCTCATTATACAGATTTACTAGAGAAAGTAATAGACTTTTTGAAATACGGTAACCATAGAACAAATTAAAATGAAAAAATCAGAATTACAATCTCTTATAAGAGAAGAGATAAAGAAAACTCTTAATGAAGAACCTTCAGGTGCCTGGAAATCATTTAATACTCCAGCAGATCAAAATTTCATGGCAGATGTTAAACAAGAAATTTCCAATTGGAATTGGGTTGCAAACATTGCAAAAGAAGCTGATAAGTCAAGACAAATGTTAATTAAAATTTTAGTTAAACTAGGATATGATAATTTTGATACTTCAGATATGGGCTTTGAAATTAGAGGTTTGAATTCAAATGAAGGGCCTTTTAAATACAGAGGAGCTATCTTTTGCGATGTAAATAAAGGAAGACAAGCTGATGTTGATTATAAAAAAATACAAAACGACCCAGACTTTAAAAAGTATTTTGAGTCGATAGGACCTGTAACTTGGGTAAGTCAGCCAACCAATAAGAAATACGCTTCCATGATTATAATGAATAGATCTAAACTACCAAATTAAAATGAAAAAATCAGAATTAAGATCTTTAATTAGAGAATGTGTATGTGATGCTTTGAAAGAAGTAAACACAACTGGATGGGAAACCTATTCAGATTCACAGCTTGAAGCTAAGTTCAAAGACTTTGAAAGAAGAAAATATGACTTAACTGCGCAAGCTTCTAAAGATTTCATTGATTTGAAAAAAGAAATTTCTAATAGAAATTTAGAAGAATCTAAAATAAACGAGGTAGCAGTTACCAATGCAGTTTCAATTAAACAAATTCTTAAGAATTCTTTTAGATTTAAAAGAACTCCTAGAGGAGGTATGTTAGGGATACCATTAGGTAACAACAACAATGATGATATCGAGTCTAATTCAATTGCAATGCAAGGCATCGCTAATTTAGTAAAGCAATTAAAGAATACAAAAGAAATGAATGTAGTATCTGTACTGCAATCAGGTCCTGCAGATATTGAGTTTACAGTTAAAACAGACACGGCTAGATATACAGTTAATTTACGTGCCGGGACAGTAAGAAATTCTTTAATATCTAATTCATCAAGCTTTTGGATGCTTTTAAACTCTATCAAAAAATCTAAATAAAATGAAAAAATCAGAATTAAGATCTCTTATAAGAGAACAAGTAAAAGCTATTCTTAAAGAAGCTACTATAGATACTATAAACTATACAAAAGCAATTAAGTTTTTCAATCAAATGAAAAGAGAATATTTTGAAGATGAAGATGCTCAAGAAGATTTCATTAATGAAATTGCTACAATTGCGAAGCAATTAGGTATTACTGAAGATGTTACCAATGATGATATAATTGCAGGATTTTTAGAAGATGTACAAGATGTAGACGTTACTGCTGTCATTATGGTAAAAATGTTAAAGAAATTCTTATCAGAATTACAATAACTGCATGAAAAAGACAGAGTTACAACAACTTATCAGAGAAGAAGTTCGTAAAGTACTTAAAGAAGCTATATCTATAGATTCTGCTAACTTTTCTAATCTTGCTAAAGTCATTAAAAAATTACGAGATGACAATGCTACGCAGCAAGACTTAGCAAAAGAGTTAAGTGTTATAGGTAAACAATTAGGACTTCCAGAAGATATTGAAAAGGAATCTGATTTAATCGATAAGTTGGAACTTGCTATTAATACTGATGACTTTGGTATAGGAGATGCAATAGATGTAGTTAAAGATTGGTTTCTTGATAATTTTATTAATGCTAAAACGTCTACTAGAAATATAGCAGAAAATCCTAAAAATACAATTACAGAGGCTGAGGTTAGAAGTTTATGGAGTAGTTTAAACACTGTAGATTTTATACAAAATAATCGCACTTTAAAAGGAGTAAATAACTTAAGTATAGAAGATTTATCTAAAGTGTTTAAATTGCAAGATGCTAAATTTTACTTTCAAAAAACTCAAGCTACTGGTAAAACAAAGACTGAATTTATTTACAGTAAATCTGCAAATGTACTTATCAATGTTGGTATTCCATTTTCAGGAACTGCCGAACCAACTATAATGCTAAAATCTGATTCTCAATCTAAATTAGATCAGCTTAAAAAATTATTTTACGAGTCGAAGTTTTATGATGAAGAGCATAATCAAAAAAATGCAAATGGTCAGATATCTAGTACAAATGCCAATGCAAAGACCATGATGTCTTACATGTTAAATGCCGTTCCAAAAGATAAGCTTGATGGTATATTAGATAAGCTATATGACTCATGGACAAAATTAAGTATCGATACTAGATTAAATAAATATAAATTAGATCCTACGAAATACGCAGTTGAGTTTAATACTAAGTACAAAGAAACTCAAAAATAATAAAATGATACTTTTAAAAGATTTACTAACGGAGTCGACTGTAAGTAATGTTATAGAAAAATACATTAAATGGTCTAAACATGATATCTTAAACTCATGGGGTTCATGTGCCTTCTATACACAAGACTTTTTAAAATTCTGTAAAGCAACTGGCCAGTCTTATAAAGTAGTTTACCTTCCGCTAGCTAACCCTACTTCTGATGATCCTGAAGATCATATCATACCGATGTACAATAATACGTTAATTGACTTTGCATACGTAATAGGCAAAGGAGTTTCTAAACATGATCGAACAGGTACTCCTCCAGGTAAGATAACTTCTTCATGGCCATTAGTAAGTAAAGCGTCTCCTAAGCTTTTCGAAAAACAAGGAATGTATGGCAAATTAGGATATTTAAAAGATGCAAAATATGCTGATTGGGAATATGATGAATTTCTTGAATTAAAGAAACGCAGTTATCCTATTATATTAAACAAAGTACCTAGTTTCTCACAAGACTCTATTAAAGACGGAACTCCTGATTTAAAATAATCGAGCTCAAAGATTCCTTTGGGCTCTTCTACTGAATAAAATCAACAGAATGACGCGGGAAAGGGTTGACGAAGTCAGGCCCTGTATTAGCAAAATATATATACAACTACACGTATATATGCTCGTACTCAATATACAGATACTACATATACACTTGATACAGATAATACTCTATATACATGAACTACAGCAAAAGACATAGAAATTGATATAAATCACTCTATATTTAGTATTGATTAATTTAAGAATCAGACTCGTATAGGAAAAGGCAATTACTAGATCCTTATTAGACACATCTAGCATATACGGTAATCTATATAGGTGACACGTAGACGGTTTTAAGGCTATTGAGAATAATGGTTCGCAGATAGATTTTTCTGTCGCGACAATCGAATTTTTATATAGCGGTTTTCTTTTACTTCGCTTCGCTCGTATATATAGGTTCTTCATATATGTTTATCGCTCTTATATATAGATCTTTATATAACGAGCGTAAAATACTTTTAAAATTTCTTTCAAATGATTTGGTACTTAGGTTTATTTACCTTATCTTTATATATAGGAATTAGAAATAATATTATTATGAAATTAGTAGACATTGATAGATTAGACGGTTCAAGTAAGGTTAATGATTTGCGTAACGCTATCGATCGTATATATAGTGATAATTACTCTTCCACTAATCGATCTCGATTAGTTAAGGTATCTGATTGTGGTGAGTATTGTTATACTGAGGAAGTTCCTTCAGAGTATAATCAGAGAGTCCCGAAACCAGGCCTCTCAAAACAACCTTCTTGGTTGGTATGGAATGGAATATTTTTTTAAAAATAGTTTGAAAAAGATTAGGATTGTAGGATTCTTTTCATTATCTTTATGTATAGAAATTAATTAATAATAAATGACAAATTTTATGAAAGCAGTTGTAACTCAGGAAGGTAGATTTTTAGTAGCTAGGTTGGCAGATGGATCGGATGTATCCAATCAAATTGATAGAGATATCAGAAGAAAGGCAGTTGAATTAGGTGTCGAGTGTATATATACCGATGGCGAATGGTCTGTGCCTGGATACTCTAAACCGGCAGGTGGTTTTAGTTTTGCTAGAGCAACAATGCCAGAGCCAGAGATTATTGAGATTGTTGAACCTGACGCGGGTCATAAGGAAGTAACCGACTTCATCCATAAGTCTGTGGGTCTTAAGCCTCAGTCTTTGATTATGAATGATTTGAAGTGGAAGTATTTAGTTCGCTCCGCTATGCGTGGAAGAAATATTATGATGACGGGTCCTGCAGGTACTGGTAAAACCATAGCTGCTAAGGAGTTAGTGAAGGCGTTAGAGCGTCCAGACTTTTATTTTAATTTAGGTGCCACGCAAGATCCCCGAGCTACCTTAATTGGTAATACTCACTTCTCCAAAGAAGATGGAACTTATTTTGCGGAATCGTTGTTCGTTAAAGCGATCCAAACCGAAAATGCCGTTATACTTTTAGATGAGTTGTCGAGAGCGCATCCAGAGGCTTGGAATATCTTAATGACTGTATTGGATTTGAACCAAAGGTATTTAAGATTAGATGAGAAAGATGGTGCTCCGACTATTAAGGTTGCTCCAGGTGTATCCTTTATAGCGACTGCGAATATTGGTAATGAGTATACTTCCACTCGTATTATGGACCGTGCCCTTCAGGATCGTTTCATTACCATAGAGATGGACCAGTTAGATGAGATTACAGAGTTTGAGTTATTGAAGATGAAATATCCTTTAGCACACCAGCCATCACTTCAGGCTGTGGCAGAGATAGCTTCAACCACTCGTAAAGATATGAAGTCAGCCTCACCGAAGTTATCTAGTTGTTTATCAACCAGAGCATGTGTTGAGATCGCTTCACTTATATTTGATGGCTTTTCATTGACAGAAGCCGCAGAGGTTGCTATTTATCCTTTCTTCTCTGAAGACGGTGGTGTGGACTCTGAAAGAACCTATGTGAAGCAGATAGTTCAAAAGTATTGTGTAAACCCTGAGACAGAAGGGGAAGATTTATTTGGAGCGGATGATGTCGCTAAAGACGCCTCAATGCCGTTCTAATTATTTGTTAGTTTCTATCCGAAGAGTGGGGCCTGTCAGCCCCATTTTTCATGTAAAATAATCACGAAATGATTAGGATCTTATTGAAATTCACCTTATCTTTATGTATAGAAATTAAATAATAGACAATATGGCAAAAAGCAGATTTTCGACGAAAGGTTTAGTAAGCAAGTATAGTAGATGGGACTCGAGATCATTCCGTACCGGATATAAGAGTACCAATACTTTATATGGTAACTCGTCATTCTGGATGGATGATGAATTCCTTACTGATAAGCGTGAGGCGGGGCAGAGAGTAGATTATGTTAAGCTAGCTGGATATAAAAGAGCTATTGCGAACTTCGTAAGAATTGTAACCAATAAAGATAATATTCCAGTAGTATTCTCTTCGGGTCAGGATTCCTATACCGATGGTCAAAAAGTAGTTATCTCAGCTAAATTAGATGAGAAGGTGTTTGACTCGACTGTGGGTCTTGCACTCCATGAAGGGTCTCATATTGCCTTAACCAACTTCAATGTATTGAGTAACCAATTAGGTTATGGATCGACAGAGACCGATAGATTGGTTCAATGGCATAAAGAAACCTTCGATGAGAATATAAATGCTAGCTCAATCGCTCCTAAGGTTAAGGATTTAGTAAACATCATTGAGGATAGACGTATAGATAGATTCGTATTTAACTCGGCTCCAGGTTACCAAGGTTATTATTTGGCAATGTATGATAAGTACTTCAACTCAAAGGACATTGACAAAGCTTTGTTATATGGATTGAAAGCAGAGTCTACCTGGGATGATTATATATTCCATGTATGTAATTTTGCTAACCCAAATAGAAAGTTAGATACTCTTCCTTCCTTAAGAGCCATATGGGACAAGATTAATATTGCCAATATCTCGAGACTTAAGACTACCGATGAGGTTTATGAAGTAGCCGTTGAGGTTTATAAGATGATAATGGAAGCAATCGGTGGAATGGAAGCCAATGAAGAAAAGTCTAAAGACGGTCAAGGTAAAGGTAATAATAGCCCAGACTCAATAGAAGGAGAGCCAGGAGAGGGTGAAGGAGAAGGAGACGGAGAGAGCGATCCTAATATGGACCAAGGTACTCCCGGGAACGGTGAGCCGAAAGACGGTAAGCCTGGAGATGTTAAAGGTGATCAATCAGGAACTCCTAGACAGCCAATGACAGATAAAGAGAAAGCAGATCTTGAGAAAGTTAAAAGAACTCTAGGTAAAGCCATTGCAGCTCAGAAAGAGTTTATTGCTGGTAAGATTAAGAAAGGTAGACTATCAAAGACAGACGCCGCTAAGATTAATGCAGCAGCTGAGTCTAATATGAGTTATGAAACCGTAGGTGGTGACATTCATAATAATACGGGAAACAAGTTATCACAGAAGACTACTCGTTGTATGGTTATCAAAGGTATGAATGCCAAAGTGATTGCAACCGGAATGTTAAATAACCATTTTAGTACTTATAAGACTCCAGAAAGATTTACTGGAGACAATGACTTTGTTAATCAAGGTATGGTTCTTGGAACTCTATTAGGTAAAAAACTTAAGACTCGAGATGAAGAAAGATCTCTTAAGACAACGAGAATGGAAACCGGTAGAATGGATAGAAGAATGATTGCGGAGCTAGGTTTCGGTAACGATAGAGTATTTTCTCAAACTCATCATTATACAGTGACTCCAGCATTGGTTCACATTAGTATAGATGCCTCGGGATCAATGGGAGGAAGAAAATGGAAGTCAGCCTTAAAGACTGCAATAGCAATTGCCAAGGCAGCGTCAATGACTTCTTCACTTCATTGTATTATTTCCTTAAGGGGCTGTTTCCAATCAGGAGGTTATTCAACCGAAGCTCCTTTAATGTGGGAGATATATGATTCTAGAAAAGACAAATTGCAAGCTTTAAAGAACAAATTTTATTCTTTAGATTGTAATGCATCGACTCCAGAAGGTTTATGCTTCGAGGCTGTATTGAATGATGTGATTAAATCAGCTCAAGGTAAAGACATGTACTTCATTAATATATCCGATGGAGAGCCTGGATACTCTGATCAAAATATCAATTATGGTGGAGACTATGCAGTACAGCACACTAAAATTCAAGTAGACAAAATGCGTAAGGCAGGAGTTAATGTATTATCTTATTTCGTATCCGAAGGAAGTTCAGATTGGGGTATGTCTCGAGCTAAGTCCGCATTCGATACAATGTACGGGAAGGGCGCAGCCTATATAGACCAAAATAACTTAAACGAGTTATCAAGAACTCTTAACCACTTATTTGAGCGTAAAGCAATATAATAAGGGTAGAGTATATATAGAGCGATAGAATACCCTAGGGATCAGTTAATATATAACTCAAGAACCCTAGGGTTATCGTCTATAGAACCCTTAATATATAGAGTAGACTAAGGGTATTCCCTATATATAGACCTATGTATTAAGGGTAAACCCTGGTATAATTTCACTTAAAACAGAAGAAAAGATCGACCCGGAGGGGGCCTATATCACGTTTTTATTGAGGCAATAGTTTTTTTCATATAGACCTTGGTTTGGATGGTTAAGGTACCCTTAATCCATTCCGCAGGCCGAAAGCCTGCTCCACAAAACAATTTACGCTCATAACGCAATAAACAAAATAAAATTAAATAACAATGAAAAAACACATGAAGGCAGTTATTCGTCAAGCTGAAAAAGCAGGCGATTCGAAAATTACGGCACGGGTGCTAACGCACTTCAAAGATCAAGGCTTTGAGTTAGTACTTAAAAGTGACCTTAAAGCAATGGAAAAACTTAATAAATTATACAAGAGTCAAATCAACGATTTAGTCGACGTCAATTGGGAGATTCAAATGCGGCTGTATGACGCCCAATTGACTCGAAAAGACCGGCCGTAAATGCTTCGAAACTGCAAAGCGCATATAAAGACCTTGCGGCCTAAAAAATCGGCATTCTAATAGACCCAATTCCAGTAGTTTCCAGTAGGTAAAATTTCTTGAAAATGATTAGGATCATACCAAATTTATTCATATCTTTATGTATAGAAATTAAAATGAATCAATTATGAACCGAGTAAAAAAGACTTTTATTGTGCGAGTTATTAATCGAGATGGCTCAATTGTGCTAATACCATTTTCTTCAAAGACCGCAGCTAGAGCTCAAGAGAAAAAAGAAATGAAAAAGCCAACCACGAGTTTTGTAGTTCTAACCGAAATTCTCTCTTAATATGGAATTCTGGAAAGTATGGCTCATAGCCGCGCCGCTATGGCTAATAGCAATGAAGTTATATGATATTGAAAAACACTTAAAAAACAAATAAGATATGAAAGAATTTAAAGAAATGCAGGCTTTTAATAAGCAACAAAAGGAAGAAATGTTAAGAGTAGCAGTTAAAGCATTAGGAGTTCTTCCTGAAAATGTATCAATTAGTTGTTGGACTACAAGTTTAATAGTTTTAGAAGTAAATAAATCCTCAGCATTAAGACTATTAATAGTTGATAAAATTGTAAAAGAACCTTTGTTAAGAGTAGAGAAAGACGTCCAATTTTTAAATGCAGAACAAGAATCTCTTAAGAAGTTAGTAATGAAAAAGAAAGCTCACTACTCTTCAATAATTCTTCCACTTTATTTGAAGATGAAACAAGAGATGGAACAATTTAAAAACAAATAAGATATGAAAAACATACACATCGTACCAACAGACAAACCAAGTAGGTTGATAATTTACTCAACTTTATTAAATGAGTTTAGATTGTTAGATGAACCATATGATGATTGGAAGCATAAACGAAACATCCACATCACTTCTGATGAAGAAATTAAAGAAGGAGATTGGTTTTTAACTGATGACAAAAGAGTTGAAAAATGTGCTCCTGATTGGAGAGCAAGAGAATGGCATAAAAAAATCATTCTAACAACAGATGACCAACTTATCAAAGATGGTGTACAAGCTATTGATGATGATTTTCTTAAATGGTTTGTTGAAAATCCAAATCATGAGAAAGTTGAGGTTGTTAAAGAACAATATTATCAATTTGTAGGGAATGCCAAATTACGACTTAAACCTAATTACAAAATCATAATCCAATGGAAACTAACTGCAAAGACTGTAATCGATTAATAGATGAATGTACCTGTTTAGAAGACACAATCGACTTTCCTAAATACACTCGAGATCAAAAGCGCCGCGCTGTGCAAGAGATAGTTCGTCGTTTAAACGAATTCGATTCGACTTTGAAACTTGTTCGCCAATTCGACATCACTAAAGAAGACATACTCGAGTACACTGCGGCTCGATACGTTAATTCATCGAAATATACATTTGATCAAGCAGTTGAAGAAGCGACTGAGCTTCGAACTCGCGCAATAGAAGCGGCTCGAGATCGTGAGGAGATGCTGAAAGAAGCTCATACGGCATCTGTAGCTAGATACATGAAGAGCGCAGGAATGGTACCTCATTCGAGCATAAAATCATATACGGATTGGGCATAGATTTTGGATGTCTTAACCGCAGCGTTTACCGCACGAAATGCTGGAACGCCCGCCGCCAAAAATAATTGCCAAATGATTAGGTTTGTATTGTTTTTATTCTTATCTTTATGTATAGAAATTAAAAAATAGACATTATGAATTTAGTAAACCCGGAATCGTTAGCTCAAGTATTGAAGTCGAAAAAGAGAAACAAAGGCGGTAATTTAACTGTAGTAAGTAAAGCAACCAAGAAAGAATTTACCTATAGAATTGCTAGAAGTGAGTTCAAAGATAAATGGTATACGCAGGTGTATGTGGAAACTCAATATTTGCAATTCAAGCATTTAGGTGTGTATAAAGAAGGAGGATTGTTTAAAGCGGGTCAGGCTGTTGTTACTCCTGCTGCATTAGGAGCTAGTTGGTTATTAAAGCATTGTGAAAATGGAAATCATACATTGGTAACTACTCAGGCTGAAATTTATCACACTGGTAGTTGTTTGAAATGTGGTAAGGAATTAACCGACTCTGAATCTATTAAAGCTGGATTAGGGCCGATTTGTAGATCAATAAAATAATAAAAGATATGCCAAATGATTTGGTTCTTACAGATATTTTACTTATCTTTATATATAGAAATTTAAAAATTGACAATTATGAAAAATGTATTTAATGTGTTCCGTGAAACTTATGTAACGGATAAAAAAGAGTTTTTTGGTTCAATCGCGTTTATTATTATATGGGCTTCCATGTTGTATGCAGCGTTAATAATTGGAGGAGGTAAGTAATATGAAGAAGATGAATCACGTTGTAGACCGTAATTTAATTAAATGGGGGTCGTTTGGTAAGTATGGTAATGAGCCAATAAAGTATACTTTGATTAGAGATCTTTCTGATTCTCACTTAATGAGAATTGTAGAATGGGTTAAAGACAATCCACATTATCATCCAGATATTTTGAGGTTGATGAAAGATGAAGTAAAATTTAGAATTAAGAATTTAATATTTGTTCCAGACTATGAAAACAATTAAGATGAATCCTTCTCAAGAGTTTATTGGGATGAAACTATTATCTGATAAGCCTGTAGAGGTGAATTTCAGAAAAGGCAAAAAGAACATTATAATCTGTAATGAGATTGAATGTACAAATGCTAATGCGACCGGTCGAAGGTTGACATTGACTTTCAAAGATAATAAAGGTACTGAGTTAGGTACCCGTCGAGTTTATTTTGAACATTTTGAAAAGATGGGTGATAGATTTGGTATTGACATTTATGATAACTAAACCCTGAACCTATGTTTAAAAAATTAAGAGCGAAGTTTGCATATAAGCCAGACTTTCAAGAAACGCAGTTTATTAACATTGTAGATACTTTACTTAAGCATCCAAAGACCTCGGTAGTCATGACTCCGTTATCTAATAAGTATTTTGTAATTAATGAGTCTAAACACTATTACATTAAATTGCAGAGTCCTAATATTCAGTTTACAAATTCTAAATTTTCGTTTGCAAAGTCACTTAATTTCAAAGCGTGTGATATCATTACTAAAATGATTCATGACGTAATAGAAAAAGATCGTCAGCAAATTGAGGATAGAATTTTCACTAACGAAAAATGTATGTTAGATAGTGTTATTAATAACTTAAACAAATAAATTATGTTTTATAGATACAATTCAGATCAATTAGCTTTTGAACGAGTCAGGACTAAAACCTTTGTCAAAGCCATTGCAATATTAGTTGCAGTAGTTGTTGTATTTGGCTGGAGTATTGCTCCTAGAGCTACTATTAAAAATTTGAGCCCTGAAGAAAAACTTATTGTAGTTCGAGAGTATAATGAGTTTTCAGAGGCTAAACTTATTGATGAGATCAAGTCTCTTAATTTTAAATTTCCTTATATTGTTCTAGCACAATCTTATCAAGAGTCAGGTCATTATAAGTCTACTATCTTTCGAGAAAACAATAACATGTTTGGAATGAAAGAAGCTGTAGTTAGGTCTAATTTAGCGAAAGGAACTAACCGCGGTCATGCAATGTATGATACCTGGCAGGATTGTGTAATTGACTATGCTTTATATTACTCTACCTATTTATCAGACATTAAGACTGAAGGAGAGTATTTCGAGTTTTTAAGACAAAATTATGCTGAAGATCCTACTTACGTTACCCGATTAAAAAATATTATTAAAACAAGAAACCTTAAAACAAAATTCTAAATGGAACCAACTTACGCAGAAAGATTACTTATGGATTACAATCCAATTACCGGAACAACTTACGGTTTAGTTATGGTAGATGTAACAAATGAAGAATCTGAAAATTAATTTAATACAAGCAGATATGTCACAAAATTTACCAGCACCAAAGGAAAGAGTACTTTACATCGCAAAACAAGTAGATCAAGATTCTATTAATGAATTAACTAAATCTATCATCTCTATCAATGAAGATGACAGACATTTAGAAAAGGTATATTCCTTACAAGATATTGACTACAAACCAAAGCCAATTAAAATTTACATAGATTCTTATGGAGGATATGTATATCAATGTTTTGGATTGTTAAGCATAATTGCCACTTCAAAAACGCCTATTCATACAATCGTAACTGGATGTGCAATGAGTTGTGGATTCTTAATTGCTATCTCAGGTCATAAGAGATTTTGTTATCCAAAGTCGACTTATATGTATCATCAAGTATCTTCTGGAGCTATTGGAAAAGTAAAGGATTTAGAGGAAGATGTGTATGAGACTAAACGTTTACAAAAAATGTTAGAGCAACATACTTTGGAGTTTACAAAAATATCTAAAAAGCGTTTGAAAGAAGTTTATAAAACTAAATTTGATTGGTTTATGAACTCGGAAGAAGCTAAAAAATGCTCTGTAGTAGACGAAATACTTTAACAGAAATTAGGATTTAAGAAAATTAATTCTTATCTTTATATATAGAAATTAGAAAGATGAAGTCAATAGTAATTTATATTCACGGTTTTGCCTCAGGCCCCGGTCTTAAGGCAGAATTGATGAAAAACGCGTTTCCGAATTCGGAGATAGTAGCTCCCCAATTAACAGGACATGTAGAAGAAGATTTAGTAACTTTGAAGAAGTTAGTTTTCCAATATACAAAGTATGGTAACCAAATTCACATTGTAGGAACTTCGTTAGGAGGGTTTTATACATTATGTATAGCTGCTTCTTTGGATATAAAAAAAGTGGAAACCCCTCCTAAATTTTATGTAATTAATCCTTCATTCAGCCCTCATGAAACGCTATTAAGACATAAAGATAAAGAGGTACCTAATTATAAAATTGGACCTGCTATTACGTTAATTGACGCTGACTTCGGAGCTTTAAAAGCTAATAAAGACTATATGATGAAGAACTTTCCAGGAGGTATTGATTTGAATGTATTTATTGGTACTAAAGATGAAGTGTTAGTATTTGATGAATTTCTTGAGTTTCTTGAAACGGTACCGGGGCTTATGACTAATATGCATTATTCAGATCAAGCTCACAGATTTACTAATATTGATAGTGTTATTAAATCTTTAACGTTAAATGGAGTTAGTTAATATTTATATAAGTAATTAACCATATACTATGTTAAAACTAGCTGACCTTTTAAAAGAATTAAACCTTCCAAAAAACAAATGGGTACCTGTACCTCATAATGAATTGGATGCGTTCAAAGAACAAATATTTCAATTAATTGATACTGCATATGCATCTATAGGAGGGCATCCTAATTATAGAAGTGCTAATGATGTAGAAAAGGAAGCTTCGGATACAGATTTTGAAGTTATTGATTTAGATGACACTCCTGGCATCGATGCTGTGGATGCATTTAAAACTACACCTGCTGGTGTTAAATTTGTTGCTACAGGACAAAATGGATCAAAAGCAGCTAAGTCAGCAATTATCAATAGAAAAGCAGAGTTGCTTAAACAAAGAGGTTATTATGTAGAAGTATCTGGTAAAATTAAAGATATCTTTTTAGCCAAAGGAGTTCAGCCAGTAGACGATGAAGCTACGGTTAGAAAAGTTTTGAAAGGAAAAGATATCGAATGGCACGGAGACGGAACTTACACTAGAGATATTGCTGGAGAGCCTCATACAAAAATGTTATTAGGAAAACCTAAGGTATGAAACTAGAAGAAACTCAATTTACGATTCAAGAGATATGGGCTGCGTCTCGACACCTTGTTCACAAAAACAAGAAGAAGTATCAGCGCAAGCCTAAACATAATAAACATGAAGAAAGAAAAGACTCTTAAAATTTTCATAGACGAATTTTATAAGTTTTTAAAGGTTACGGCAATTCCAGGTTCCATTCTTACTACTTCTATAATAAAGAAGTGGGTAATGTCTTTGGATGCTGAACATCCATTAATTCAATCTTATATAACGTTTAAAGACTTTGATGCTGATACAGTATTAAAGGCTGATGATTACAATTTAATTGTCTCACAAATGAAACACTGCCCTGGGTATTATCAAGTAACTGCATATCAAAGAAGAGCAGGAACGGGAGCTTTACCTAAAGTAGTAAATGTAAAGAAAAATAAATTAAAAATTTAGTTATGGCCAAATTTGGTATTCACTCTCCTAATCAAAATACAATTCAAACGACTGTTGCAAAAGACTATGCAGCGATGATGGCTATTCATTTTGCACAATGGATGGCAATGAATTATGCTGAAGTGTTAAACACAGAAAATGGTATTTGGTATACAGAACAATTTTTACATTTTGAAACTCATGTATGGCCGAAATGGGTAGGCAATGGTGCAATGGTTGATTATTTAGATTTACTAAAAAAACAGCAAAATGATTTGGTAGTTAGATAAAAAATGCTTATCTTTATAAAAATTAAAAAATATGAATTTAGTCAATCATGAGCCTATGATTAAATGTTATGGAAATGGGTTTCAAATTACTTTTCCTAACAAATACACTCTTATTGTGAAGAATGGTTTAGGAGCTGCCTGCACTCAAAAACCTGCGTCTGACGATCCTGCAGAGATGCTATTAACTTATAAATTAGGCGGTAATTCAGGCCCTGACGTTCAAGTAGAGATTTATTCTCCTTCTAAACAAGATATATCTAATACATTTGGAGATTTAAGTTTTATTACTCCCCTAGAATTAGTTAATCTATTATATATTTGTTCAGCCTTAAAACCCTAGATTATGAATGATATTTCGTTGACTGCTTATAAAGAACTAGATGTATCTACAAGAACGGCACTATTGAAATTCATTGAAGAATTTGAATGGACATTTCCAGATGCTGATATTAATAATGCTCTAGTAAATTTGTATATAGCATACAGTGCTGGAACAGCCACTGATGGAAATGTTAGGAGTATGAAACATGCAGAATATCGCAGAAGAATATTTGATTTAGAATTGTATAAAGAATTTAGAATGATAGCTAGAAGTAAATCTACTTCAGTTAATTCATGGCCAGCTGCATTATCTAGAAAAGAAGTTGCTATTTGTAAAATCACAATGATTACTACTTTATTCAGTATGTCTAGATATAATGCTATGGTAATAAAAGAAGGTCGCGAAATATGTGAAATTATTGAAACTTTATTAAAGTCAATCGAGTCTTCTATTTACAAATGGAAATGGGATGACACTAAGCCTAAAGAAGTTTGGCCTGGTATAGATCCTGACGCCGCAGACTTTTTAAATACTTTATTTAAAACTTTTAGAAAAAACTTCCAAAAAGATTTGGCAGTTAGATAAAAAATGCTTATCTTTATATTATAATAAAAATAGAAATTATGGATAATAAAAAAGTTTCCGGTAATGGAATTGGATTAGGAACTGTATTGTTTCTTATATTCTTAACATTGAAATTGGCCGAAGTAGGTCAAGTAGCGACATGGTCATGGTGGTGGATAACTTCTCCACTTTGGATTCCATTAGCTCTCGTTTTAGGCATAGCTGCTATAGCCTTAATATTAGCAGGAATTATTAAACTATTTAAAAATTAATCATTATGTATTACATGGCAAGAGTTCAATTGGAGTTTGAAAATGACAATGGACAAGTTAAAAAGAAATCAGAGACTTATTTAGTAAATGCAGAATCTGTCACAGACGCAGAAGCAATTGTGCATGCAGAGTTCAAAGACTACAAACATGAATTTGAAGTAAAATCAATTTCACAGTCTAGAGTAATCGACGTATTAACCGCTTAATAAAAAGATACTATGGCCAAGAGAATCAAGAAAAGAAAATTTTCAAATAACCAATTAGTTGTATTTCGATTTGGCGATAGAAAAATTGTAGGCAACGTTGTTTTTGTTAAGCCTGTAGGTAAACAATTTATTTATGATGTTGCGTGTGAAGACGGTAAAATATACTATGAATTAACAGTAGACGGCCCCGTTAATAATTCTATCGATACTTATTTGACAAAACTATTTTATCAAAAATATAAAATAGATGGAAGTGCTATTCCAGAAATTGAAGATGACACTCCAGTACTCAACTCAAAGAAGTTAGTAGAGTCTATTATCGAAACTCCTGACGAAATTCAAGAAGATGAAGAATATGAACTAGACGAAGAAGATTCTTTATTATTTACAGAAGAGGATGCAGATCCTAATTATTAATCAATTAAAAAAAGAAAAATGAAAAAAGTATTTTTAGCATTAGCAGTAGTAGCAGCTTTAACAGTTGTATCTTGTAAACAAGCCAATGAAGAAATGTCAAAAATTGACGCTCCAGCAGATAGCACTGTTGTAGTAACTGATTCAGTTCAAGTTGATTCAGTTCAAGTTGATTCTGCGGCAGTAAAATAATTTACCAATGCTCGCTGTTAATTGATGATGGTGCTAAACGGATAAAAAAGGGTTTATAGTAATCTAGAGTACAAGCAAATCATCAATCAGAAACCCTGAAAGACCAAGGTTGGTAAAAAAGAATCGGTTGGTGTAATTGGTAACATTGCCCCTCTCCCGGGTCAGATAAGGGTTCGAGTCCCTTACCGTATTCCAAAAATTAAAAAGTATGACAAGTTTCGAATTCAACAAAAAGTATGAAGATTATCTAGAAGAAGGTCACTATGGATTAGCAATTAACATTCCTTCAGTGGTTGAATTTTTAGATGAGATCTTCAGTAAAGTTCTTATTCATTTGCCTGATTTTAAATACAGTCAAATCAAATTGAAATTTAATTCTTCCAGGGTGTATACCACTTTGAAACACTCTGCAATGAATTATTGGATTGAAAAAGAAATTGATAATTTAGTAAAAAAATATGATGACGACAATAATGCAAGCAGCTAATTACCTATTTATAGGAGCTTTATTAATGATTTTAGTTGATTCAATGTCACATTGGATGCAAAAGAATAATTCTGATAATGATGTTATTTTTACTAATATAGAAAGAATTATTGTAATTGTATTTTGGCCTTTAGTCGTTTTATTTGCTATTATTAGAATTATAATTGGAGGAAATAATAATTAGTATGAAAGATCAATATGTAATAATAGACCTTAGGAATATGGATTTTATGAAGGACAAAGACGGTAAGATTAACTATTACGATACAGAAGAAGACGCTTGTCTTACCTGTGGAATGTATGAGTTTGAAAATGCTTGGGTAATGAAATTAATTTATAATCACATTGAAGAAGATATGCAATCATGGGAGTAACAAACAAATATGTAGACTTTATACTTGAGAATGTAATTCAAGATTCTATTACTGTACAACTTTACAAACCAATGGAAGACGGAGCTAGAATGTTTGTGAAGCTAGGGCCGATGATACATTGTAAGGTTCAAATTGAAGTGATTGAAAAATATACTCGATCTGCTAAAATTAAATTAACTTTTGATAAGTATGTACATGAAGATATCTTTTTTATTCCTTTCAGTTCCAGCCCAGATTCAATTGAAATGAAAACTCGCAAAAAGATAGAAAATATTGTTAATAAGACTTTTATTGATGATAATAGAACTGAAGACATTAAGCAAATGTATGCAGCTAGATATACAAATTTTGCAGAGTCATTATCAAAATTTATAAGTGAGAAAAAGGATGAACAAACTAGATAAAGATTACCAAGCGCTTCTTCAAGACATACTTGATAATGGAATACATAAACAAGACAGAACAGGTACAGGAACAATCTCCATATTTGGAAGACAAATACGTCACAATATGAAAGATGGGTTTCCACTTCTTACGACCAAAAAAATGCCATTCAAAACTATTGTAACAGAACTTCTTTGGTTCTTACAAGGCAATACAAATATCAAGTTTTTAGTTGATAATGGATGTAATATTTGGAATGGCGATGCGTATAAGAATTATTTAAAAAATTGTACTGAAAACTACACCGCCCATAATGAAAAAGTAAATGAAACTGATATTCCAAGTCATTGGAAAGGTAGTGTTAAATTAGATTTAAGTGAATTGTTAACACAAGAAGAATTTATCAACAAAATAAAAACAGATGATGAGTTTGCTAAAAAGTGGGGTGAGTTAGGTCCAATTTATGGTAAACAATGGAGAAAGTGGAGAGAAGGTAAATACACAAATGAATTAGTAGTTGGTGGTTTAGAAATCCCGGATGGTCCAACTTATTGGAAAGAGGGTATAGACCAAATCCAAAACCTAATCAACGACCTCAAAACAAATCCAGACTCAAGACGATTAATGGTTAATGCTTGGAATGTAGGTGAATTAGACCAAATGGTTCTTCCACCTTGTCATTATGGATTTCAAGTTTATACAAGAGAGTTGAGTAGAGAGGAGCGATACAACTTGATGCCTTCTACAACAGGACATTCAGAAAAGAATATAGAGGTTAGAAAGAAAATAAATAATTGTAACGGAAATATTCCTGGAGTATCATATCACGAGGAATGGTTAGACAGTTTTAGTATTCCAACCAGAGCAATCTCTTTAATGTGGAATCAACGTTCAGTAGATACATTCTTAGGTTTACCATTCAATATTGCTTCTTATGGATTGTTATTGGAAATAATTGCAAAAGAAGTTAATATGGTTCCTGAAGAGTTGATTGGAAACTTAGGTGATGTTCATTTATATTCAAACCATATTGAACAAGCAAAAGAACAGATTGGAAGAAAATATACTCACGAAGAAAGAACTGAATTGTTAAAACAAGCGATGGGTGAAGAAAATTATAATAAAGCGGTTGATGAATTAATGCCATTTGGAGGAGGATTAAGTGAATATTATGAGTCACATAAAATTACATATTCGTCTAGAGAACCATTTTCATTACCAAAAATAAATTTCAATTCGGAATGGTGGGACAAGCCATTTTTTGAATTAGTTATGAATGATAATTTTTGTAAGTGTTTATTAGAAGAAGATATTCAATTATATGATTATCAATCACACCCAACAATCAAAGCACCATTATCCAATTAAGTTATGAAAAAAAGTGATTTTAATAACAAACTAATTTATAGAATTAAAGTGTTAAGGACTGGTATAGAAAAAGCTTTAGTTTTAGATGACATTAATGAAATAAAAAAAGTCTTATCTAATTCTATAGAAGATGTACCAACAACTTCAAATGGAAAATGGCAAAAAATACAACAAGATGAAAAAGTATAATAAATTAAATAATCCATTAGATTGGAATTGGACAGCAATTATTACTTGGGCAGTTATAAGCACAATTGCATATAATATATTTTCATTCCTATATTCATTAGTATGTTAGGAGTAGTAGCAGGTAGCTTTGATGTTATACATCCAGGTTATATAAAAATGTTCAAAGAGTGTAAAAAAAATTGTGATGAGTTTGTTGTATTATTGCAAACAGATCCTACAATAGAACGTCCCGAAAAATGTAAACCTATTTTAGATTATTTAGATCGAATAGAAATTCTTGAATCTATAAAATACATTGATAGAGTATATGTATATGAAACTGAAAACGACTTGTATATGTTACTCAAAGCACTCCGTCCGGACATCAGATTCCTTGGAGATGACTATCTAGATAAAAAATACACAGGAGATGATTTATACATTCCAATTTGGTGGATAGGAAGATCTCATGGATGGTCAACTACTAAATTCAAAGAAGTAATTTCCAATCAAATAGAGGTTCAAAGATTACAAAAATTAGCTGCTAAATAATTTGTTTAATTCAAAAGAAATACTTAAATTTATAGTATGAAAAGAATATATTTAGACGACGTAAGAACACCAGTAGATCCAGATTGGATCGTGGTAAGAAACTATGAGCAGTTTGTTGATACTGTAACTTTCCATGGTTTAGATCAAATTGATTTAATCTCTCTTGATCATGATTTAGGCGATTCAGCAATGGCAGAATGGCATAAGAATGTGTATCATAATTACACTTTGAATTACGATAACATCACTGAAAAAACAGGAATGGATTGTACTAAATGGTTAGTTAATCAATGGTTAGACGGTCAGCCAGTTGTTGATGTAGTTATTCATTCTGCTAATGCAGTTGGTAGTGCAAACATGATGGGATATATTAATAATTACAGACACGTGCACAGACTGCCTCAGAATTGTGTACGAGTTCAAATAGAACATACAGTATAAATTATGACTTTATTAGATACTTTAAGAATGAACTTTTCAGGTGAATATTCACCCGATATGCCTGAAACTCATGCACAAATTGCAGCGTTTATTGCTGAAGATTTTGCTATGAAATTTCATATGTGGATGATGCAAAATGATACTCAAGCAAATGCAGAAATGTTTTTTGGATATACAGATCAAGATATGATGAATGTATTTAAACAACAAATGGGTTTATGACAGAGGTATTACATCTCATTGGAATCTGTCCGGACCATTTTGCCCACAATAATTTAATTGAATTTTGTATGGCAAATAGTTCGGAATTTTCTTGGTTATATCAGAAATTTTGCTTATCTTTATCTAAATTAAAAAAATAAAATTATGGCAGCAGAAAGTAACACTTCAGTAGATATTGAATTATGGATCAAAAAAATTATAACATCAATTGATCATCCTACACAATTTAAAGCAGCTAGAAAATTAATTGCTCGTTATATGGTTAGATTGCAACAAGATGGGTTGGATTGGTATATCAGAAATCACATTGATAACAAATTTGATACATTAATTACAAGACAGCGTCAAACTTTACGAGATAACCTTAATGCAAAATTAAATGTCTAATACAAAAATAACAATTGAGCTCAATGATTTACAGCAAGCTCAATACGACGATTGGTGTGCTACCATTAAAAAGTTATATGGTAAGATTGGAAATATGACCTGGTCCGTTTCTGATTGTGGAATAGGTCAAACTATTAAAGTGTATAGTGAGCTTACAAAATTGACATTAAATTTAACAGATATAGATTCTTGGTAATGAAAGTAATATTTTTAGATAACGATGGTGTAATCTGCCTTTCTAACAATTGGGGTGGCAGAGCAAAAAAATATAAGAAATATCGCAAACTTCATCCAGAAGCTACTTCTTATAGTCAAGTAGATGTGTTTCATAGATTTGACGATTTTGACAAAAAAGCAGTAAAGGTTCTAAATGAAATTTTAGAAACTACCCAAGCTGAAATTGTAGTATCTTCCGATTGGAAGAAACATGCTACTCTAGAAGAGTTAGGAGATTATTATGAGTCACAAGGAATAATTAAACGACCTTTAGCCTTTACTCCTTCATTCATTGGGTGTGATAAACCTGAAGATTTTGTGTGGCAATTTTACCAAAGATATGAACAAGAAAGAGCTTTGGAAATACATCAATATTTAAAGGATCATCCTGAAGTTACTCATTGGGTTGCAATAGATGATTTAGATATGCGTTATGATATTGTCTATACAGACGGTGTAGAAGACATCAATCCATGGGGACTTAAGAATTTTGTGTATACAGCTCTTCCTAGCGAAGGAATCAAGCAACATGGAAAAAAAGAAAAAGTATTAAATTTTCTTCAATAAGATTAGGATTTAAGGAATTAATGTCTTATCTTTAAGTATTAATAAAAAGAGATATGAAAATAGTAGCAAAAAATGTTTGGTTTACGTCCGATTCTCATTTTGGACATACCAATATTTGTAGAGGAGTTTCTAAATGGAACACAGGAGATGAAGAAGAGTTTAATGCTGCTACTCGTAATTTTCCAGACTTAGAAACAATGAATGAACACATTGTTGAGAACATTAATAATTGTGTCGGAGAAAATGATTGGTTAATACATCTTGGAGATTTTTCCTTTGGAGGAATTGAAAATATTGAAGTTTTACGTTCTCAAATCAAATGTAAAAACATTGTATTGATTATAGGAAATCATGATCATCACATTGAAAACAACAAAGAAAATGTCAGAAAACATTTTCGTCACGTTGCCCATTATGAGGAACTAGATGTGACTGTAGAGAATAGATTAGGTGCTAATAAACACAAATTTGTTCTTTGCCATTACCCAATTGTATCTTGGAACAATATGCCAAGAGGAGCATTTATGTTGCATGGTCATCAGCATTTGAAAGGCGATTCTAGATTTGGAGAAGGAAGAAGAATGGATGTTGGAATGTGTGGATCTCCTGAATTTAGACCCTACCATATTGATGAAGTTTTAGAGTTGTTAAGTGGTAGAGATTCTAGAGAAAGACATTCTAGAGACGAAAAATAGTCAGGTGGCGGAATGGTAGACGCACCGAATAGTTAAACGGAGTGGAATAAGTCGCAATATAGTTGAGATACACATAAGACCCATACGCAGGTTCGATTCCTGTCCTGACTACTAAATTAAAATAATAAATTATGATAATAGTATTAGCACAATTTGGATTAATGTCATTAAATTTAATGACAGCACATATAACAAAACAAAAAGGAGGTAATCCTGCGTTTAGCTATTTCGTAGCCGGCATACTTTGTGGCTTTGGAATTTCAGCATTGATTAAATTATTAGTATGAGAATAATCTATTTTATGATAATGTTAGTGTCAATGTCTACATTTTCACAAAACATTATAATAGGAGATTCACAAGTTCCATTTATTGATGCTCAAACTCACAAAGCAAATAGAGTGCCTCAATTATGGAGAGGTGGTATTGGAGTTGCAGATTTAACTGCAATGGTTAATAACTATCCAATTACTCCTTCCATACAAAATGTAGTAATTAGTATTGGAACTAATGATAGATTTCAAAGCGATGTAGTGCAATTATTTTCAGCACTTAAACGTAAGTTTCCAAAAGCTAAATTTTATGCAGTGCAAGGCTCGTGGGGCTGGGGTGGAGTTAAATCAATATCTAGAACTACTGTATATTCATATTATACAAAGTTTTTACCTTATGGAGTTGTAATAATTCAACCTGCGATAGGTCCGGGAGATCCGCATGGGCCAAAAGCATCTTATAATTTAATAGGAGAAAGTTTAGATAAAATATTGTAATATGGATTATAAAAACGAATTAGATAAAATTATCAATCAGTTAGATGCATTTTCAAATACATGGATTGGCCAGTATATTTTTAATTTCTTAATAGGCATAGCTATTATATTACTAATAGGTACTGGATTATATTTAGGAGCTGCTTTTGTAACTTGGTCATTTCCTTCATTGAAATGGTTTTTAAGTGGGTCTAATTCTCTATACAGAATAATTGTATTAGTATATGCTTTCGCAGTATTTATAGGTACTATAGATAATGGAGATGATTATCCTATGTAAAAATACTTTAAAAAAGATTTGGTTCCTACAATATAATTTCTTATCTTTATGTATAGAAATTAAATAATAAGACATATGAAAAATGATTTTCAGTTATTAAGGTTGATGGTAGACGAGTTGAACTCGACAAATAGCATCAATGACAAAAAAGAAATTTTATCGAAATATGATGACGAGTTTATTAAGAAAGTAATTTATTACACTTATAATCCGACATTTCAATATTACATAACTCCTGATAATTTAGAGAAGAATTACTCTAATGATTTAGGTAAAGTCGTTAAGTATAGTGATTTATTTGAATTGTTAGATGCTTTGAAATCTAGATCAATCACAGGTCACTTGGCTATTAACTCAGTCAATGATTTTTGTTTTGATAATGAAAAGTATAAAGACTTAATTTATAAAATAATTGGTAAGGATTTAGAAATTAGAATGGGAGACTCTTTAATTAATAAAGTATTCCCTGACTTAATTCCAACCTTTGACTGTGCTTTGGCTACCGATTTTGATAAGGTGCAAGTAGACTTTGCCAAAGATACCTTTTTTGCTTCTAGGAAGTTAGACGGTGTTAGATGTTTAGCAGTAGTAGATGATATGGGTGGAGTGACTTTGTGGTCTAGACAGGGTAATCAATTTCTTACCCTAGAAAAGGTAGAAAAAGAAATAGCTTCTTTAGGTATGCGTGATGTGGTATTTGACGGTGAAATATGTCTGGTAGATGCCTTAGGTAATGAAGATTTCCAGGGTATTATGAAGCAAATTCGTAAGAAAGACCATCAAATTGCCAATCCTAAATACCTAATCTTTGACACTATTTCCGGAGATGAGTTTAGAACTAAAACGGGTACCCTTAAATATTCAAGCAGATATGCTAGATTAGGAGAGATCTTTTTTGATCCTTCTAGGTATAATCACTTAAAAGTAGTTACTCAAACGGTAATTACCACAGAAGATCAATATATTAATATGATGACTCAATCTGATGCTGATGGCTGGGAAGGATTAATCTTAAGAAAAAATGTTGGTTATGAAGGTAAGCGTAGTAAAAATATGCTTAAGTGTAAATCATTTAAAGACGCTGAATATAGAGTTATTGACTTAGAAGTTGGTCCTTTTAGAATGATTGAAAATGGTTTGGAAATAACCAGAGAAGTTTTAAGTAATGTAGTTATCGAGCATAAAGGTAATAGAGTGTCAGTTGGTTCAGGATTCTCACTTAATGAAAGACAATATTTTTATGACAATCCAGCAGAGATCTTAAATAAAATTATTACCGTTAAGTATTTTCAAGAGACACAAAACCAGGCAGGTAATTGGAGTTTGCGTTTCCCGACAATTAAAGTAATTCACGGAACGAAAAGAACAGTATAATGGATTCGAAACCAACTCCAATGAAAAAGCCTAAATACAAAATAGGTCAGCTAGTATATGTAAATTTTTTAGGTTCTCCTAAATTAAGTAGACTAACTGAGTTGCGTGGTAAACATGGCAGAGATCAAGACAGATGGATTTATTATGCAGTCGACGTTTATGACGGAACGGTATATCCAAATGTAGGAGTAGGTAATACAGAAAAGACATTTAACATTAACATTGAAAAAACTAAACAATTATCATGATGCAAATTTTCTTAAAAGTAATTATCAGTTTAGTGCTTTGGTTAGTGGTAGCAAAAGTATTTTTATATTTCGGTAAAAAAATATTTAAAGATTAGGATACTCCAAAAGGTTATCTTATATTTATGAAGTAATTAAAATTAAATAGTCAATATGGCAACAGTACAAAAACGTTCGAGACAATCGAGAGCATTAGATATGCTTGAAGCTCAATTAAAGAGTGGAGTAAAAACTGAAAAGAAAACTACGGATGTAAAAATTCCTTTAACAGATTCTGATAGAAGAAGAATTGAAAAGGAAATAGAAGTCCTAAAATCTAAATTAGTTTAATTTTAATTGTATGGCTCTTAAGGCAGATAATAAAATTTACTTAAGTTGGGACGACGTAAGTGATTTAGTTGATACACTTTGTGAAAAGATTGTAACTGAACAACCTCAAATTGATTCTATATTTGGAATTGCTCGAGGTGGTATGATCCCAGCAGTAATGGTATCACATAGATTAGGCTTGACCTGGTCAAATGTAATGTTACCTAATACTCTAGTAATAGATGATATTTGTGATACAGGGCATACATTAAAAAATTGTATAGGAGGTTATACCGCAGTGTTGCATCATAAACCGCATACTGCTTGTTTAACTCCTACCATATATGCTTCACTGCATGAAGGTGATGAATGGATAATTTATCCATGGGAAAGAAATGATTCTGCACCAGTGCAAGATTATTTAAAATAATATAAAAAAATCGCCTGAAAATATAGCTAGGTGCATATTTATATTAAATAAAAAACAAAATGACACAAGTCCATACATATCAATCACAATCGTTTAGAATGCTTCAAGGAGCAGGAGCTACAATATGTAATAATGATGTGATTTTAGGCTCTTTACGTAATGATAGTATTACATGGGAACTGAAAAATGGAGGGACTGAGGTATGATATAGGTAATTTACATATTACTATAATTTAAGCCTCGGACCATAAAATCCGGGGCTTTTTTATTGGCCTGGTCATAAAGAATAAATTGCGGTGCTGGTGTTTAACGGTTAGCATATGAGTCTTCCAAACTCGAGGTAAGGGTTCGAATCCCTTGCGCCGCTCCAATATTGGGATGCTTCAGTCACTGGTGTGATAAGCGGTCTGTAAAATCGTTCTGTAAGAGGGTATGGTTCGATTCCATAGTGTCCCACAAATATTAATTGGGTTGGTAGCTCAGAGGCAGAGCGGCTGTTTGTTAGGCAGCGGGTCGAGATTTCGAAATTCTCCCAGCCCTCAAAATACGCCAGTAGTGCAATGGTAGCATCTCGGTCTCCAAAACCGATGGTGGGGGTTCGAATCCCTCCTGGCGTGCGAATTAAGTGTGTAACGTAAATTAGAGATTATGAATAAATATCAAAAAACGCTTGTCGTAGATTCAAGCTTTATGGCGAGATCTATTATTAGTGCAGAGAGAGCATTTGTGATTTCTTATAAAGGTAATGCTGAAGTTGTTTCTGAACATCCTGAAACTTTTGGATTGGTTAATCCAGAGTTAAAGATTAATAAACCTTCTATTATACGTGTTTATAAGTATGTTAAACAGCATATTCATAAAGTGCCTTTAACAAGAGAAAATGTTTATAGAAGAGACAATTTCGAATGTGTATATTGTGGATGTTCAAATATCAAGTTGCTAACTTTAGATCATGTTATACCTCAATCAAAAGGAGGTCAAAACTCTTGGGACAATTTAGTTACTGCATGTAAATTTTGTAACTCTGAAAAGGCTGATTTAACTTTGGAAGAGTTTGGTAAGGAAATTCCCGAACCAAAAAGGCCTCATTATTTAATGTTAATGAAGCAAGTAAATTATATACCTAAAGAATGGGAGTCCTTTCTATTCTTTTAGAATTAATTGGAATTAGCTTATAGTAAAGCAGCAGGGGCTAACCTGTAGAACGGATACGAGAACCGATTCCAATTAAAATGCCTTGGTAGCTCAATGGTAGAGCACTTGTTTTGTAAACAAGAAGTTGCAGGTTCGAGTCCTGTCCTCGGCTCAAAATGATGATATAGCTCAATTGGTTGGAGCACCTCGCTGATACCGAGGAGGATATAGGTTCGAGTCCTATTATCATCACAAATATACTTCTGGTAGTATAGGAGTCCGGTTTATCTAGCCTACCTTGGATGTAGGAGCACGCAGGTTCGAATCCTGCCTATCAGACAAATTTTCTTTTAAGAAGGTTAGGATTAATCAAAAGAATTCTTTATCTTTATGTAAGAAAATAATTAGCCCTCTAGGCTTTAAAGTGAAGCACCTAGCTTTTAACTAGGGAAAGAAGGAGCATTACCTTCAGGGGGTACACAGATGAGATTGTTATTAATTCATAGAGCTACATATTGCGAGCATAGAATTAAATTTGCCTCGTTGGCGTAATGGAAGCGTATTTCTTTTACATGGAAATGGCAGTGGTTCGATTCCACTACGAGGTACAAAATGTCCTTTTAGCTCAGCTGGTCAGAGCAGCTCGCTCATAACGAGAAGGTCACAGGTTCAAATCCTGTATAGGACACAAAAATTGGTCTATTGGTCCAGGGGTATGGATGTCTGCCTGTCACGTAGAAGACTCGGGTTCGAATCCCGAATAGACCGCAAATGGTTTTGAACTTTTTCTTTATGTGTTTGTTTTTGAGGCATTTGACTTTCCATGCCAGTTAGCTTATATGCTGTGTCATGGATACCGAAGGAAGCTGAGTAAAAATGTAAATGCCTTTATATGAGAAGCCTGGTTTCGAGCCAGGCAATGGGTCTTTGGTATAGCTGGTGCGTACGTTAGTCTGAAGAACTAAAGGAGCAGGTTCGATTCCTGCAGGACCCACAATTTAATTGCCGAGTGGTCAGGGACCGGAGATGGCTCATATCTATTTCTAGAATGGCTCGATACCATTACTCGGTACAAATTTTGGGTTATAGTGTAACGGTTAGCACAAATCACTTTGGCTGATTTAGTCTAGGTTCGAATCCTAGTAACCCAACAAAATACATGGTGATTGTAGCTGAATTGGTAAAGCACCTGATTGTGGTTCAGGCGATTGTGGGTTCGAGTCCCACCCTTCACACGACGACGCCCAGAGGACGTAAGTCTTGGTTAGAGATTTATTCTTACAGACTCGGTACCTAAAGCTGAGCGGCTATTTGAAAGAATAGCTTTATGCGCCTGTGGTGGAATGGTAGACACGTTGGACTTAAAATCCAATCCTCAGGATTGGGGGTGCCGGTTCGAGTCCGGCCTGGCGTACCAATGGAAAGTAATGCAACTAGGAGTTGTCACTGTTTGCTAAACAAGTGGTCCGGGAAACTGGATAGGGTTCGATACCTTTGCTTTCCTCCATAATAAATGCCTCTATAGCATAAATGGAAATGCAACATCCTTCTAAGATGTTAAATGGAGATTCGAATTCTTCTAGGGGTACAATAAGAAACAGAGTAAAGCCTGGACAGCGAAAGCAGGGTAGTTTTTAACTTGGACAGTTTCTTTTAGCAGTTTAAGAGTCAGAGCTGACTTCTGCTTATCAAAAATGCTCTGCCACTGCCCGAGTAGCCGAATTGGTATAGGCGCTAGACTTAGGATCTAGATTTTGCGAGTTCGAGTCTCGCCTTGGGTACAAAATGCTCTTATAGTTTAATTGGAAAAACGTTTGGCTACGGACCAGATGATATAGGTTCGAGTCCTATTAGGAGTTCAATAATGGCGTGATGACCGAATGGTTAGGTGCAGGTCTGCAAAACCTGTTATGCTGGTTCGATTCCAGCTCGCGCCTCAAAATAATTTTAAATAATATTAGGTTCCTCCAAAAGGGTATCTTATATTTATGAAGAATTAAAAGGGAAGGTTGGCAGAGTTGGTCTATTGCACCGGTCTTGAAAACCGGAGAGCGTGTAAAAGCGCTCCGTGGGTTCGAATCCCACATCTTCCTCAAATTGGCCCTATCGACTATCGGTTAGGTCGTCAGGTTTTCATCCTGGAAAGTCGGGTTCGATTCCCGGTGGGGCTACAAAAAAAGGGGTTATAGTGAAATTGGCATCACGATAGATTTGCATTCTGTTATTCCGAGTTCGAGTCTCGGTAGCTCCACTAATTTATTAACAAATACTAAATATTATCTATTATGAAAAATTCATTATCTACTAAAGGGTTATCTTTGTCTCAAGCACAATCAATCTCTAATTTGTGTAACCAGAGATCTATCGAATTGTCTAATACATTGTCAGATGTTAATAACGTTGAAAAGACGTTGACAATTGGTTCTGACACTTATATTGAAACTCCAGCAAAACCTTTACCAGGTAACGTAGCTGAGTTAATTCAAGAAAAAGCGAGACTTGCTGCTACTCAAGCTTTTTTAATGGAAAATATCAAAGCGAAAGATTCTTTGATTAAGTCTATTCAAAAAGAGCAATATTATGCTTCAGCTCCGAGACCAACGTCTCCAGAGTATGTTGAAATTGATTTAAAAGAACTTGTTTCTGAAGAGTGGGCATGGAATGAATTATCAGCTGCTGAGTATAATGAATTTTTAGAAGCGGAGGCTTATGCAGCGCACATCGGTCAATTTATCCATAAAGGAGGAACTTTAGATCGTTTAAGAACAGAATTGCCAAAAATTAAAACTTTGGAATTCATGGAAATTGAAACAGGAAAGAAAACTCCTATGAAAGTAGCAGTTCATCACACTTCCGCTCAATTGCTTTCAATACATGAAGAGTTAGCAAATACTCATAGAGAGTATGAGCAAAAAGTAAATTACTTCAAGTCAAAAGTAAAAAATGCTGTGACTAAAGAAAATGCTCGAATTGCAAATGAAAATGCCGATGTAGTAGCAAAGGCAAATGAAACTAACCAAACTTTGCGAGACGAATTCAGAAAGTTAAATGAAGAATGGAACGCTTTCGTAAGAAAAGAAACTCAAGAATTTGAGGCTAAACGCCAAGGAAGAATTGAAGCTGCAGTGTCTCTTAAAATAGACGTTGCTCCTAGATTCCAACCAGTAGTGGATGAGTTTCTTAAAACAATAAAATAGAAAAGTAGTTATGGTACTGAAAGGATAAGCAAACGCCGATACCTGGAAGTTTAATATCGGGAGGTGTAAAGCAATTTATACTTACAAAGATATAAGATACAAATCAACTTTTAATTGATTATAGGCCCCGTGCCTATACAGCCAACTCGCTTCTGTTACAAATTAAACCAAACTGAGATAGAACTCAATAGCTCGACATGTTACTCCTAATGGGAGATTAAAAGTGGCCAGCGAACCGAGACTTAGTTTTTGTTTTTGTCTTTGCTGTAACGGAAGGTCTTTGACATTGATTTTGATTTTGATTTAGTCTATATACTTTATTCTCCCGATAACATAATTATTACCAATATACCGCGGGGTAGTGTAAGGGTAGCACGAAGGGCTCATAACCCTAAAGTTCGGTTCGAATCCGGCGACCGCTACCAATAAGTAAAATGCATTGAAGAAATTCAGTGCATTTCTACTGAAAAATACTTTGGAAATGATTAGGACGTTAATTAAATTATACTTATCTTTATGTATAGAAATTAGAAATAGACAAATTATGAGAACATTAAGATTATCAATCGCTATCCAAAGTCATTTAAGTGACGCCTTATTTGAAATGAGTTTCAATCCTGAAATGGCAGAAAATCGAATTCATTTTGTGAAAACGTTAATTAACCTGTATCCTAATACCGATGTAGAAGTTGAGGAAGCAGAATTGACTAGAATTTATAAAGAACGAATTTTAGGAATTGTTGAAAAATAAATTGAAAAAGATTAGGACATAAGAAATATTATCCTTATCTTTATATATAGAAATTAGAAATAATAAAAATTTAAAAATTAAAAATTATGTATTTACAAGTAACGAATTCGAAATTAGCAAAATTTAACCAAATTGGTACCACTTCAAGTAAATTGATGTCAGACTTAGCAAATATGGGTTGGAAATTATCTGACTGTAAAGTGTCTGAAATTAGAAAAGAATTAGTCGAAGCCAATTATAAATGTGTAGATGGTAAGACTTCAAAAAGATTTTCAGTAAAGTAATTTAACCCAAATAAATTTAAAAAGTATGAAAGCTCAATCAATCCAACCAGGTCAGACAAATACTATTAGTTTTGGTAATTTCGCAATAGTTTTAGAAAAAGAACAGTTACATTATTATTCAGATGGTGAAATTACCAGAGTAATTGATGTAAGCTATGAGTTCAATTATAAAGATTTATTTGATTTAGGAACAAGAATTGCTACCAAGAACACCTTAGGTGCTGTGAAGTTTGTAAATAAAAGAGATGTAGTAAAAAATTCTAAATAATGAAGAAATCAAGTTATAGAGTAGTCCCAACTCAGCACGAAAAATTTGGTGCGTGTTGGGCTATTAAACAAGGTAAAGTAGTTGTAGGTACTTTTATTAGTAAAATAAAAGCCGATCAAAAAAAGATGGCACTAGATGCTTTAGAGCAAGAAGATTTCCTTTTAGGTAAGACAATAAATCAAGAATTAAAAATAGAATTATAATGGCGTATGCAGCAATAGTCACTAGACTTAAAAATGTAAGACCGCATTCCAATGCTGATAAGGTGCAATTAGCAACTTGTCAAGGTAATCAGGTCGTAGTAGGATTAGACAACAATGAAGATGCTTTAGGAGTTTATTTTCCTACCGATGGGCAATTATCTCATGAATTTTGTTTTGCTAACAACTTGTATCGTAAAGCAGAAATGAATAAATTTCCAGACGAGAAGCCAGGTATGTTTGACGAGAACCGAAGAGTTCGAACACAAAAATTCAGAGGTGAAGTGTCAGACGGTTTTTGGGTTCCACTTCATCAATTTGGGTTTATTCAAGTTACTGGATTAGACGTTGAAGGTTTTGAATTTACTGAATGGAAAGGAATTCCTATCTGTGATAAGTATATCAACCCAAACACTTTGAAATTAGCTAGAGAGAACCAAGGTAAGAAATTAAGAACTGCAAAGTCCTCAATTATGTTCAAAGAACATTTTGATACTGCCCACTTTGGTAAGCACGTTCATGAATTTAAACCAGGTCATAGAATTGTAGTTACTGAAAAAGTACATGGTACTTCTGGTAGAGTAGCAAGAGTTCAAGTAGATAAAAAATTATCTAGACGAGATAAGATTGCTAAATTTTTCGGAGCTAATGTAGAAGAAAAAGAGTGGACTTACCTTAATGGAACTCGAAGAGTTGTGTTAGAAGAAACTTCTGGAACTCAATATCATGACCCAACAATTAGACAAAAAGCGTTTTCTTTGTTCAAAGACAATTTAAGAAAAGGCGAGTCTGTGTTTTTTGAGATTGTAGGTTATGAATCTACCGGAGCCGCAATTATGCCTTCAGTTGATACAACTAAATTAGGAGATAAAGAATTTTCTAAATTGTTTGGAAAGACAATGTCTTACTCTTATGGGTGTGAACCAACAGAACATAAAGTGTATGTGTATAGAATTACCAACACCAATGAAGATGGTCAGTCTGTTGATTTAACTTGGGATGATGTTAAGACTCGTTGTGAAGAGTTAGGAGTAAATCATGTTCCTGAATTGTTTATAGCTTCTATAGAAGTAATTGCCGCATATTCTAAATCTAAAGATGACAGAGATATTTATAACTTATTAACTGAAATTGTAGATACCGCTGCTAAAGGAGCTTCTGTAATTGATCCTTTTCATATTAGAGAAGGTGTATGTGTTAGAATTGATAATTTTGGTATGACTCCAAAAGTGTACAAACACAAATCTTTTGAGTTTAAAGTGTTAGAAGGTATTGTAAAAGATACAGGAGTTGTTGATATGGAAGAATCAAATTAATATAATATGAAAGAAGAAAATTCAATTTTAGACACTTATATGGCAGGATTACAAGGAAGTGATATGAGCTCTATAATGTCGACAGAAATGTTTAGGAAAATTTTAGAAGTTGCTAATGAAACTGTTGAGTTCAATACTAATAGTATGCTGTATCATAAATTGCAGCAACTTAACAAATTTATTGCTGGAAAAGTTAGTGAATCTAGACCAGGTATTGATGACACTATTTGGGTGACGACGATAGATGGTAGGCCAGGCAAAATGTCTTTAACTTCTGCACAATTTTTAATTGAAACTAATTTGAAATTAGCAGAAGCATCTAAAGAGTTTAAATTAGATACTACCGTGGCTCATAATATTGGTCAAGTGTCAAAATCTTTAGGCTTTAAATTTCAAGAAAGTAAAGTACCGTCTGATTTAGATTATGGTTCTTTATTTCATAAGTTTAAATACTTAACTGATTATAAGCGAACTCCTTCACAAAATTCACATATTCCAATTTCAGAAGATATATTAGAAAATAATAATGATGGCATTGGTTAATTTATTGATAATGCAGTCGGGTAATTCCGGCTGTATTTTCATACGTTAAGCCGTCTAACGCCTACGTAAATTAATTAAACTAAGCTCCAAGGATAAAAGATACACAGAATGATAAATTACACAAAAGAAGAGATTAAAACAATAGAAAAATATAAAAGAAGAGTGCATAAACAATATCCAGGCGCGTTCTTAACGCAAATTAGAAAGGGGTATTATTCTATTGTGCAAGAAAAAACCGATTTTTCTGTTGTAGATGTTTTAGAAGAGCAATTGATGCCTGCTCAAATCAGTCCATTATTAGCTTGGGAAACGGCTCAGCTATCATGTAGAATATCACAAAATTTGAATAGAACTCATCCAATGCGAGCTGAAGGTAGAAATATGGCAGATAAAATTGCTAAAAAATTAAAACCTGAATTTAATTCGCGAAATTCAAATGATTAGGATATTTATTTGTATAACCAATTAGTTACATTTTATGTTTAAGAACATTTTTAAAAAAAATACTGATTCTGAAGTTATGACTGACGATGACGTAGCTGTAGAAAATATTGAAGTTATCGACAGTGAAATTGTATATCCTAAATATAATGAAGAGGTTGAAGAAGCTCTTTCATTTCCAAATTTAGATCAAGACCTTGATCAACAAGAATATACAGAAGAAGAAAATCAATTACTTAACGAAGAAGTTGAGCAAGCCACAGAAGAATGGGATATCTTTACTTCACCTCAAGTTGTAGGCTGGTCTTCTAAAGAAGAACAAGAAACTCTTTTTGACGCCGCTTTATGGTTAGCATCAACACCAGGTCTATCTATTTTAGATGTAGGCTGTGGTCGTGCTGATTTGTATGTTAAGGCAACTGAAAAAGGTTTAGTTTACAAAGGAATTGATTACAATCCAAACATCATTAATATTGCACAGCAAAAGTATCCAGAAGTATCTGTTGAGGCTCTAGACGTGTTAGATATTGATGCTGGTGCGGATTATGACTGGGTGGTGGGCTCAGGATTGTTTAATTTAGCAGTTAAAGACCCAGCAAATTATGCTCAGGCAGTTGTCGCAAAAATGTATGACAAAGCCAAGATCGGTGTAGCATTTAATTTATTAACAAGTATCCCAGAGGATATTGCAGAAGAAGACAAACAGCAATTAGTTGTTTGGGAGCCAGCCGCTTGGTTAGCTTATTTGGAATTGACTTATAAAAAAGTTATATGCAGAACCGATTACCTTGAAGGAGATACTACATTTTACATTTTAAAATAAACATTATGATTTTAGTTTATGTGATTACTGCAGTTTTATTAGCTGCAGGTGCCATTTTTTATAATAAAATGGACAACAAATTTAAGCAAGAAATTGCAGATCAAAAAGCAATCGTTACTGCACTTCAGGCGCATGTAGATGTTTTAACAAAAAAGAGAGATCAATTAGTAAATGATTTGAGAAGTTATACTTCTACAAAACAAGTATCTGAAAAGAAAGCTCCTGAATTTCCAGTAACTGAATCAACTCCTGAAGTTGCTGCGGCTCCAATTAAAAAGAAAAAGGTTTATAAAAGAAAACCAAAAGCTAAAGTAGTAGCAGCAGAGTAATGGCAGCTCCTTTTGAATCATTTATCAATCATGTAATGTCTAAACAAGACACTGCAGATAAGTTAAGACAAATTACTCATGTACAAAGTCCAACTAGCAGCAGTTTAGGTGAGTCTGTTAATTCAATGTTAGTCGAGCAAGAATTTGCTAGTCAATTTGATTATAATGGATATGATTCAGAAGAGAGAAAACAAAAAGTATTGGAGAAGTTGTATGAAGTTCGATCAAAAATTTCAAAAACATTCAATCCAAATCACAAAGAGTATATGACTGTTCTGCTATGTATTAAATATGTAGCAGAAGGTTATGCTCTAACACCAGAGATTACATTATATCTAAATACTCTTTACAAAAATGTCTAAAACAAAACTAGTTGAGTTAATTCAACAATTTCTATCTATATCTGAAATTGCATCATTAAATGAAATTAATGGTATTGTAGATTCAGAAGACCGTCAAAGACAGTTAAGAACGTTTTTCCATAAACCGGAAATATTTTTAAAATTAAAGCACCTAACTGACCCGGCTTGGCTATCTTATGAGATATTTATTAAAGGGAAAGCGTATGAATTTTAAAGACTATATAATATCAGAATCAGATTATTCATTCTTTGACAGTTTGCCAGAGGATGAAAAATTACTGTTCATGTATGATTTAATATGTGAAGAGTCGTATGGAGTTGGGTCAGACACTTTAGAAGAACCAAATTCTAAATATGATACCGCAGAAATTAAATCTGATTTAGATAAATTTGATACTATAGTTGATACATTTAAAAGTAAACTTCAGACTATTGTAGCCGCTTCTATTTCAGAAAAAGCTCCTGTTAACATGATATTTTTAAATGATAAGCTTATTATCAATTCAGAGTCTTTAGCACTTATCATGGATACAGTTAATCAAATGATATTAACTGGTTATTTATTATCAGAGCAAATATTAACAAAACCACAAAGAAAAGTATTTCACCAACAAAAATATTGTAAAGTTTATACAATGTTAGGTAAGGTAAGTAGAATTTCAGAAAATTAAGTTATGATTCCAACTTCAACGAATTTCGTGCGCTTCAATGACAGCTTACTTCAAATTTTACGATACTACCCAGAATCCAGGGTAAGAGATGTAGACGGCATTAAAAAATGGCTAAATGCGGATATTGCTATTCGCAGAGAAGGCATTATGTATTTTTGTCAAACTATAGAAGATGCTTTAGAAGAAATTGACCAGGTCGTAGAAATTGAAGAGACTGCTCAAGAAAAATAAAATAAGATTCATTTGGTATTATCGAATGAATTTCTTATCTTTATACTATATAAAAAATAATAATTAAAAAATACAAGTTATGGGTAATATTGGTTATGCGTGTATTAACATGGCGCTAGGTTCTAAAGGTATACTTACCGGAAGAGCAATGCGCAAAGCAACTTTAGAAGAAAAAGGTATTGAGCATGCTTCAATGTTAGCATTGAAAAATGCTTTAGATTTAGAGACTATCCTTAAGTGGAACGTAGCTAATGACATTTTCTTTTTTCGATTAGGTAGTGATTTATTCCCATGGGGCAATAAAGTCGACGTATCTACATTTCCAGACTATAACGAAATATGTACCGTGTTAGCCCGTTGTGGTCAATACGCTACTGACAATGGTGTGCGTATAACGACTCACCCAGGTCCATTTAATTTACTTGCATCTCCGCGTGAAGAAGTAGTACTCAATACTATTTTAGATTTAGAGATGCATGGTAAACTATTTGACTTAATGGGTTTGTCTCGTACTCCTTATAATAAGATTAATATTCACGTTGGTGCAACTTATGGTGATAAGTATACAGCAGCTGCTACATGGTGTAAAAACTTTTATAGGCTATCCGAGGGCGTCCGAGCCCGTTTAACTATTGAAAATGACGATAAAGCATCTATGTATTCAGTGCGAGACTTACATGAGTTGATTCATATGAAAACAAAAATACCAATTGTTTTTGATTATCATCATCATACTTTTTGTGATGGCGGTCAATCTGAACAAGAAGCTTTAGAGCTTGCTATGTCGACCTGGTCGAATTGTAAGCCTGTAGCACATTATTCTGAGTCTAAAGCAGTACACGAATCTAATGACAAGCTTAATCCTAGAGCGCATTCAGATTACGTTACTAACTATATAGATACTTATGGTAATGATATTGATATTATGATTGAAGCTAAGGCAAAAGAACAAGCTTTATTAAATTATCGATTGCTGCATAAAAATACTTTGCAAAAAGAGTCTGTTTCATAAACAGTTACATAATTATATTTTCTTTTATTAATATTATAATATTTATTATTATATTATTATACTAGTATTATAATAAATTTTATTAACTATAAATTATAATTTGCCATGCGCTACAAAGAAAACACCGTTAGAAGGCTAGAAGCTCAATCTCAAAAACTAGCAACACTAGAAAGAGCAATTTCAAATGCTGACATTTCCGGTCCTGATGCAATTTCATTAATTCAAAACATTAGAAAAGAATTAGACTCTATTGTTGAACGATTAGGATTGGAATCTGATGAATAAAACAGTACTAAAAATATTAGTAGGATTTGTCGCGCTTGCATTAGCTGCTTGCGCGGCATTTTTTTCTATAGTAGGTTTATCTAAATTATTTGCTGGCGCTATGTTAGCAGTAATAGCAATGGCATCTACTCTGGAAATTTCCAAATTGGTTATTGCTTCTTATCTTTATCAACAATGGAAAATTGTTAATAAGACATTGAGAGTGTATTTAGTTTCTGCTGTTGCAATAATTGCTATAATAACTTCTATAGGTATTTATGGATTTTTATCTGGCGCATATCAAACAACAAAATCTAAATATGATTTGACGCAATCTATCACTGACAGTTTAAGTGTTAAGAAATCTTATTTTGACACTGGGTTAATATCATATCAATCACAATTAGATAGCAAAACAAATCAATTGAATAGTTTATCTTCTATTAGAAATTCTCAAGAACAGCGAGCATCAAATTTAGTTAATTCTAATAAATCATTTAAATCAGTAGATAAGTCAGCTTTAAATACAGATAAGTCTATTAAAATTTTAAATAAAGAAATTGCTCAGTTAAATGATAGTATTGTAAAATATTCCACAGAAGCTTCTAAATTAAAATTGAATATTACTCAAGCAAGTTTAAAAAATGAATTATCATCAGAGTTAGGTTCACTTACTTACATTTCAAAAGTATTAAACGTACCTATGGATAAAGTTGTTAATATATTAATAATTTTATTTATGATTGTATTTGACCCACTTGCTATTTGTATGGTAATTGCATATAATCAGTTAAATGAATCTAAACCAGATAATGAAGATAATTTAGATGATTTCAGTGATGAAGAACTAGCTGAAATAGTTCAAGATATACAATCAGAAACACCCCAAGAACCAATCGATTCAATTCCAATGGATATTGTACCCCAGGAACCTATAATTGATGAAGACGCGGCTAAGACAGCGGCTAAATTAGAAGCTAAAAGAGCACAAGATCAATCAGCATATGGAGTTAAGATTTATTAATTAAATAAAAGTTATGAGAGCAAAAACAATTAGAAAAGTTGCAGAGTCAAAGTACAAATCTAAAATTAAAGACAATCAAAGAATAATGATTTGTCAAAATTCAATACCTGGCGGTAAATGGTGGAAAGGTACTGAATGTAAAGAATGGGTTATAGTATCTGAAAAAGCGACTGCAGTTCTATGTCACAGATGTGTAAATTTACATGTAGAGGCGCCTGTTGAAAGAGGAGCTTCAAATCGATCTGGTCATCCTAAAGGTTGGAAATTTATGAAATTATATGTAGCTCAAGATGGTACTGTATTTCATAAAGGGGTTGAGCAAGCAGACTTAAAAGGAACTATGCCAGTAACTGTTATTGAACCTAAAGTAGAAAAAGTAAAAATGTCACTTCAAGAAAAACAAGATGCAATTTTGTCCTTAGGTTTGGAAATTAAAAGTTTAAAGTCAGAATTAATTGTCGAAACTCGAAAAGGTAAAAGAGCTGAATTAACTAGAGGTTTATCAAAAGCAACTCGTGCTTTGAAAAAGTTAATGTAATATCTTTTAATTACAAAAGGAAACCTTATATTACTTTAAATTAAAAATCGATATGACAAAAACTATAAAAATGGACACCATTTATGATGAGCCAATAAAACCAAAAAAGAAAATTGTTGATTTAGAAGATTCAAAAAAAGAAGATGATACTTTCAATGAAATTGACTATGGATTAAATATAGATGATTCTGTAATTTATATGCATGGAGATATTATGTTAGGGTCACTATTTGATTTTATTTCTAAAGTAAGAATTATTCTTAAAAATAGACCTGAAGAAAAATCTTTAGATCCAATTAACTTGTTAATTAATTCCAATGGCGGTGATGTATATGAAGCTTTAGGTATAATTGATTATATTGAATCTTTATCTGTACCTGTTAATATTGTAGCTAGAGGAAGAGCAATGTCTGCAGCTGCAATGATTTTAGCATGTGGTACTGGAAAAAGAATTGCTTCTAAATTAACTACTATTATGCTTCATGAAGCATCAGCTGAAATATTTGGTAAGTCTGCAGATATAAAAGCAAATGCAGATCATATAGATGGTTTAGAAAATGACTTTTATACTATGATGGCTGAGAAGACAAATCAGACTGAAGATTTTTGGAGAAAGTCATGTAGAAAGGATTTCTATATTTCAGCAACTAGAGCAAAAGAGTTAGGAGTAATTGACGAAGTAATTTAAAATTATGAAAATAGAAGATACTGAAAAGCAATGGGATAGATTAATTAATACCATTGACACTTATATTGAAAGTCCTAGAAAAGAAAAATTAACTAAAATGTATGAAGGTTTAGCAGAAAAGATTTGTACTGCACCTGCATCATCACATTCAACAAGACATAATTGTTTTCCTGGAGGTTATATTGATCACGTAAATAGAGTAGTAAAATGTTCATTAGAGTTATATACAACTTGGCAAGCTTCTGGAGCAAACGTAAGTAATTTTACAAAAGAAGAGCTAGTATTTGCAGCCTTGAATCATGATTTAGGTAAAATTGGAAATGCTAAAGAAGATTATTATATTCCAAACGATTCAGATTGGCACGTTAAAAGAGGTCAAGTATACAAAATCAATGGAAGATTGACTTTTATGAAAGTTCCAGATCGAAGTTTATTTTTACTTCAAGAATATGGAATTGACGTTTCTGAAAATGAATTCCTTTCAATTAAATTACATGATGGTTTATATTCTAAAGGAAATGAATCTTATTTAATGGGAGGACTTCCTGAATTTTCACTTAATTGTGATATGCCTATTTTACTACATCATGCAGATCATTTAGCTACTTTAATTGAAGGTAATCTAAATCACACTCCAGAAACTTCTAAACAAGAACCAAAAGTAAAATCAAAATTGTCTAATATCGGAGATCAGGTTACAAATGAAAATTTAAAATCTGCCTTTGATGAAATATTTGGAACACCATGATAGCAGTAATTTGTATATTGATTTTGATTATAGCCATAGGAACTTATGGCATTATTAATTTATTAAAACAATTAGAACAATTAGAAGATCAAGTATCTTTTTATATAGACGTAGTAGATACGGTTAGAGAAAAAGTATTAGATGTTCAAGTTCAATTAAAAGAAATTGATATTAAGGGGTCATTTGAAGCTGATGATGAAGTTGGATTTGTATTTAAAGAAATCAAAGAGCTAGCAGATGACTTAACTAATACAATAAATGAAGCGTATGAGCGATAATATAGAAGAAGTGATAATTGAAGCTCCAGTAGCCGAAGTTATCACAGAAGTTTCAGAACCTAAAACAAGGGGACGGAAACCTAAAAATAAACAATACTTTACAAAAGAAACTGAAAATGCAATTTTATTGTATAATCAGTTAGAAAACGAATATGAGCGTAATAGACTTTATGATGCTGAAATTAAATATCCATTTGATAAGTTAGTAGAAAACATTATTCATACTTTTAAATTTTATCACTTTGATGTTCCTTATGAAGATGTAAAACATGAAGTGGTAGCTTTTTTAAATGAAAAAATACATAAGTATGTCGACCCTAATAAGGGTAAAGCCTTTTCATATTTTTCTATTATTGCAAAGAATTATTTGATTATTCATAATAACTCAAATTACAATAAATTTAAAAATACTGAACCTACCGAAGCAATTGACGATGCTAGAAATATTATCAATGAAGTTTTGAGAGAAGAGGAAGTAGCTGAAAAGAAAGAGTTTATGGATTTGTTTGTAGAGTATATGGATAACAATTTAAACGTGTTATTTAAAAAGCAAGCAGATATTCAAGTAGCTGATTCAGTTTTAGAGTTGTTTCGAAACAGAGAAAACATTGAAAACTTCAACAAAAAAGCTTTATACATTTTAATTAGAGATAGGACCGGAGTCAAAACTCAATACATAACAAGAGTGGTAAATGCAATGAAAAATGCTTATGCTGAAATGTATTTTACTTATAAACATACCGGAAACGTTTCTTTAGATAAAGCGAAATTTAAAAAATCAGAATTCCTAGAATAAAGATATTTATTTTAAAGGAATTTATGGATTTTGATATAGAAATTTTTAAAGGAAAGAAATTTTCCGATTTGATGAAAGACATTTACTCTAACAGTTCTAAAAAGGACCGTCAGATTAATATGTTGATTGGCGAGTTAAGACCGCTAATTAAAAACATAGGGGACGCGACAGTAATTGTACCTTTAATCAAAGAATATATAGAAGTAGGTGTTAAGAATGATGAACACCTTGTAAAACTAGCCGCTGTAGTCCAACGGTTAGTTTCTACTAACAATAGAGTACAAACTGATACTGGTAATTCTTGGATTTTATCTGACGAAGAAAAGAAACAGCTTTTAAGTGAGTTAGATAATCTTGCACAAGATGAAGAAACTATTAATAAAAAAGTAGTTGATTTAACTTCACAACAAGATCAAATCGAAGCAGAACTTAACGATATTATAGACGGATTGAATTAATATGAAATATGAAATCTCAGCCGGCGAAGTTTTAGAAGTCATTTATAATGATGATAAACCTAATTTAATATACGGTTTAAAAGTAAAAGAATTAGGAGGAGGTCCAGCTTCTGATGTAGCTGAAGTTACTACTATAACTGCAAAACCATTAAATATAGGATTTTTAAGAATACCTATTGTGGGTGAAGCTGTACTATTAATTAAAGCTCCTTCCTCATATGGTACCTCAATTAGAAATACTAGCGATACATACTATTTAGATGTAGTATCAATGCAATCTAGTATACACCACAATTCATTACCTACTCAAACTGCTAAAACAGTACAAAAAAATATGACTTCTGGCGATGCTGGAAATTATAATTCTGCCGCTGCGGGTAACATTAACAAACCTAAAGACCCTAAAGTAGACGATAACTTTTCAGAAAATGCAAAAGTACAACCACTGCAGCATTATATAGGTGATATGTTAATTGAAGGTCGATATGGAAATTCAATTAGATTTTCTACAACACCTAAATCAGGTAAATTTACAGTTCAGCCAAAATGGTCAAATGGTAAACCTGCCGCCCCAATTACAATATTTAGAAATTCTGTTCAAGAAAAAGGCGGAAAGATAAATGGATTTATTACTGAAGATTTTAATAAAGAAGATAATGTAATAGTTCAAGCCTCTGGACAAAATATAGAATTCGAGCAAGCTTCTAAAGTATTATCTTCAACTAATAAATATAGTTTAACTTCATGGAAAGATGAGAATTGGGGAACCACTCCACAAACCTTAATTTCATCAGGTAGAATTGTATTTAATAGTTTTCAAAAAGAAATTATAGCGTTTGCTAAAAAAGGTATTGCATTGTCTTCTGAAACAGCTATTACAATTGACGCTAAGGACATGGTGTCTCTTAATGCTAAAAAGATGGAATTAGGAACTGGTTCCGAAGAGCCTTTAATTTTAGGTAAAAAATGGAAAGCATGGATGGAAGATTTAATAGATGCTATTGGAGATTTAACTGATATATCTCCGGTAGGCCCTTGCGCTCCTACTAAATCAGATCCACAATGGTCAAAGATAGCTTCTTTAAAAGCAAAAATACCTACTTTATTAAGTGATATTTCATTTACGAAAAAATCGTAAAATACTAGTAAATTAATAAACTAAATAATTATTAAAAAGAATAATATGAACTCAAAAGATTTTATACAAGCGCTTCGAAAAGTAATTCGTGAAGAAGTTTCGACCGCGGTTCGTACAGAGTTAAAGCAGTTTGGTTCCGTGATTACAGAAACAAAAAGACCTGTCAGACAAGAGCAAGCGCCTACATACACTAACACATATAAACCAAAACCTAAACCAAAGCAGACATTTTCAAAAAATTCTATGCTTAATGACATTTTAAATGATACTGGAGGATTTCGTTCTGAAAACCCTTATGCATCGTTAAATGAAAGTATGGTTGATTATAGTGGAGATTTTGATGAATGGCCAACAATGCAAATGGGAGCAAGACCTTCAATGACTATGTCCAAAGCTGCTGCAATTCCAACTACTGATCCAGAAGGAAGACCTATAAACCCAGCAAATGTACCTGAGGAAGTAGTTAATGCAATTACAAAAGACTATTCAGCTTTAATGAAAGCAATTGATAAGAAAAAAGGATTATAATGTCATACGAAAAAAGATATAACACGATTGATTTACTTCCTGATGTAGCAGTTGGAATTAAACTTCCAATGCTAAGATCTGACGGAGTACTATTCGAGTTATCTTATTCAACGGAAGATCAAATAATTTCAAATTTAAAAAATTTAATTCTTACGAGAAAAGGCGAACGTATAATGCAGCCTGAATTTGGAACTACATTACAAGATTCTTTATTTGAACAAAACACGGAATTGTTAGTAACTTCTATTAGAAATTCTATACAAGATGCAGTAGCATTTTGGCTACCATATGTTAGTATTGATACATTAACAGTAGATCCTGTTATAGCAGTTTTAGGAAATCAAGAAGATCATGGAGTAACAGTATCAATTTCAGTTTTATTAAATGGTCGAAAATCAGAACAATCAATTACATTTTTAGTAACAGCAAATTCAATTGAATTAATATAATATGACACAGACTAAAAAAGATATAAGATATCTTAATAAAGATTTTGGACAGTTCAGAGCAAACTTAATTGAGTTTGCAAAAAATTATTTTCCAAATACTTACAACGATTTTAATGAAACCTCTCCTGGTATGATGTTTATAGAAATGGCATCTTATGTAGGCGACGTTTTATCATATTATACGGATAATCAATTAAAAGAATCGTTTTTGCAATTTGCAGATAATAGGCCTAACATTTTAGCATTAGCACAAAATGTAGGATATAAAACAAAAAACACAATTCCGTCAACAGTTGATTTAGATGTATTTCAATTACTTCCAGCAAAAAATAGCGCAGAAGGAAAAGTGCCTGATTGGGCTTACACTCTTACATTGAAAGAAAATATGATAATAAGAGATGATAAAACTAATTCAGAGTTTAGAACGTTATCTTTAGTAAATTTTTCAGTATCTAGTAGTTTTAATCCAACAGAAATTTCTGTATATCAAGTTAATGATGTTGATAATACTCCTGAATATTATTTATTAAAAAAGAAAGTTAAAACAATAGCAGGTACAATTCAAACTAAAACTTTTAATTTTGGAAATGCTAAAAGGTTTGATAAAATATTAATTGAAGACACTGATATTATAGAAGTTCTATCAATCACAGACTCTGATAATAATGAATGGATTGAAGTTCCATTTTTAGCTCAAGATATGGTATTTGAAACTATTTCAAATACTGTACAAAATGATCCGGAGTTGTCAGCGTATAATGACGTTCCATATCTTTTAAAATTGAAAAAAACTGCTAGAAGATATATAACTAAATTTCGTTCTGATAAAAATTTAGAAATACAATTTGGACCGGGAGTATCGGATAACGACGATCAAGAATTAATTCCTAATCCTGATAATGTAGGTTCTAGTTTAAATGGATTACAAATTCAATTTGATCATCCTATAGATCCTTCAAACTTTATGTATACTAAAACATATGGTATAGCTCCTTCTAATACAACATTAACCGTTAAATATACGACAGGTGGAGGACTTAAATCTAATGTATCTGCAAATACATTAAAAAATATTGCTTCTATAGAATATCAAATAGACTCACAAAATTTAGATCCTACATTAATAGGTAGAATCAAAGCTTCAGTTGCATGTACCAATCCAACTCCAGCAGCTGGAGGTAAAAGTGAAGAAACTTTAGAAGAGATTAGACAAAATGCAATGGCTACTTTTGCTACTCAACAAAGAGCAATTACTGCACAAGATTATATTATTAGATGTTATTCATTACCTCCTAAATTTGGGTCTGTTGCAAAAGCATATGTAATTCAAGATCAGCAAATTAATCCTGATAATGGACAGCAAATGATTAATAATCCATTAGCAATTAATTTATATACTTTAGGTTATAATAAAGATGGTAATTTAGTTGAATTGAACCCAGCAGTAAAAGAAAATTTAAAAACGTATATTAACCAATATAGAATGTTAACTGATGCTGTAAATATTAAAACAGCGTTTGTAATTAATATTGGGATAACGTTTGAAATTATTACTTTACCTGAATATAATTCAAATGAAGTTCTAATTAAATGTGTTGATAAAATGAAGTCAATATTTGACAGTAAAATGTGGCAAATTAATCAGCCAATAGTAATGTCAAAAATATATACTGAGTTAGATAGAGTTGAAGGTGTTCAATCAGTTACTTCAGTAAAAATATTAAATTTATATAATACCACAGACGGTTATTCAGGAAATGTATATGATATTCCAGCTGCGACAAAAGCAGGAGTAATTTATCCTTCATTAGACCCAAGTGTTTTCGAAGTAAAATATCCTAACTCAGATATAGTAGGTAAAGTCGTTTCTCTATAAAAAATTAAATTATGATTTGGTCAATACCAGCATTACAAGATACAACCATATATGAAAAAGATCAGTATAGAAATGCAGGTCTAGATCAAATATTAGAACTTCGAAGAGAAGGAAATTTTACTACTAGCAGTTTTACAGAATCTAGGATATTAATGAAATTTGATATTTCACAATTACCTACAATATTATCACAAAACGGAATTTCTATAAATGATATATCTGCTAGTTTAAAATTATACACTGCTCAAGAATATGAACTACCAGCAACTCGTACGATAGAAGTAAAAGCTTTAGTAAATAATTGGAAAAATGGGTCTGGATTTCATTATTTCCCTGCAGGAATTCAAAATTCAGATTCAACTACAGACGGAGCAACTTGGATTACTACTCAAGGCACTGGATCTGCAATATGGTCAACAGGATCTGGTATTGATACTAATTATAACAAAAATCCAGGAGGAGCTTCTTGGTATACTTCTTCTATAGTATCACAATCATTTAGTTACAAAACTCAAGATGATGTTAATTTAGATGTAACTCAAATAGTAAAAAATTGGGTTAATAATGTATATGACAATAATGGAGTTGCAATTACATTAAAAAATTCAGAATTAACAGGTTCAAATATACCTAATACAAATATTCAATTTCATTCCTGCGATACTCATACAGTATACGAACCTCATTTATACATTAGCTGGACTGGAAGTTTAACATATTCAACAGGTAGCTTAGGAGCAATGACTTTTGAAGACGACCCAATTGTATATGTAAGATCATTCAATGCAGAATTTTTAAAAGATAAAAAGAACAGAATTTTAATTGCATCTAGACCTAAATATCCTAGACCTGCATTTACTCAAAATTCTACTTTTGCTGGAATTAAAGCATTGCCTAAAAACTCGTATTATCAAATTAAAGATGCTCATAATGATCAAATAATTATTCCTTATAGCGAAGCAACTAAAATTAATACAAACACTTCAGGAAGTTATTTTGATTTTTACACTACAATGATGTATCCTGAAAGATATTATAAATTTGAAATTCAAGCAAATTTCACAGACTTTACAGATTACTTTTCATCAAATGAATTTATTTTTAAAATAGTTAAATAAAATGGCAATATACGAATTACATGAATTTGATAAAGATAAAGTATTTACTGGAGAAATTAAACCTTCAAAAGTAGCACATATAAAATATAATCCTTACGAAAAAAATTCTGTAGGGCAGACTGTTATTGATATTAATAAAGATTTAAGTCATGTTAGAAATTTTATAAACTTAAATACTACCAAAGCTTCTCAAGAAAAATTTAATCAAGTTGTTGATATTGAAATTAAAGAATTTTTACCTACTTTAATCGACACTACTATTACAGATTTATCTAATAAAGTTTCTGAATTAGAAGGAGTTAAAGCAGAACTTGAAACAATTCATGTATTACATACAGAAAAAATAGATAGATTAAATAATCAAATTGCAACGCTAGAAGCTAAAGCAACAATGACACCTAAGGTATTAGTTAATAAAATACCTGATACATTATTAGCAAAAAGTACATTAGTATCTAGTACTGCTAAAGATAGGTTGCTATCTAAAGGTAGACAAGCTATAGCAGTTATTGAAGCTACAGGAAACTTTACAATATATACAGGAGAGTTTGATGAAAATGGTATACCATTGCCAAATACCACTCCAGAAATTCAATTTCAAAAATCAGTTATTGACAGTGATCAAGTTAGTTTTGTAAATAGATCATATCCATCATGGGGTTCATTTATAAATACATATGGAATTTGGCCATCAACATCTAATGAAGAAAACACAAACGGCACCTTTAAAAGATATGTATATATAGAAAAAGACGGTAATTATGGATTTAATACAACTGCTGACAATGCATGTACTGTCTATATAGATAATGTAAAAGTTGCTACGGGCGAATCATTCAGAGCTAATATACCTAACGTAACTAGTCAAAAAGTTTTATTAACTAAAGGATGGCATGCATTGAAAATTGCATATTATAATGAAACTGGCCCTGGAGGGTTTGCTTTAACAATCACAGCGCCAGACGGACCGTTAGTGCCAGTAACAAAACAAGTTACTACTAAAGAGTGGGTAAGAGATACAATGGGCGGTCAATACGGATTTGGCTTTCAGGAATATAAAGATGTTACTAAAACAGTTACTGTAAATGAACCATCTCCGAAAGGTGGAATAATATGGGATACTAGAACATATAAAGCAGCAGATTCTAGAAACTCAACACTTCCTATAGAAGCGAATGGAGCTCCTTACGTAATGTGGATATATCCAGGAGCTACAGATAACGACGGTCTAGGTCAAATTGAATTAGCTAAAACTAAACCTTCTTGGGAGTTAATGTGGGGTTCAGGAAGAACTAAATTATCAAAATTAGCAAAAGTCGTTTTAGATGATAATGGTATTTTAAACCTATATGAAGGAAAATACTTAGTGTGGTCATCATACGCATTTTAATACCTACAATCTTTAACTTTAATATTTATATTAAAGACAAATATAAATGCTGACAGTTTACACAAATCAGAATGAAATTCTAAAATCAACCGGAGCTACTCAAGGTTCTAGGTTAGAAACTGTTGATAAAGAACTTCTTGATGTAAGGAATTTCGCTATTACATTTAATAAAGGAACTCTCCCTAATTTAGAGATGCACGTCTATACACCAGACGGAGTATATTTAACAGGAAATCACAAAACTTTATACAAGATTGAAAACAATGATACTACCTCTCAAAAGGTAGCATATCAACATTTATCAATAGACAATGTAAAAGAGTTAGATGCTTTAGGAATTTCTAGAGGTCAGTATAAAATTGTATATAATTTATTTGATAACCTTTTAGGTTCATATGAAGGGCAAAAAGCTTTTATAAAAGAAATATCTCCTTCTAGAAGAGAATTAAGAGTTCAGCTATCACAATCAAGTCCAGGTCTTTTATCTCAATTAAAATCTTTTAAAAATAGATGGGAGCAATTAACTAATGATGATATTTTTGATTCATTTGTTATTAACTTTGGATTTAACGAAACTTATCAAATTATTAATTTAAGATTTGATACAGATTCTGACATACCTGAAATTGTCGTAAAACTTTACGAGCCACTTACTTCTAAATTTGGAGAAAAATCTAAAATTTGGTTTTCGGAAGAAATTTTAGTACCTATAATAGAGTCTGTATCTATTGTACCAAAACATATAGGAGACCCTGTTAATACATTAGCTGCTCCTAATTTTGAATTAGAAGGAACTGACGGAGGTTCAATTGCTACTAATTTTAAATCTTGGAATGATTTACTATCTGAAAATATGTCTACTTCTCAACAGCTAGTAGATAACTATTTTTCAGGGTCTTTATCTGGAATTAAATTACATATAAATTACAGAGACTTTTCTAGCTTTATTCATTATGGGTCAGCAGTAGAAAGAGTTAAGAATTTCAAATATAAATTAGAGTTAATTGAATATTTTACAGGACAATTAGATTCTTTAAAATCTATAGGAGATACTGAAGTCGTTAATGTTAATATACAAGACACTTATCAAAAACGAAACCGAGTAGTTTCAGGATTCGATGATTTTGAAAAATATTTATTTTTTGAAAATTCAGGAAGTGCATTATATTCTCATGTAGATAATACTTCAGGTTCTATTAATCCATGGCCTAAAAAAGGAATTTCAAATACTACTTATACTTGGGCAGCTGCTTTTGAATATTGGAGTCAAGCTTACACGACATGGAATACATATGCTTCATATGATCCTTATAGTTATTTCGCAGACATAGCAGAAACAACATCTACTGCGGGTACAGACTATTACTATAATTTGCTAGAACAAGCTGAAATCTACGATAAATTTAATGTGCATGCCTTAACAAATACAGTGCCAATGCAAATTCAAAATTCGTCTGATGGTGAAGATTATGCATTGTTTGTAAACATGATATCGCAGCATTTTGATATTTTATGGACTTACATTAATAATTTAACTTCTATAAAATATAGAGAAGAACACCCTAAAGATGGTATGCCTGATGATTTACTTTATCACGTTGCAAACTCAATGGGATTCAGTCTATTAAATGGTAAATCTACTTCTGAATTATGGAAATATTCGTTAGGTACAAATTCAGACGGAACTTTAAATTCAGATTCAATAGCAAATGTTAATACTTTATCTGACGAATCTAATACCAAAGAAGTTTGGAGAAGAATTGTAAATAATTTACCTTATATATTAAAAACAAAAGGAACGTCTAGAGCAATTAAAGCTTTAATGACCTGTTTTGGTATACCACAATCCGTATTAACTATTAAAGAATATGGCGGGCCTTCTACATTCACAGACAATGACCATTTTCCAGAATATGTTCATGATGTGTATCATAAAGCATGGAATGCAAATGGATTAACTAATTTACGTCTCCCAGGAAATAATTTAGATAACGGGACTGGAACTTTAGTAACTCCTAATACATTAGAATTTAGATTTAAAACAGATAATAATTATACATATGACTATGGCAATTCATATACAATATTACAAACACAAAATAGTGTCGTAACATTACAACGTCAAAATAATTACAATAATTTAGGTTCAATAATTTATACTGATAGTACTAATACTATTCAAGTTAATAATCTAGAAATATTTGATAACAGCTGGCATTTGTTAACAATAGATCAAACTAACGGTACTATCACTGTAAAAGTAGCTAAATCATTATACGGTAAAACGATCTATATAAATTCAGGTTCATGCCTTCAATTCTTACCAGTTTTTAGTAATGCAAATCCAATTGAATTTGGGTATGCATTTAAAGGTCATATACATGAAATTAGATTATGGTCTGGTTCGTTAGATGATAATACTCTTATTGAACATGCACAATCTCCTGCATCTTATACATATGATGTTAATAGACATACTCGAGCAACGGGTGAAGAATCTTTAAACCCATATAAACATTTATTGCAAAGATTTACATTATCAGATTCTAATTTTACAAATGGAAATTATTTTTATTCCACTCATCCAAATCAAACTATAAACATAAGTGGGTCAGGAGCACATCTTTATGTAACCTCACCTAGTAATTTTGTTTTAGAAGGATTTGAAGAAACGTATCATACGCCATCTCCTTCGCTAGGAGGTTCAAGTTTATATACAAACAAAGTACGAATTGAATCTTCTTCATTAGACCCTAATAAAAGATTAAATACTAAAACAAGGGTAGAAAAATCTTCATACGACAGATATTCTGTAGATTCAAATAGAGTAGGCGTTTACTTTTCTCCTCAGACTGCAATTAATGAAGATATATTCAATCAATTAGGATATTTTGAAATTGACGATTATATTGGAGATCCAGGAGATACTTACAATGAATCATACAGTGAGTTAACTACCTTTGCTAAAGACTATTGGTTAAAATATGAAAATCGAAATGACTTTGAAGCTTATTTCCGAGCTTTAGAAATTTATGATTTTACTTTGTTTAAGTACATTAAAAAATTACTTCCACAAAGGTCAAATGCAGTGGTAGGTTTAGTTGTAGAACCTAACGTTTTAGAACGAAGTAGAGTAAGATTAAATAGAAAACCTACCATTGAAGATTTAACTCATGAGACAGTCGTTGCTGAATTCAATCTTCCGATGGGTATGGAATATGAAGATTTATTAGGAGCTGTTGAAGAAACAATTTTACCTCCTAATTTTGATTATGATGCTGATAAACAAGCTGTATTAAATGGCATTCAATTAGATACTAATATAGATTATGATAATATAGGCCAAGCAGAATTGTCTGGAATTGCGTTAGAATACTTAATGGATTATGATGCTAATAAACAAGGATTGATATTAAATGCAGGAGTGCCTGTATTAACCGACTCTAAAATAGATAAAGCTAAAAACGGAACAATTTCTAGAAAATTAACATCTACAGGAACAGTATCTAATATACCTAAAACTACAATATCAACTAAAATTGATACTATTAATAAAACGGGTAATTCATGGATTCAAAATAGATATGTTGGTCAATATAAATTGACACAATCTGGTTCATATAGCCCAATACAAAAATTCGTGTCTGGTTCTAGACAATCGAACACATTACAAAAATTGAATTATTTTTATAGCACAGCTGCTTCAGCCTCAGCACAAAAACCATATTCAGCTTCATATTCATATGCTGATGTACATAGAGAACCATCAGCCGGTTGGAGAAACGCTAGATACTCTGGATGCAAATTATCAGCAGCTGCAATTAACGTTAATTCAGCAGAAACTGTAGACGGTGGACCTGTAGTTAAAGTAACTAAAGTTAATCCAAATAAAATTGTATTTGCAAATGGTCAGTTAACAACCGTCGACGAGGCAAACACAGGAATTAAAAAGAAATCAATTTAAAATAAAAACTTAGATTTTTAAACATTACATATTTATTTAAAAGAAATTATATTATGGGATACTTAAATAATAGCACGATTACTGTCGACGCAATTCTAACAAAAAAGGGTAGAGAATTGCTAGCACGCGGTAAAGATGAATTTAAAATTACTCAATTTGCGTTAGCTGATGACGAAATTGATTACGATTTGTGGAACCCTGCACATCCATTAGGAACTAATTACTATGGAATTATTATTGAAAATATGCCGTTGGTAGAAGCAACAGCTGACGAATCAAATATTATGCGTTATAAATTGGTAACATTACCAAAGAAAACTGCAAGAATACCTGTTATTTCAGTATCACAAACTTCTGCGACACTAACTTCTCCAGGTCAAGTATTCTCAATTGTTCCAACTACAACTAACTTTACTTCAGGTAATGCAACTTTAGGATATACTGCAATTTTATCTAATTCAGATGTATGTTCATTACAAGTTGTTAGTCCAGTAATGGCAGGTGTTAGCCCAACAGTACCTAGATTTATTGGGGATGCAGAAGCTGCGACATCAGTATCAGCAGTTGGATTTAGCTTTAATATTATTGCAAAACAACAATTAGTTTCAGACGTAAGTGCAACAATTACATTAATTGGAAACGAAACAGGAGGAAGAACTACAGTAACAGTAACAGTTAAGAAAACATCATTAGCAACCTCAACAGGTACGCCAATTACTAATGCTAGATAAATTAATAATTTTAATTAAATAAAATACTAGTATGATAAATATAGCAGCCTTAGAAGGTAAAGCAATAGGAACTAAAGAATCTGCAACAGTTTTTATAGTTCAAAACGGCAGAAAATTCGGATTTAATAGTCAAAATGGATATGATACATATGCAAAACTAAACCCGGGTTTAGGTCTAGGTCCTACATTCGGGCCAGGCTCAACAGTTTTAATTGTTACTGCAACAGATGCCGCGTCAATACCTGATGGAGGATTTGTTAATGATCAAGGTATACTAATACCTAATGACCCTGTGCCAACAGAAAAAATGCAAAATGAGTTAGAGCAAAGAGCTTTTGGAATGGCAAATGAAATGGTAAAACAGATCAGAATGCAGCAGCAAGTAGCCGCTTCAGGAAGAGTATTTACTAGATTTGAACCAGTATCTGATATATTAGAAAACCAACAAGTTCAAGTAACTTCTGGATTGTTTTCTTCTAACGCCGCTACATTATCCGCTGTATTTACATCATCACTGCAATCAACCACTTCAAAAAATTATTATTACGAGGCCTGGAACGGAATTGCAACTACATCAGAAGCTCAATTTTCAGTAGCTTATGGACATAGAAAAGGTTCAGGCTCTTCAGCAGCTGGAACACAAAATGACTCTCCATCAAGAGCAATATATTCACAATATAGATTGTTGCTATTGAATCCAGGAGACACTGTCTTTACATTTAAAGATGGTACATCATCAGATTCAATTTATGCAATTAATTATAACAGATCAAGAGTAAAAGATAGATTAGACCCAGGTAACTGGCAAATGACATTAGCTCAATTATCAGGTTCGACTGTACCAAACGCTTCACATACCGGTTCAAATGTTAAAGTACAAACATTGAATCCTAATTTTATTACATTAATTGATGATTCAGGAGATTTATATAATTTAGGTACTGCCGGAACAGGTAATGTATACAATATTGTATCAGGGTCGCTAGCAAATGGAATTTTTAATCCAACTGCGCCAGTATATTATGGATTAATGTATCCAACTTTTGGAGTAGCTATTCTTAACGACGTCGTATTAAATGCATCAGCTTCATTTAACTCAGTAACAGGTTCAAATATAGCAGGAGATAATGCATGGAAATTGTTTACTTCTATTTCCGGAGCATTTAGTGCAAATGCTACCAATTTTGCAATGCAAGCTAGAAATATTGAAACGATTACATCAACTCATTATTTCGTTCGTGTAAAAAATGGAGAATATAATTTTTCTAATAACCCAACATTTACGACAGGGTCTGTAGGAGAATTTGCTCAAGCTACATTTATTGGAGATCCTAAAACATATTTAACGACAATTGGTATGTATAATGATCGACAAGAACTGCTAGCAGTTGCTAAATTGTCTCAGCCAATTCAAAAATCATTTTCAGTTGAAACCTTAATTAAGGTTAAATTGGATTTCTAATAACAATTAATTAATACAATATTAATATGATAAGGTACGTAGATAACAGTCTAGATAATTTAAACGACGGCTCTTATAACCCTGGAGGAGACAATTTAGGAGGAGGGTATGGAGGCGGACGTTCGTCTAATGGCTTCGGAGGATTTTTTGGAGGCTCGACACGTGGCGGCGGTTTAGGAGGTTCTTTCATTCCACCTAGACCAGTAGCCACTCCACCAAGACCAATGCCGGTACCTGTAGTAGTAACTCCAACGCCTACTCCAACTAATCCAACGCCTACTCCAGTAGTAGTTCAGCTACCACCGCCACCGCCGGCGCCAGTAGATATTATAGTTAAACCGGAAGTTAGAGCAGAAATTGAAGCTTCAGCAGCGCAGTTAGCTAATGATATAGTTAAGCAAATAGTTGATCAACAAAAACCAGCAGAAGGAGGCAGAGTATTTTCTAGATTTGATCCTACAACAGATATAGTTGAAAATCAAAAAGTATTTTTAACGACAGGATTGTTTTCAAATACCACATACGGAGTTTCAGTTAATGCAGCAACAATGTCTGTAATGTTTACTGGGTCAATTCAAAGCGCAGCATCTAAACAATATTATTACGAAGCTTGGAATAAGAATTTTAATATTTCAGAAGATGCTGAACCACAATTTTCAGTAGCTTATGGTCATAGAAAAGGTTCAGGTTCATCAGCTGCGGGTACTGCAAACGACTCACCGAATAGAGCAGTATATTCACAATATAGGCTATTAACACTAAACCCTGAAGATACTCAATTTACATTAAAAGACGGAACTTCGACAGATTCTATATATGCTATTAACTTTCAAAGAGCTAGAATTTTAGAAAAAGTAGATCCAGGTAACTGGCAGTTAACTTTAGGGCAACTTTCAGGTTCGTCAGTAGCAAATAATGTGCATACCGGTTCAAATGTTAAACTAGCAAATAGTCCTGGTTTCGTTTCATTAATTGACGATTCTGGAGATACTGAACAAGACAATGTAACGACAGTAGGAAGAGTAGTTAATGTAGTTTCAGGCTCTATATTAAATGGAATTTATAATCCTTCATCACCTGTTTATTATGGTTTAATGTACCCAGATATGGGTATTATTATTTTAGACGGAAATAAATTAAATACAAATCTTTCATTTAATACCGTTACTGGATCTAATATAGCTGGTGATAATGCATGGAAATTGTATACTTCTATTTCAGGAGCATTTAGTGCAGATCCACTTAATTATTCATTTCAATCAAGAAATTCTGTAGTTAGAACATCAGCGCATTATTTTGTAAGAGTAAAAAATACGGAATATAATTTTTCTAATAATCCTACTTTTGTTACTGGTTCTGAAGGAGCTTTTATGCAACCAACTTTTTTAGGAGACCCGACAGTGTATATCACTACGGTAGGTATGTATAATGATCGACAAGAACTGCTAGCAGTAGGAAAATTATCTAAACCAATTCAAAAATCATTCTCAAAAGAATCTTTGATAAAAGTTAGATTAGATTTCTAAAAATTTATAAAATATACCATTAAGTAGACTCTTTGATATTTATATTAAAGAGTCTATTTTACTATATATGGGAAAACCAGGAGTATTTAAAAAAATAAATGATCAAGATAAAACGATCACACCATTCAAGGTTCACAGATCTTGGAGTTATGAAACTACAGCATCTTTAGAACAAGACAGTATACGAAGATTAGTAGCTATTAAACCTAATCATGCAGTTTATGACGGAGGAAAAGTTACATTAGATTCATGGCAAACTCAAGCAGAATCAGCATCACTATTAATTAACCGATCTTTAGATTCTGAGGCGTCAATGGTTTGGTATAGCTTAAATCATTTATATTATAAGCGAGCAGGCCGGCCGTTTGAAACTTTTGGATATTCAGATCCAGCAGCTATAGAAAGAACTATATTTGACGAAGCTTCTGTAATTTCAATACCTCAAGTAAAATTTGGAGAAGCAATTCAACCAGGTTCAGTAATATTAAATATACAAAATGCAGTTTCTAAAACAACAATGTCATTAGTAGATGACGGAAAAGGCAATTTAATAGATACTGCATTAAGCAGTTCTATATCTAATGAATTGTTATATTTAGGATTTAATGCAATGACTTATTCTCCATTTTGGAATGGAAACCCAACTTCAACTTGGTATAATGAATTTCCTGAAGTTGTAGCTCCTGTTCAAAATGACACTACAATTCAAGAATTAGAAGTTATTGGTAAAAATCTTTTAATTGTACCTGCAGATAAAGGATATAATATAATAGGTAAGGCAACTTCATTTCCATATGGAAACACTGTATTATTCAATCAAAATTCATATATACGAATTCCTAATAATGACACTTTAAATTTTAAACGAAGTGAAGATTTTGCTATTGGAATGTGGTTAGGTCATAACAGTATAGCTTCTGCTCCGAAAACTGGCAGTATCTTAACTAAACGAACTACTACAAAGAAAAATATAAAAACTGCTAAAGGAATAAATCAATTAGCTGATTATAATTTTCCAATAAGTCAATATCCATATGACATTAGAGTTTTCAGTGGATCTACATTAGAATGTAGAACATCTGACGGCTCACAAATAACTTCAATTACTAGTTCATTACCTCCTAATAATCTTAATCATATACTATTACAAAAAACAGGTTCTAATTTTCAATTGTATGTTAATGGAGCTTTACAAGGATCTAAAACAATGTCTAATGAAAATATTCATAATGAAGCTGATATATTTATAGGTTCGTTAGGATTAACAAATACAGGAGCTGTAAATCAAGGATATAATGGTTCTTTAGATGAAGTTATAGTATTTAGTAAAGGATTAAATCAAACAGAAATCAGTCAATTATGTTATACAGGATCTTTAAATTTAATGACTACTAATACAAATGCAGTTGGTAATGTATTTTACGAACATGGAATGGTAGTAATTTCAGATCCTAGAACAAAATATACTTCAGGCTCATTTAAGTTATTTAATGATGCTTTATATAATTACAAAACAGGTCAGCAGCAATCTGGATGTTTAGATCAATTTTATTTTGAATATAATTCAACAGTAACTTTATATGAACATGAATATGTATGCAGAGCAAAAGAAGATGAATTTAATTTTACTTCTAACGCTACTATAAGACAAAATAACGATGAAAATTCAGAAATTCCTAAAGATTTTGTATCTAACGAACATTTTGCTCCTTATATAACGACAGTAGGATTATATGACAAATATGGTAGATTATTAGCAATAGGAAAATTAGGAACACCAATTCACAAACGAGATGATGTCGATCTTAACTTAATTGTTAGATTTGATATGTAATAAAAATAAATGTTATGGCAAAAAGAAGAGCACCTTACAGCGTAAAAGCAGTAGCAGCAAAATATGGATTCAGAAGTGGTTTAGAAATGACTATCGACGAATCTTTAAAATCAAGGGGTGTAGACGGAGAATATGAAAAGCATATTATTCAATATACTAAACCTGAAACAAAGCACAAATATCATCCTGACTTTAAATTGCCAAATGGCATTTTTGTTGAAACAAAGGGTAGATTTTTGACTGCTGATAGAAAGAAGCATTTACTAATCAAAGAACAAAATCCAAATTTAGATATTAGATTTTTATTTCAAAATTCTAAAACTAAAATATCTAAAGCCTCTAAAACTACATATGCAGATTGGTGCATCAAGTACGGGTTTAAATTTGCAGATAAAGAAATTCCAGATGATTGGTTAGTTTAATTTTGATTATGCGAAAGATTATTATATATTAGTCTTGATGGTAAATACAAAGTTAATTCATTTAATAGATTCGGTTTTAGGAAAGGGTAAAGTTACTAATAAAGGTAACCAAGCTCACTCCTGCCCGTTTTGTCACTCTACTAGACGTAAATTAGAAGTGCAGACAGTAACTAATGATAAAGGAGAAAATCCATGGCATTGTTGGGTTTGCAATAAGTCTGGAAAAAAGATATCTACACTGTTTAAAGCGCTAAATGTAAGCAGAGATAAAATAGCAGAATTATATAAGTTACTTAACACCCAACCCAAATATAGCTCATCTACAAACTCCGCTTATACAGCATCTACGACGGCCCTAGACCTGCCTAAAGAGTATATTCCATTATATAAACATTCTGAGACAACCGAGTACAAAAATGCTATTCATTACTTAAGATCAAAGCGAAAAATAACTTTATCTGAAATAGTAAAATATGGCATAGGTTATTGTGAGTCAGGAGAATATGCTAAAAAGATAATCATTCCTTCTTACAACACTGAAGGCAAATTAAATTATTTTGTGGGAAGAGCTTATTATGATGTAGACTTTAAACACAAAAATCCAGACGTATCTAAAGATTGTGTTGGATTTGAATTGTTTATAAATTGGGCACTTCCTTTAGTTTTAGTAGAAGGCTCGTTTGATGCTATTGCAGTTAGAAGAAATGCAATACCATTATTTGGAAAGACGATATCAGAAGACTTACGTAAGAAAATTATTGAAAATAAAGTAAGTCAATTGTATATTTGTTTAGATAAAGATGCTCAAAAGCAAGCATTGCAGCATGCAGAATATTTCATGAATAATGGAGTTCAAGTTTATTTTGTAGATTTGCAAGAAAAAGATCCTGCTGAAATAGGATTTGAAAAAATGTGTAGTTTAATAAAACAAACGCCTCCATTAACCTTTGAAAAATTCATTGAATATAAATTATTCGGATAAATGTATATAGAAAATTTAGTTACCAACATAGATAAGATAGATAAAATATATCACATAGCTGATATTCACATTAGAAATCTTAAACGGCATGAAGAATATCTTACGGTATTTAATAGAACTGTAGATAAAATTAAAAAAACAATAGGTCCAAATGATATTATCTTTTTAGGAGGAGATATTGTACACGCAAAAACGGATATGACGCCTGAATTAGTTCAATCAGTTCAAGAATTTCTTAAGATGTTTGCTGATTTAGCTCCTACAATATTAATTACAGGAAACCACGATTGTAATCTAAATAATAAATCTAGATTAGATGCTCTTACTCCTATCGTAAATGCACTTAATCATCCTAATTTATATTATTTAAAAGAGTCTGGAGTTTACAAATTAGCTGATAAACATTTTACAGTAATGTCAGTTTTTGATAAACCTAAAGATTTTATTAAATCAGATGAATTTGAAGGAGATTTTAAAATTGCATTACATCACGGAGCAGTAAATAACGCTTTAACTGATATAGGATTTAGATTGGTAAATGATCATGTTGATATTGATACATTTAAAGGGTATGATTTAACACTTTTAGGAGATATTCATAAACCTAATCAGTACTTAAACGAAGAAAAAACTATTGCATATCCAGGTTCACTTATTCAACAAAATTATGCAGAAGCTTTAATTCATGGAATGTTAGTTTGGGATACGAATACATCTCAAGCAGAATTTATGGAAATTGAAAATGATATGTGCTATTATACTTTAGAAGTTAATGATAGTAAATACGATCCAATTCCAAATGAATTGTCAGACAAATTAATTAGATTAAGAATCAAGTCTCAAAACACAGAATCTGCAGATTTAAAATCTATAATAGGAAGTATAAAATCTAAATTCAATGTAGAAGAATATACAGTACAAAAAATTAATGATTTAACTCAAAACAAATCTAGGGTACAAAAAATTAATATTGGAGATGTAAGAGATGTAGAGTATCAAAATACGTTAATTACTAAATATTTAGAAAATAAATTTACTTTAGAAGATGATGTGTTAGACGGCGTTCGTCATGTTAATAGAACTGTAAATTCAGGATTGCCTACATTAGAAATAAATCGAAATGTATCTTGGATTCCAAAAAGCTTTGAGTTTGCTAATATGTTTAGCTACGGAAAAGGAAACTCTATAGATTTTACTAACATGAAAGGAGTGTATGGATTATTTGCTCCAAACGCAGCAGGTAAATCTACGCTATTAGATGCAATTACATATTGTATATTTGACAAATGTGGAAGAACCTCAAAAGCAGTTGCTGTTCTAAATAATAGATCTGCTTCATTTACATGTAAATTCAATTTTGAATTAGATGGTAAAAATTACTTTATTGAAAAAATAGGAACAAGAGGAAGAGGTAATCACGTACGAGTTGATGTTAATTTTTACTCCGTGGATGATTTAGGTCAAATAACTTCATTAAATGGAAAAGAAAGAAGTGAAACAAACGATCATATTCGAGGTCTATTAGGAACCTATGAAGATTTTGTGCTAACTGCATTGTCAGTACAGAATAACAATTCAGGGTTTATTGATATGGCTCAAAAAGATAGAAAAGATTTGCTAGCTCAATTTTTGGATATTAATATCTTTGAAGATTTATATAGAATTGCTAACGATGACATTAAAGAAGTTGCTACGTTAGTAAAGGAATATCAGCGTCAAGACTTTGGTTCGCAGCTAGCACAAGCAGTTAATGACATTGAGGCATACACAAAAGAGCATAAAGATTATCAAATAGACAAAAGTGAATTAGAAAATAAAATAGATACGCTAAATCAAGAAATTCTATCTTTAACTTCTAATTTAGTTCCTGTTGATACTTCAATTACAAACAAAGATAGATTAGATGAATTAAAAGATCAAGCTATTTTATTTTTAAGTCAATTAGAAAAAAGCGAATCGGATAAGTTAGGTGAATTAAAAGTATATAAAGAATCTTTAGATGAATTGAAAGAAAGTATAAAAGCGTTTAACATCAATGAAATTCAAGCTCGAATTGATGTTCTTGACGGATTACATACCACTGAAAAGAATTTATATGGTCAGGTAGCAAAACTTAAAGCTGAAGTCAGTAATAAGTTAGACAAAATGAAAAAACTTGATGATTTAAAATATGATGAGAATTGTTCTTTTTGTATGGATAATGTATTTGTTAAAGATGCTATTGCTACAAAAGCTTCAATTGAAGAAGATAAAAAACATGCTCAAACTATAGTAGATAATTTACAAATTATCAAAGATAAAATAACTCAACTAAAACCTTCTATACAAGAAAAAGAAGATTATAACAAATTAAATCAAGATATTCACAAAAAATCATCTTTGAAATCTTCAATTGAATCTGAATTGCATCAAATTGCAACTAAACATCATCAAGGTGTTTCTAAATTAAGAGAAGTTGAAACTAAAATTGCAGAATATTTCAAACAGGAAGAAGTTATCAAAGAAAACATGATTATAAATAGTCAGATAGATTCTTTGAATAAAAAAGTAACTGATTTAAAAGATGAATTAAGTATACTTAATGATGATATTTTAACCTGTCATTCAAAATTATTACTATCTGACAAATTAAAAGAAAAAGCTGAAGAGTCTATTTCTAAATTAAAAGACTTAGCACAGCAGTATAAATTTTATCAATACTACTTAGAGGCTGTTAATCGAGATGGAATACCTTACGATTTAATTACTTCAGCAGTTCCATATATTGAGCAAGAAATAAATAATATCTTAAGTCAATTAGTTGAATTTAATTTGATGCTTGAAATGGATGGTAAAAATATTAATTGTTATATTGTGTATGATGATGATAATTTCTGGCCAATAGAATTAACTTCTGGAATGGAAAAGTTTGTTTCTTCATTAGCAATTAGAACTGCATTGATAAATGTATCTTCATTGCCTAGACCAAACTTCTTAGCTATTGATGAAGGGTTTGGTGTTCTAGATTCAGAAAACTTAAATTCAATGTTCAACATGTTTGATTATTTAAAAACTCAATTTTCATTTATGTTAGTAATATCACATATTGATTCAATGAGAGATGTAGTAGACAAATTAATTGAAATAACAAAAACCAACGGATCTTCAAAGATCTATTACATTTAGATATTTATTTAAAATAGATATTTAATAAAATGTAATGGCTAAAAAAGAAATATTTTACCAAGGGTTAGACGCAATTCCAGTTATAATTGAAGATACTTCATTAACTTCTCCTGATTATTTTAGAGTTACAGACCTACCTACACAATTAAATGCAGGTACTAATGTGTTTAAATTTAAAGGAAATGTATCTTTATTTCCTGAAAATTCTGCTGTCTATATAGAAATATTAGATGCAAATGGATTACCTGTTTATTATGAAGTAGGTATTGATTTAGAATCTCAAGAACAGTTAGCAATTGTTACAGTATTTATAAATCAAGATACTACACCAGGAAATGGAAGTATAATAATTTGTAGTACATTAAATCAATCTGCTGAAGGTCAAATTTTAGACCCATCTGAAATCAATTTAAGATGGCAAGTTCCAATATATATTGATATATCTAAAAGGAATGACGGCGAAATAATATTCAGTGAAATTCCAACTGTAACTGTATCTAGTAATTATAGTCAAGTTTCTGAAATTGAATATAGAGATTTAACTTATAACGGTAGTTTAGCATCATTAAGAAGTAAAGAGCAAACTCAAACCGTAAAAATGCAGTATGGTGTTGGTAACGCAGCTACGTATTATTATAACAATGATACTCCAATGCTTGTACTTAACAATGACAAAGGCCCGTTTGTATTAAATGAGCCAAATAGAGGATTCGTAACTTCTTCTTTAGCTGCTGTCATTAACGTGTCTTCAAGCTACATAGTCAGTTTAACGCCTAGCACAGCGAGTGTTGATGTAATACCACAGCAAGTATCTTCAAGTGTTATTTCATTTACTGGGTCTGCTATATTTGCTCAATCATATGCAACTCCTGGAACAGGTAGTCACATAGCTATTTTAAAAGATCCAATGTCATTTGCTATTAATAATAGTAATGACAGATATTATCCTAGCTCTGCTACAATTAGTAATTTACATGTAACGTATACATTATCTAAAAAAGCTGATAATATATATACATTTGAAAATAAAACTCAAAATACATACAATTCAGTTAATGTTAATTTTTCTAAATTAACGCCATTAGTAGGTACAGTAGCCAAGATAAGATCTTATTATAAATCTTCAGGTGTAGGTGAATATATGTTATTAAATGAAACTGATATCACTCAATATGATACGGAATTCGGATTTAATACAGGTTCATTATCAGCTACATTTGCATTACCAACTACACATAAAGGAGAGAAAATAGATTTTAAATTTGAATTTATATCTCCTACAGGATTTGTTTCAAAGCAATATGCTGAAATAAAAAATACTACATTTACAGGAGGAAATAGTTATATTGCCGGCGATGATAATTTAATTACAGGCTCTTTATATGTTGCTGGTTCAACAGGATCTGGAGTTCATATTTCTGGAAAAGGTAATGCTGCTATGATTCGCAGCATAGGGTATGAAGGATTTGCAAAAGCAGTTGCAGGTACAGGAAGAGGTGGATTCGTAATTTATTCAGGTTCAGTTCAGCCTATATTAAACGCTTCTGAAAATTATTCAGGAGTAGGAATTGAATTGTTTGCAAATACTTCATCATATTTCAAATACACAACTTCAGGTTCAGGATTGTTAGATATTAGAACAGATAAATTCTTTTTAGGTAGCACTAATCAATTTATTTCCGGAGCAAATGGTAATATTGAAATTTCATCTTCAAATTTTCATTTAGATGCAAATGGAAATGTTAATATGTCTGGAGATATCAATGCAGTAAATGGTATATTTGAAAATGTATCTATTATTGGGCAAGTGCCTTCAAGCTCTATTGCATCATCTATAAGTAAACAATGGTTATTAGAATCATGGGTCACGTCATCTAGCGACAGATTCAATATTCAATTTGCAATTACTTCATCTGGTAAGCCATATAGTTTTACTGCAGGAGGCACATTTAAAACTGGAATGTTAACATGGACAGCATCTATAGAATCAGGTTCAAAAAATACTTATATAGGATCTTTAGATTCTTCTAAAGTATATGATCCATTTCCTAAATCAAGTTATTTGATTGGAGGAAATCCAGATTTAGTAACCCTTGAACCTTATACATCAGCTTCTGTACATGTAAAAAATACATATCCATATTCAGCTTCATTCACTTCAATGCTAAATTTTGGATTTACTGGGTCTGCATATAAAGGAGGATATGGGTTTGACTGTAAACCAACACCTCCAACTGGATTTAAAAAATGGGCCGAAGTTCATGGAACTTATAACTTAAGTTCATATAATGGTATTGGAATGGAAACGACTTCAAGCACCAGCCATAGTATTGTTAATAATCCATTTTATCCAAATATAGGTACTGCGGATGGTATAGTATTCCCAACCCCACGCGTTAGTTACATACCAAGCTCTTCTTTATATTCTGAATCCAGTTTGCCGTCTTATTTCAATTCCGGTAGTAGAAATGCAGGAAGAATTCAAACAGATGATGCAGTATATGACGGTGCATATACTTTTTGTATAACTAGCGAAATTATAACTTTAGATTCGTCATTAATAGGATTAGATTCATATGGAAGATTAATTAATGAACCGCTAGGTATTCAATTTGCTGCTAAATATTGTGCGTTAAGCACATATACAAAACTATGGGGAGGATATGTAAGACCTGGAGGTGACCCTTCCTCCTATTCCACCACCAGTAAAACCAGCGGAGCTAGTTATAGACCTATAGGAGCTACATGGCCTGAATATTGGAAGCGAGATATTAGATGTGAATTAATTGGAATTGACCCAGTCGACGCATCTGAAAGTGTAATACTATCACAAACTCAATCTACAACGGGTACCATTAATTGGTCTATGTTTAATATACCTTTATCATTAGCTTTAACAACAGAGACTGAAGATGATATTGGGTCTCAAGTTATTTATAATAAATTTAGAATTAAATTATCTTGGAGAAAAGGATGGAGAGCAGATACAGAAGATGACAAAACTTCAGGGCTTATAAGATTTTCTGAAATTAGAGTAATTAATTATCCATCATCTGAAGGGCTGCATGTACCAACTTTACAATTAGAAGACAGTGCATTTTTATCGGATAAACATTCTACGCAACATTACGGAAATTTTAAGCCATCAGAATTAAATGCATATGATTTAGGAAGTGATTTACTTAGTTGGAAAGATATATATACTTCAGGAGTAATTCAAATATCAAATAAGTTTGATCAAATTAAAGTTGGAAATAAAGCAGGTTACGGAAATGATGGAGAAAATTCAACATTTATAGGCTTTTATGCGGGAGCTAATTCGTATGCTAATGATAATTCTATATTAATAGGAAATGAAGCTGGTAGATATGCTAACAGTTCCGCTTCAGATGTAGTGTATATAGGAAAGGCAGCTGGTAAATACGCTTCTGACACTTCAGCTTCTATTTTTATTGGAACTGAAGCTGGAAATAATTCTGAATACGGAGCTTCATTTTCTGAGTATAGTGTTGCAATTGGGGAACAGGCAGGTAAATTTGCATTTAATGCACCACAATCTATTATGATAGGAAGCTCTGCTGGATTCAGTGCTAGTATGGCAAGTAATTCAGTTATAATAGGAACCAAAGCTGGGTATGCTGCGGATACAGCTCAATATTCTATATTATTAGGTTATCGATCTGGTTATGCTATGACTACCGCTAATTCTATTGGATATAATAATATAATCATAGGAAATAATATTTCGCTACCAAGTTCAACAAATAACTCATTGAATATTGGAGGAGTGTTATTTGGAACTGGATTATATGACGATTCAGCCAATCAGTTTGCCGCTAATCCGCCATTAACAGGTTCAGTAGCAAATGGTAAAATAGGTATTAATACACGAAATCCAGCATATAATTTAGATGTTTCTGGTTCAGGAAGATTTACAAATACATTAACTGTAACAGGTTCTTTGTCTGTAAAAGATTTATTGATACTTACACCAAGAACAACTACCCCAACAAGTCCAGCAACAGGCTCTCTTATAATGTCTGCTTCGGGCGCATCTGGAATGTCTTTATTTGCATTTACAGGTAACGGCACAGCTGGAGGCGGCTGGGGACGAGTAGTATTGTCTTCTTAAATCATCAAATGATTTTCCCTTTGCGATATTTATTACAAAGAGAAAGATCAAATGGCAATATCTAATTTAACAGGTCAAAAACCATATCAATCATTTCGGAATTTGATGCAAATATCATCTTCCGGGCAAGTTTATGATGGTCTAGGAAATTTAGTTACGTCTTTACAATTAACAGCATCTTTTGTATCAGGCTCTTCTAATAGCGGAGGCACTGGAGCAGGATTTCCGTTTTCAGGATCTGCAGTAATTACAGGCTCTCTTTTAGTATCAAGTTCACTTACAGTAACAGGATCTTTAAATGTAAGTGGATCAATAACTGCAAATTCAGCAATAATAGGAATTGGAACAACTGCAATAACAACTCCTAGTTATGGATTCACTCCAAACATATCGATAGCTATGAATACCGGATCTTCAGGAGCGGTATTAGGTTTAAGAAATACTTCATCAAGTTTACAACCAGGAGATGCTTTAGGGACTATTCAATTTGCAGGTACAGGAGATACAACAAATATGTATGCTTCTTCTCAAATTAAAGCAACAGTTACACAAACTCCAAGTACTGGTAATTCAGGAGGAGGTAATATTGCAATACTAACTAGCCAAGCAAGTAGTGGAGCCATTCTATTAGAGAGAATGCGAGTTAATTCTAGCGGACAAGTATTAGTAGGACTAACTTCTTCACTAGATACTACTTCTAAACTTATAGTAAGTGGGTCAACTTCTCTATTAGCTTTACTAGTAGGATCAGGTTCATCAAATAGTACACCAATTTATGGAGCTGCACCAAATGCCGTGATAGGTATGAATACCGGATCTTCAGGAGCTGTATTAGAGCTAAGAAATACATCCCAAAGTATATCAGCAGGAAGTATTCTAGGTACTATACAATTTACCGCAGCCGGAAGTGGGGGGACATACTCTTCTACTCAAATTTGTTCAACGGTTACAACTAGTCCTGGTTCAGGTAACTCAGGAGGAGGGAATCTCTCACTTTGGACTACTCCATCTTCGGCAGGAAGCCTAGCAGAACGTATGAGAATTAATTCCTTAGGTAACGTAGGTATTAACACAACATCCCCAAATGCAAAACTAGATGTAAACGGTAATGCAATCATAACAGGATCACTAAACGTAACTCAAGGAATAACAGGTTCTTTATTTGGAACAGCATCTTATGCAATTCAAGCATTAAGTGCTTCTTTTGCACAAACAGCTTCTTTTGCACCTCTATACCTTCCTCTAACCGGAGGAACCATAGACGGTAACTTAACAGTAGCAGGAACAGCTTCAATTTCATACCTAAACGTAACTTTTGAATCAGCATCAGTGATTTATTCCTCAGGTTCAAATCAATTTGGAGATGCAACTAATGATGTTCAAACATTAAATGGTACAGTAATTGTTTCTGGTTCACAACAAATAACTGGATCACTTACAATAGCAGGTTCAATTACATCATCAGGAAATATTGTACCTTCGACAACTGCAACCTATGATTTAGGAACAACTAGTATAAAATTCAGAGATGGTTGGTTTAGTAGAAATTTACACTCTAGTACAACTTGGACAAATAATATAGCTTTTGAAACAACAGATCTAACTGTATATAATTCAAGTGGAACTCAAATTACTGGAAAATGGTTTGGTGCAACAGGAAATCTAGCACTACAATCAGGAAGTGTAACTGCACCAGTAGACGACGGTGTAAACAGACTACAAGTCTCAGGTTCAGCTAGAATAACAAATGGATTAACATTAACAGGATCTTTAACAGTATCAGGTTCAAATACTACTCAACTTGTAGTAGGAACTAATTCACTATTTGTTTCATCAAGTGGCAATATTGGTATAGGAACAACAAATCCAAGCACAACCTTACAAGTTTCATCAGCTACAAATCAAGGTGTTGTTATTGGTACAACATCATACCCTAATTGGATGGGTACAGATGGACTTTATGTAGATGGTCAATTTCGTGCAAATGCTTATCTTGTAGGCAGTGGTGGTACTATAAATTGGGGCGCAAGTCAAGCACGAATCATGGGATATAACCCCTACACAAACTCCGACACCTATCTTTCTTTCTTTACTGGTGGGACTGCTTATGGTGAACGTATGCGTATTATTGATAATGGTAACGTAGGAATAGGTAAAACAAATCCAAGTACAACCCTAGATGTAAGTGGTAGTGTAAGTGTAACAGGTTCTTTATTAGTATCAGGTTCAGCCAGAATAACAAATGGATTAACAGTAACAGGATCTTTATTAATATCAAGTTCAGCAGGTATGACTGTTGATGGAATTAATATTGGTAGAGGTAGTGGATACATAGAAAGTAATACTGCAATAGGTTCTTCTGCATTATATAATAATACTATAGGTACTAATAATTGTGCATTAGGAAGTAGTGCTTTATATACTAATACAATAGGAAATAATAATGTTGCAATAGGTTCCGCTGTTTTGAATAGTAATCTAAATGGATCTCAAAATATAGGAATAGGACAAGGAGCTTTACAAAATAGTTTAGGTAGTAATAATAATTCAATAGGACAAAGCTCATTACCTGAAATTATTTATGGAGAAAACAACATAGCATTTGGAAGATTTGCAGGTAGATATATTGCTGATAAAGCAACACTACTTACATCATCAATTGACAATAGTATCTTATTAGGACATCAAACATCCCCATTAGGACAAGGGCAAACCAACCAAATAGTAATTGGATATAATAGTACAGGTCTAGGTTCAAATACAACAGTATTAGGAAATTCATCTACAGTTACTACTGCTATATATGGTAATCTATTATTAGGAACAACAACAGATATTGCAAGTTCTAAATTAACAGTATCAAGTACCACACAAGGTGTGTTACTACCAAGAATGACAACAGTACAAGTAAATGCGATTGTTTCACCAGTACAAGGTTTAACGGTTTTCAATACAGATTTAAACACACTCTGCTTTTACACAACATCATGGCAAAAAGTAACTAGTACAGCAATGTAATAAATAAAAACAAATGATAAATTACACATGGACCTTTAGTGCTTTTGACTGCACACCAGAAAAAGTAGTAACTTCAATACATTGGAGATACAAAGGAGTAAATGAAAATAATACTTCTCACGAGATTTACGGAGTAATAGCAGTAGGAGAACCTGACTATGAAAATTTTACAGATTTTGAAAATCTATCTTTTGAACAATCAACAGGTTGGATTGAAAATATTTACTCACAACCAAACGAAGAACAAGAACTTACCCAATTACAAATAATGCAAAAATGTATTGCAGAACAAATTGAACTAATAGAGAAGCCTCTATCAATAACGTTACAACCACCATTCTAAAAAACAATTTGTATATAATGGAACAAGATATATGAGTGCTAGTTTCTTCTAGTATTTATCAAGTTACATATTTATATTAAATAAAATTAAATGATTAGAACTGCATTCAATTGGGACAATGCAACTTTTGCTTGGGATGCAAATCCGTTTGGAGCATTACAAAGCTCTAATCCATTTAAGTGGGATGACATTGCATTACTTCAAGAGTTAGCTGGTATAATTCAAACGGGAGGGCATATAGATGATGTAAATCATCATTTAAAAAATAAAAACAAAAAACAACAATTTGTAACTCTTTGGTGTAAAGTGCAAGGCATTGAAACTAAAAGTGCAAAAGAAATAAAAAACTTCAAAGTTAAAATTTCTGACGTGGAAATGGTAATTAAAGAAGTATTTAATTCAATTAAAATAGAACTATAATGTATAAACTATTCACTGATAAAACTGAAAATTTTGAATGCAACGTCAAATTAGAGGGAGCTTCATTAAAAAACAGTGTAGCTAGAATAATAATAGAATCTGAAGATGTTAATTTATTATTCAATGGCACAATCGATTCTAAAGGAAAATGTACTATTCCAATTAAAAAACTAAAAGGACTACTTGGAGAAAATACCAAAGGTACATTGAAATTAGAAGTAATAGCAGAAGATACATATTTTGTACCTTGGACATCTAAATTTTCAGTTGAAGCTGCTCGTAAAGTAACAGTAGAAGTAAAATCACAAAATGCTGATTTAATAGCAGAGTCTGCTCCGAAAGTTCAAATTTCCAATGTAAGAAATTCAAATCAAAACATACCACTTTCTGTTCAAAATCATGTTGTGCGATTAGTGTCTTTGCTAATAAAAGAAAATATCAATTTAGATAATTTACGTTATAAAAAAGACAAACTTAATAACATTGTAGCAACATACCTGCAAAAAAATACAATAAAAGAAGCTCAAAAACCAGAATTGATTCAAGGAATAATTAATAAGTTACCTAAATAATAAGTACTTAAATAACTAGTTATGGCATTACCTAATTTAGCAGGGCAGAATATTGAAACAACCTATCAAAGGATTGTTCATACAGACGGTACTAATTACTACAATGGAGAAGGAACTTTATTAAATATAGGAGGTGGAGGCTCTACTTTTCCATACACCGGTGACGCAGTTATAACTGGGTCTCTTCTTGTATCAAGTTCACTTACAGTTTCTGGTTCGTTAAATGTATCACAAGGAATAACAGGTTCTTTATTTGGAACTTCATCATGGGCACAAAACTCAATAAGTTCCTCATATCCTTTAACAGTAACAGGTAGTACTTTAAGGTCTACATATGTAGGAGGCAACTATGCCGCCAACATTACTAACAGTATCTTTATAGGTAATGCCGCAGGTGCTAATGCAACGCTAGCTTCTAGCTCAGTCTTTTTAGGATTTCAAGCTGGTACAAACGCACCAAGATCTTCTAATTCAAACTTTATAGGTTATCAAGCAGGTTATCAAGCAACAAGTGCTAGTAACTCAAACTTCTTAGGTGAAAAGGCCGGTCTAAGTGCCCAATACGCTAATAATTCAAATTTTTTAGGAAATAATGCAGGTTGGTTTGCACCTTCTGCTAACAACTCAAACTTCTTTGGTCAAAGTGCAGGTTACAATGCCCAATACGCTAATAATTCAAATTTTCTTGGTTCAGGTTCAGGGTATAGTGCGAATTTTGCTAACAACTCAAACTTTTTAGGTCAAAATGCAGGTGCAAACGCAACCAATGCTTACTATTCAAACTTTTTAGGGTTGAAAGCTGGTGCAGATGCAACTAATGCTTCATATTCAAACTTTTTAGGTCTTCAAGCTGGTTATCAAGCAACAGCTGTAAATAGTTCAAACTTTATTGGTACAAGTGCTGGTTATCAAGCAGCTAGTGCTAGTTATTCAAATTTCTTTGGATTAGGAGCTGGAACAAGTGCAATAAGCGCTAGTTATTCAAACTTCTTAGGGTACAATGTTGGTAATGTAGCTACATCAGCCTCATACTCAACTTTAATAGGATACCAAGTAGGGTATGCGACGCTATACCAAAATAGTATAGGACCAAATAATATTATAATAGGTACTAATATAACCCTAGCACCACAACAAAAAGATTCTATTAACATAGGAGGAATTATATTTGCAACTGGCTCTTATTTCTCAAACGCAGTATTCTCCACTCCATTCTCAGGTTCGGTATCAGGAGCTAAAGTAGGTATAGGTACCTCAACTCCACAATATACGTTTGACGTGTCCGGTTCCGGAAGATATACAAATGCACTAACTGTATCAGGTTCAATAACATCTACATCTGGATTTATTAAACCAGGAGCTGGTTCTCAATACCTATTAGCGGACGGTACCACAACATCAGGAGGTGGAGGAGGTGGAGGATCAACTTTTCCATACACAGGTTCAGCTTTAATAACAGGATCTTTAGGAATAACAGGTTCACTATCAACCCTAGGTTTTGATGCTACGATAAACGGAGTAACTGTTGGTAGAGGGCAAGGTAATATAGGAACTAATACAGCAGTAGGTAATAGTGCACTTATAGTAAATACAACAGGAAGAAGTAATGTAGCTTTAGGAAAGGATACTTTAAGGCACAACAGTATAGGAGAGAATAATACAGCAGTTGGATTTTCTGCTGGATCAGAAATTACTGAAGGATCTAATAACCTACTTATAGGATTTAGTGCCGGAAACAGCATTACTACCGGAACTAAAAATATACTAATAGGAGATGATAATAGTACTTATCCGGACCTTGGTACAGCATTTAACGGTCAAAATACTCTAAGTATATCCAAAGGTGATACCGCTTTAGGAACAGGACTACCCCATATATGGGCACCAGATACCGTTAGCATTGAGTCAAATAGTTCAATGTTTGTAATTACAGTAAAAGCTGCTAACTATAGTTCAATGTTTGTTGAATATACTATTGAAGATACAAATGGAAGTTTACGAGCAGGGTATATAAAAGGTGTTTGGAAACGAGACCTTTCTAAAATAAAATGGACAGAAGATACAACAGACAGTATTGGGGATACTTCAAAGTACGTATTTGACATTTATGATGCTGGAAGTGAAAATATTGGATTAAGATTAACAAACACTGATGCGTATTACGTTTACTGTAACGTAACATCAAGATTGTTAGCAAGACCTGAAATCCCTTAACAATTTAAAAATATAAAATATGCCAACAAGTCCTAATACACATTGGAAAGCGACTCCAAATAAAACAGACCACTTAACATCAGGTTTTACAAGTAAAGTAATATACAATTTCCAATTTACAACAGGAGTAGAAGTTCCAGACCACGCGGATGTTTTTGGTTCTATACAAGGTTATGATATAAACACAAAAGGCGACTTTCATCTTCCAAACAGCTATTTTGCCGGAGATAATGGTCAAGGATTTAGAATAACTATGTATTTTTTAAAACTAGTAGATGGAAATAATATGTCACTCAATCAATCACTTTGGAATAGGTCAGGGCTGAGTGAAGTTGTAATAGCATCACCAATTGATTCACCCGGAATAAACTCAAATGGGGGAGAAACATTAGCCAAATACGAATGCTACCTTACTAAATTTACGGTACCAGCAGATGCTACATACATACAAGCTACAGGAAATATTATATATTCTGTAAAAGGAGATGGAAGTGGTATAGCTATGACCCCTTTCAACAACTATGTAGCTATAGATGTAAACGGAGGATATGATTTGTATATAAAAAATGGATGTGCAGATACAATTAGAGTAGTAAGTTTAATGGTAGAAGAAATAAGTTAACAATGGAAACAAAACAGTTATCACAACAAGAGTTACAGTTACAATTGGAGGAGCTTTGAAACTTGGTAGATTTACTAATTTTCCTGATAATCCTGTAAATGGAATGTTAATAATGTATGGGGACAGATTACAATAAAGTAGTCTAAATGTAAATTACATAAATTCATTAAGAGTTATCAAGTTACATATTTATATATAAAATAAAACTCAAATGGCTATAACGAATTTATCAACCCAGCATATATCTGCTTCATATCAATATTTAGCTCAGATATCACCGTCTGGAGACATTTACGATGGTTTAGGTAACCAAATTACTTCATTAAATTTAGCGAATGCAACATTTAATTCAATAAAAAATGCAGATTCAGCTTCATATGTCAATACATTAAATCAAACATTAATATTATCTGGCTCATTAAGAGTATCAGGCTCACAAAATTTTGTAGGAACTAAAACACTTTCAGGATCTATTTTTATAACAGGTTCTAAATTTATAGTAGGCGATAATTACATAACAGGTTCACATAACGTGTCAGGTTCAATAACACTGACAGGGCCTTCTATACAAAATTCAGCTTCATTAGGGTCAACATTAATTTCCGGTTCAATGGAATTTGACGGTTCAACATTTTATAGAACAGTTGATTCTTCAGGAAGAACTTTAAATGCAAATCATCATTTATTTTATTTACCTACATCGATAGCTCATACAGCATCTATTCAAACAGACGCATTTTCAGGTTCGTTAAACGTATTCCAAATGCAAGCTAATTCATTGTATGAAGTACAATATAATTTATTTTATACTAAAACAGGAAACGGGGCAGTAACTTGGAATATTTTCAGTGTTGATCAAACTATGCAAAATATACACGCTACTATAGATGCTTCGGCAGCTGGAGGAACCAGTCATTATTATGCTACAGATGCATTAGCAACTGGGGGCTCTCCGATTACATCGGCAGTAATTAACAAAGTAAATACAGTTAACGCTTCAATTACGCTTCCATCGTTAACGAACGCCACTAATCATAAAGCAATTATCAAAGCTTTAATTTGGAGTCATTCAAGTTTACCATCTAAATTAAAACTTCAAATTACTCAAGCAGGAACGAATACAACTATATGGCCAGGTTCATATTATACAATTAAAAAATTGCCAGTAGCATCAGTAGGAACATTTACGTTATCACCATAAAATCATGATAAAAAACATCATAGCAATTTATCCAGGAAGGTTTCAGCCTTTTGGAAAACATCACGCAGCTGCTTTCAAGTGGTTACAAACTCAATTCGGAGCTCCAAATTGTTACATAGCAACTTCAAACGTCGTAGACCCCCCAAAGTCGCCTTTTTCTTTCGTAGAAAAGGCAGATATAATAAGCCACTATGGTTTCAATGGCCAAGCAGTACAGACGAAGAATCCGTATAAAGCGGAGGAGATTTTATCTAACATGAATCCACAAGATACAGCAGTGGTATTTTTAGTAGGTCAAAAAGATATGCAAGACGATCCTAGATTTGCAATGAAGCCTAGAAAAGACGGAAACCCCTCATATTTTCAACCTTACGATAAAAATAAACAAGCACTACAAGGATTTGATAAACATGGATATTTAGTAGTAGCTCCACACGTTTCAATTGCAATACCAGGATTTGGAGAAATGTCAGGAACTACCTTAAGACAAGTGTTAGGAGATAAAAAACCAAGAGCACAAAAAGAAAAAATATTCAAAGACATATTTGGATGGTATGATAAAAACACTGCAAATATGATTTTTGATAAACTTGAAGCGCTACAAGAAACTAAAAAATCAGCAATAGCTGAAATTATGAAAAAAAAGAATCAGATAACTTCCCGTTCTATTTCTGAAAATCAAACTCCTGTATTTTCAAAACAATGGTGGAATGAATCTTTAGATTTAAATGAAGCAGTATCTATTGACGAGCTTAAATCTAAATTTAAAAAATTCATAACTGCACTTAAACAAGAAGGCAAAGAAACCAAACAAGCTTTTACTTTACTAGCTCAAGCAGCTCAAGGTAAAAAGAATTTGTCTGACGCGGAAAAGAAACAAATAGGAGATCAAATGAAAGATGTCCTTAAGACAATTGGCTTAACTGCAATTGCATTAATGCCAGGAGGGCTTATAGCAGGATTGTTAATTAAATTCTTAAAAGCAGAACATTACATTACTCCTTCAGCATTTATGACTGAAGCTTCATTGAAACCTAATGTATGGAAAGATTTCAATTTAGCTGCGCTAACGCCTGAAGATATGGATACTGTATGGAACATGTATTCAGATACTTATTCCAAAGCAGGATTAGATTTTTCAGCAAATAATGCAGGAGAACTTCAATCCAAATACAAAGCAGTTTATTTAGAAGATGTCGACGGAGATTCAATTGCAGATGCTTTTATTATTTATAAGCCTACTCAATTTGGAAATAAAATTGCATTGTTAGGTACTAATGATAAGAGAGAAGCAAAGAAAGAAATGCTTACTCAATTATTTAAACTTTTAAAAACTCAAGGATGGTTTATAGAAGCTTCTATGAAAATGGAAGAAATTCTAGCTGCTAAATCTGATATTCCAGTAGTAACAGACGAAAAAGTTATTCAAGGGCTAGTAGGAGATAAAGGTTTAGAAATGATGGAAGACGGTTATTATAAACGTAAATTATCTAAAGTAAACAAAATAATTGTTAAGCGTTTATATGGTAAACCAAAAACAAGCTCTTTGAAAGAAGGCGCTATGTCAGCAGCACAGCAGAAAAAGCACAATGAAAAAATTGAAAGATTAAAAAGATTTTTAGATAATAATGTAGGTCGTCCATTTGTATATGACTTCAATGACTTTCCTAAAACAGTAGCTGGAGTTAAGATTCAAGAATCTCTTTTACGAGAAGGAGGAGCTGGAGGTCATATGGCACATCCATTTAATATTAATTGGGTTAATACAGGAAAAGATTTAATCAAAGCATTTCAAATGTCAATTGATTATTTGAAAAAAGGTCCTGCTGCAGTGAAAATTGATGGTGTGAATGCTTCAATTCGATTTGTTGAGTTAGACGGTAAAAAGCAATTTGTAATGGATAGAGGTTCAATGAAACCTTTAGATGTTAAAGGAATTACCAAAGCAGAGTTAACTGATAGATTTGGAGAAGGTCATGGAATGATTAAAGTAGGAGGAACTGTTTTAGATATTTTTAATGAATCAATTCCTAAAATTCAAAATGAACTTAAAAAATTAAAATTGTGGGACAATCCAAATATAATGTTCAATATTGAATATGTAGCTGGGTCTACTAATGTTTTAGCTTACGATAAAAATTTCCTAGCTATTCATGGTTTATTAGAATTAGAACAAGTAACTCCTAAACGAAGAGGTACTAATGAAATTGAGTATGATAAAGCAGCATTGCAAGAGCTATTAAATAAATTAGCACCTGCAGCTACTAAAAAAGGATATGAAGTAGTAGGATCTATTCCAACTAAATTAGATAGTAATCCAGATTTAAATTCAGAACTAAATAAAAAATATACAGTTAATTACAATGCTACTAAAAAAGAAACTAAAACTTTAGGGCAATGGCTAAATGACGCAAAAGTACCTAACACAGAATTTAAAACAAAAGAAGGAAAAACTATATCTGCATTGTCTAAAGATGTGCTAATTAAAATTTCAGAAGGTACTAATTTAGAAGATTATGTTGCAGATGCAAAAGATTATCAAACTGTAATAGACGGGTTTGTAATTTATATGGCTACTATGAAGTTAGGAGATGCTGTGTTATCTAAATTATCTTCTCCACTTGGACCAGTGTCAGATCATGAAGGAATAGTAATTAGAGATGAAAGAATCAGCAATGCGCCTTTTAAAATTACTGGAAAATTTATTTTGGGAGGTTTAGCGAGCTCTTTTAAAAAATAAGATATTTATTATTAAAATTAGAAAATATGTCTACAAAGTTACGTAATATAGATGCTATCAAAAAAATGTTAGATGGCACACATAAGTCTCAGAATACAACGACAGTTGGAATGAATACAGGAATTGTTTCTGACGATCAAAAAAGAGAAGTAGGTGAAATATGGAAAGATTCTCAAGGTGTTGAATGGGAACAAAGGGCTGGATTTAAAATACAAAAAGGTAAAATGGATACCATTCGTGAGTTAATTAATGCTCAAAAAATGCCATCTCATTGTCCTAAATGTAATCAGCCAATGACAAAAAAATTAGATAAAAAGTTTTGGAAATTAGATAAACAATGTTTTGATTGTCAAATAGATTTTGAACATAATTTAAAAATTGAAGGCAAATATGAACAATATGAAAAGGATAGAATTTTAAAAAATGCAGAAGCTTGGTTAGTAGAAGCTGAACAAGAAGCTATGGAAATTATAGAAGCATTTAGAAATCCAGTTGCATATACAAATGCCGACGGTACTACCGAGGAATGGTCAGGTCAATTAACACCTGAAGAAGTTGCGGATAAAATAGAAACACAATTTAAAGAATTCAAAGAAGATTTTTTAGAAAAATTAAAAAGCTAATGACAGAACAAGCAACTATTGTAGCAGCATTTTTAACAGGTATTGCTGGCCCGTTAATAATAATATTTGTAAAAAATTATTTAGACAGTAGGAAAAAACCTGACGATATGGTTAAAGAAGCTATAGAAGTTTCTACATTAGTGTCAGCAAAAATTGAACACATAAAAGAAGAATTTGGAGCTGATCGAGTTTGGGTTTCACAATTTCATAATGGAGGTCATTTTTATCCGACAGGCAAATCAATAGCAAAATTTAGTTTATTTTACGAAACAGTTAAACCAGGTATAACATCTATTCAAGGATTTTTTCAAAATATCCCAGTAGCACTTTTTTCAAAATCAGTAAATGAATTGTTAGAAAATGACATTGTTAGTATTACAGATTTCAAAGATGAGAAAGTAGCTACTTTTGGATTAAAATACATAGCAGAAGATTACGGATGCAAATCAGTATATTTATTTGCAATCAAATCAATTGACGGTAAGTTTATAGGTACACTAGGATTGGATTTCACAAAAAGAAAAACAACTTTAAGTATTGAAGATTCTAACCATTTATTAAACTATGCTACTTCAATTGGAGGAGTATTAATGAACCATTTACAAAATTAATAATCATGATAAAATTAAAAAGTCTTTTAAACTTAAAAGAAGAGGAAGATAAAGCAGGAGAGTCGTTAATATCAACTCAAGATGCTGTTAATGCTTTTTTCAAAAAAAATAAATCTGCATTAGAAAAATTATCTGATGATGATGACTGGGACGCATTTTACGATTTAGGATTTGATGCATTTCCAGACATCGATCAAGATGATATTGCTCAAGCTTTAAATAGTGCAATGTTAAATTCTGGCTGGGTAGAAAATGAAGACGTTTCTGTAATGCCAACTGAAAAGGATTTAGAATTAGCAGCATTTGGAGATAAAAAACTTCAAAAAGGAATAGACATTGCTGCATATGATAAACTAGCAAAACTACCTAAAAACCCAGAAAACATTAAAGAGTCTTTAAAAAAAAAAGGTAAGGTAACAGAAATGGCTAACACAGAGTCTACAAAAGTAGATTCGTTTTTAGGTACTATTAAATCTTCAGTTAAAAGTGCAAGAGTTGTACAACAAGTAACTGATTTTATTAATATCGCAAGATTAGATCCATACGCCTCTTATAAAAGCCTTTTAAAAGATTTACTTTTATTTTACAAAGGTAATAATGAAGTATATAATATAGTGCAGTCTGGCCTTCAAGAATCTAAAAAAAAAGAAGCACTCTGCGAAATTGATCAAATAGAAGAAGCAGAGTATAAAGGAAGAAAAGTAAAATTAGGGAAACCTTTTTATACTCCCGGAGGTCCTAGAAAGCGAGCAGTATACGTCAGAAATGACAAAGGTAATGTCGTTAAAGTAGGGTTCGGAGAGCCTGGAATGAAAATTAAAAAAAATAATCCTGCTCGAAGAAAATCTTTTAGAGCAAGACATAATTGTGAAACCCCTGGACCTAGATGGAAAGCTAGATATTGGTCCTGCAGAGCATGGTAATAATATGAAAACAAATTTAATTATAGAAGCAGCTAGATTACAAAAATTAGCTGGTATAAAATTAGCTGAAGATTTTAAAGATGACGTTGAAGATATTAAAAAAGCGCCATTAGCAACAGCAGTAGATAAAATTAGAGATTTAATTAAAGATCCGGATTTTATTGATAAAGCAACTTCAGGAGAAAAAGACGGTGCTAACAAAGACGAATCAATTAGTTTTTCAGAAGGAAATCCGTCATGTTTAGATATGTTACCAAGTCAAGCAGAAATTGGATTTGGTAATAGTTTAGCTGACATTTGCAATGACAAATTTGGAGCAATCGATTCTGCATTTTCTAATCCTGTTCTAATGCCGTCTAAAGCTGGTAAAATACCAGTATTAACTGCTAGAATTGGAAGTGATATAGTAATATTAGATGGACATCATAGATGGTCATTATGTTTTATGATCAATCCAGATGCTAAAATGAAATGCGATATTATGGAAACTCCAACAGGTTTCAAAGCTGCTGATGCTTTAAAAATTATGCAATTAGCTATTGGCGTTGAAGCTGGCAAAGTAGTTACTAACCCATTTGAAGGTAAAGATTTAATGGCTGTATCTACAAAAGAAGTAATTAAATATGTTACTGAAAATATAGGAGAAAAGGAAATAGCTACATTTACAAAATATAAACAGGAATTGAATAGCAAAGAATCAATAGCAAAATATATTGGCGAATCACATAAAAAAATAGTAGCCAAGAAAGGACCTTTTCCTAGAATTATAATGCCTCAAGCAGGAGATTCAGGAGCTTCACAAGATTCCGTAAATACTGCTTTGGAAAAAGGAGAAATCAATTTCAATGACCCATATAAAAAAGAATCTGTCAATAAAAGATTAGACTCCATGCTTAAAGAATCTTTTATAAAAATAAAATAAAATGATCAAATTAAAAGACATATTAAAAGAAGCTGAAGGAGAAGCTCCAAAGTGCCCAGTTGCTACTCAAAATGTAGAAGTAAATTTAGAGCACCGACAAATAGCTATTGAAAAGTATGGATATGGTCCTTTGAATCCTAATAATCCAAATGTAAAATTTTGGAAAGCAAAACAAGCTTTATGGAAAGAAGATACTATAGAAGGAGCTAAATCTGCAAGATGTAATTCATGTGCTGCTTTTAATGTAACTTCTAGAATATTAAGCTGTATTGAAAAATCATTAGCTTCAGATGTAGTTCCGGAAGAAGAGCCAGTTGAGGAAGGAGAAGATATTCAAACTCAAACACCTGCTCCAGATCCGGAATTAGACGACACTGAAGGAGCTGATAAAGACGCTTGGGACACAATAGAAGCAGGTAAATTAGGATATTGTATGATGCATAAATTCAAATGTGCAGGTTCTAGAACATGTAATGCTTGGGTAACAGGTGGTCCAATTAAAGATAAAAAGTAAATTATGCCATTACAAAAACCAGTTTTGCAAGCTGCAATATTAGCAGCATTTCAAAAGCAATCAGCGCCATCAGCAAATTTAGCCGCTGCACAAGCACAGCTAGCTGCTGATTTAGCAACAGCTATTGATGAATACATTAAATCTGCTAAAGTAACTATTCCGCCAGGTCAATTAGTAATAGCCGGGTCTCCTCCAGGTCCAGGAGCGTGTGTAGCACCTTCTCCGAACGCACTTATATCTTAGTAATTACTGTCTTTTATATTTATATTAAATAAAAGGCAGTAAACTATGAACACAACATTCAACAAACAAAATATACTGTTAGGTATTGCTATCCTATTAATAGGGTACAATATCTTTACAACTAACAGTATAAAGACAGATGTCAAAGGCTATAAAGATAAAATTGAATTGCTACAGACTAAAGTAGATTCGGCTAAGACAGTAAATACTCAAATCGATACTAAAATTGATTCAGTAAAAGAAAATGTAATTTCTATTACCAAAGAAATACATCATATAGACAATACAATAACAATCGTAAAAAATCAAACAAATGAAAAAGTTAATAATGCTAGTAAGTTTTCTAATGCTGAGCTTGAGCAGTTTTTCGCAGCAAGATACAACCAAAGTTTGCATACCAACTAAAACTGCTAGATTAATTGCTAAAGATTTAATCAGGTATGACGGGTGTGTGCAAGAGTTAAAACTTACTCAACAAAAAGTTACTAAGTTAGAAGAAAGAGAAGTGCAAAAAGACACTATTATCAAACTTCTAAACGATAAAGATGATAATAACAAATACATTATCCATCAACAAGAATTGCAGATTGGGCAGTATGAACATTTAACTGACGATCTTCAATCTGAAATAAAAGGCCAAAGAATGAAAACTTTTCTATGGAAAGTGGGTACATTTTTAGGCGTAATTACTTCAGGTTACTTGTTAATTAAATAAAAATTTATGTCAAATACAAATATGTCCTTAAAGGATATTATTAAGGAAGAATACAAAAAATGTTTGTTAGATCCTGTTCACTTCATGAAGAAGTACTGTCAGATTCAACATCCACAAAAAGGTAAAATTCCATTTCACTTATATCCATTTCAAGAAAGAGCGTTACGTGATTTAAGAGACCATGATTATAATGTAATTTTAAAATCTAGACAGTTAGGTATTTCAACTTTATCTGCGGGATATGCTTTATGGTTAATGACTTTCTTTAACGATAAAAATATTTTAGTTATTGCAACTAAACAAGAGGTTGCTAAAAACTTAGTTTTAAAGGTAAAGGTAATGTATGAAAATTTACCTTCATGGCTGAAATTACCGGCTACAGAAGATAATAAATTATCATTAAGATTAAATAACGGTTCGCAAATTAAAGCAACGTCATCGTCAGGGGACTCAGGTCGTTCTGAAGCATTGTCTTTATTAATAATAGATGAGGCAGCATTTATTTCCAATGTAGAAGAAATTTGGATATCAGCACAACAAACTCTAGCAACTGGAGGAGGAGCTATTATTTTATCAACGCCTAACGGTACTGGTAATTTCTTTCATCAAACATGGGTAGGGGCTGAAGAAGGAACTAATCAATTTAACACAATTAGACTGCATTGGTCTGTGCATCCTGACAGAGATCAAGCTTGGAGAGATAAACAAGATGTTCTTTTAGGATCTAAAGGAGCCGCTCAAGAATGTGATTGTGACTTTATATCGTCTGGTCAAACTGTAATTGAAGGAGCATTATTGCAATGGTATGAACAAACTTCTGTTCAAGATCCTATAGAAAAACGTGGTATAGACGGTAATTTATGGATTTGGGAACAGCCTGATTACACAAGAGATTACATTGTAGTAGCTGACGTTGCTCGTGGAGATGGAGGAGATTATTCTGCATTCCACGTATTAGATGTAGAGTCAATAACTCAAGTAGCAGAATACAAAGGACAAATGAGTACTAAGGATTATGGTAATCTTTTAGTAAATATAGCTACAGAATATAATGATGCATTACTAGTAATTGAAAATGCAAATGTGGGCTGGGCTTCAATTCAAGTAGCAATAGATAGGCAATACAAAAATATTTACTATTCTCCTAAAGATGGTGGTATATCAGATGTCTCCCAACAACTAGCACGATATGTAGATTTAAAAGATACTTCTCAAATGACTCCTGGATTTACAACTTCTTCTAGAACAAGGCCATTAGTGATATCAAAATTAGATACTTATATGAGAGAGCGAATTCCAGTAATTCGCAGTAAACGACTCATAGCAGAACTTTTTGTATTTATTTGGAATGGTTCCAGAGCAGAAGCACAACGAGGGTATAATGACGATTTAACTATGGCATTTTGTATTACACTATGGATTAGAGATACGGCATTGAAACTTCGTCAACAAGGAATGGAATTGAATAGAAAAACTTTAGAACACTTTGGAAAAGGTGCCGGAGCATATTCAGCAGGATACCGAAGTGATGTAGGATGGTCAATGAATACAGGTCACAATGGTCAAGGTCATGATGAAGATTTACGCTGGTTATTATAAAGATTGATATTTATTTAAAATCACTTAATTAAATTATGGCAGAAAAAACATTATTTGGTCGTCTTAAACGTCTCTTTAACAACAACGTAATTGTGCGTAAAGTTGGTAAAGATAAACTACGCGTTATTGACAATGACCATTTACAGTCAATGGGTAATCCGCACAATTCAAGATATACCGACAGATTTACTCGTTTGCATGGAGTTCGTCCATACTCATCAAATACATACAATCCTAATTACAATTACTTTTCTTCAAAGGTAGAGTTGTATACAGATTACGAAACAATGGATCAAGATGCTATTATCAATTCAACACTAGACATTTATGCTGATGAAGCTGTAATGAAAGATGACTTTGGTGATGTGTTAAGAATTACTAGTAATGACGAAAATACAAAAAAGATACTTCATAACTTATTCTATGACATTTTAAATATTGAATTTAATTTATGGCCATGGGTTAGAAATATGTGTAAGTATGGAGATTTCTATTTGAAATTAGACGTAGCTGAAGAAATAGGAGTTATCAATGTAGTTCCTTTATCAGCATATGAAATTATTCGTGAGGAAGGTATGGACCCTAATAATCCATACGCTGTACAATTCAAGCAGCAAGGAGAAGGAAATATAATATATGAAAACTTTGAAATAGCTCATTTTAGATTGTTAACAGATTCAAACTTCTTACCTTATGGTAGGTCAATGATTGAAGGAGGTAGAAAAGTTTGGAAGCAATTAACGCTAATGGAAGATGCTATGTTAATTCATAGAATCATGAGAGCTCCTGAAAAAAGAATTTTCAAAATAGACGTTGGTAATATTCCGCCTAATGAAGTTGATTCATACATGCAGAAAATTGTCAATAATATGAAAAAGACTCCATTCGTTGATCAAAACACAGGAGATTATAATCTTAAATTTAATATGCAAAACATGTTAGAAGATTATTTCTTACCTGTAAGGGGTGGAGCTTCTGGTACTGAAATTGACACTTTAGCTGGAATGGAATTTACAGGTATTGATGATATTGAGTACTTAAGAAATAAAATGATGGCAGCTTTAAAAGTGCCAAAAGCATTTTTAGGATATGAAGAAGGAGTAGGAGGAAAAGCAACTCTTGCTGCTGAAGATGTTCGATTTGCAAGAACTATTGAAAGACTTCAAAGAATTGTAATTTCAGAATTGTATAAAATAGCTATTGTACATTTATCTGCACAAGGTTATGAAAACTCAGAGTTAGCTGACTTTGAATTAACAATGACTTCTCCGTCGACAGTATATGAGCAAGAAAAATTAGTTCTTTATAATACCAAAGTTGATTTAGCTAAATCAATGTTAGAAGGTAAAATAATTTCCAAAGACTGGATTTTCAGAAATATATTTAATTTTGCAGATGACGAGATTGAAGAAATTGCTCAAGGTATTATTCAAGATCAAAAAGAAACTTTTAGAATGACTAAAATTTCTGAAGAAGGGGAAGATCCTTTAGATGAATTTAATAAAAAGAAAGAAGATCAAGAATCTGGTGAAGAAGGAGGCGAAGAAAGTGGTGAAGAAAAAGGTCCTGAGGGTGAAGGAGGCGAAGCTGAAGAAAAAGGAGCTAATCCATTTGGAGAAGGAATTGATGAGGACCTAGAAAAAAAATATGATAAACGTTCTAAAAATAGAAAAACACCTAAGGTACCTGAAGGAGGATGGCCAGGGGCTGGTAGGCCTAAAGAAGGAATGAAATACAATACTCATGAACATCCTAGAGGATATGATCCAATTGGTAGAGTTGCTTGGAAAAACGCAAGAAATGAATCTGTAAATTTAATTAAAAAATACGGATTAGAAAAATTTGTAAATAAAAAAGCGACTTTATTATCAGAACATACTAGTATAGATGATGAGTCAAGTATTTTGCCAGAAGGAAATTAAAACATTAGAAAGTTCATATTTATTATTAAAAAGAAACACATAGCCTGAATGAAAAATTTAAAGCACTCAAAGTTTAAAAACACCGGCGTACTATTCGAATTACTTGTTCGCCAAGTTGCGTCCGATACTTTGAACAATAATGATTCAAAGGCGATACCGCTTATCAAGAAGTATTTTGCTAAATCAACAACTTTAGCAAAAGAACTTAACTTGTATCAAACTTTAGTTAAAGAGCATTTCACAAAAGAAGAAAAAGCTAATCATTTAATTGAAGCAGTGTTAGTGGCTAAATCGCAAATTAATCAAGCAACGTTGAACAGACAAAAATATAACTTGATTAAAGAAATTCGAGATACATATAATATTGAAGATTTTTTCAAATCAAAAGTTAATAACTATAAAACTCTAGCAGCAATTTATAAATTATTTGAATTTACCATTGCTGATAACCCTACAGAGTCTGTTAATAACAGGTACACTATTATTGAGCATATAACTCGTAAAGAAGTAAAAGTTAAAGCAGAGTTAAATGAAATGGCTGCGTTTGTTAAACAAGACAAAGATGTTAGATTGTTATCTTATAAAATTTTAGTTGATAAATTCAATGACAAATATTCAAATTTGAATGAAGGTCAAAAATCAATTTTAAGAAACTATATTAATACAGTTTCAGACGGTCCAGATTTAAAAGATTTTGTTGTTAAAGAGTCCGCTAAACTGCAAAAAGACTTAAAGTCGTTAACTTCAAAAGTTGATGATGCTGTCGTAAAAATTAAATTAGCTGAAGTAACTAATTTGCTAAATGAGCTAGCTTCTGTTAAGACAATTAAAGACAATCATATTTTGAATTTGTTACGTTATCATGAATTAATTAAAGAACTTAAAAAAGTATAACAATGGCAAAATTCGGAGGTAATCCAGTAAACCCAGTATATGTAAACACAAGCGGTAACAATGTTGCCGGTTATTCTGGAGTATATCATCAAAGTGATGCAAACGGTTCATTTTCTAAAACTATTAGAGTAACTGGCTCTTTAAACAATCCTTTAACACTAACAGGAAGCTTCGCAAACAATGCAGGGTTTATAGTAATGAACACCGCAAGTTTAAATTTATCAGCATCTAATGGTACTCAATATGTTGGAGCAGATTTTCATATGCCAGGGCAAAATCATACTATATATCCAATTCAATTATCATACGTTTCTGCATCTGCAGGAGGTGATATAACCGTATTATACTATTAAAAATAATTTATGTCATATTCAGATTCATTTAAAAAATTCCTTTTAAAGGAAGCAGCTTTAGATACCGGGGAGCCTAATAGATATATGTTTTTTAGTAATATTAAACAAATACATAGACAATGTGAAATTTTATTAAAAATGGATCAGGCTCAACTTGAAACTATTTTAGATTCTGGGCATGACTGGGCTGAAGATCATATGACAGCTGCAACTACTCAAATAGACGATGTGTTTGATTTTTTAATGAATGAAACTAAGTCAGAAGTTACTGAAATGTCTGATTCAGGCGGAGCAGGACCTTACAGCACCCCTAACGCTTTTGGAGATTTAGGAAATGACACTATTGAAATGTTAGGATATAAAAAAGTCAAAAAGAAAAAATCAAATGTAGCGGAATCTACTTTTATGAGGTTGTCGTCTCAATTACATTTAAAATAATATCATGGAAAATAAAAAATTATTAGTAGACTATATCACCTTTGAAGTTTCGCCAGAGAAGATAAACGAGTCTATAGAGAAAAACGGAGGCCGCTTAATGGTTAAAGGTACATTGCAAAGAGCAGACGCTTTAAATCAGAATGGACGTAAATATCCTAAAGATATATTAATGCGTGAAGCTAAAAAGTATTCTGATATTAATATCAAAGAAAGAAGAGCGTTAGGAGAATTAGATCATCCAGATTCTTCAGTTGTCAATTTAAACAATGTATCTCATAACATTACTGAAATGCATTGGGAAGGCAATGATTTATGTGGAACTGTAGAAGTTTTATCAACACCTTCAGGAAACATCTTAAAAGAATTATTCAAATGCGGTATTAAATTGGGCATCTCGAGCCGTGGTTTAGGGTCTGTCAAACAGCTTGGAGAATCTGAAGTTGAAGTGCAAAATGACTTTGAATTAATTGCTTTTGATTTTGTATCTAATCCATCAACTCAAGGAGCGTTTTTAGCGCCAATGCATGAATCTGTTAATCACAATCAAACACATCAGTCATCTAAATATGGCAATGTAAATAGATTGATAACTGATATCTTAACTGACACTAAATAATGAAAGCTGAATTGAAAAGACTTATAGAGTCAGAAGTTAGAAAAGCTTTAACTGAATCTATTACAGAACCTTCAGAGCAAATTTTAAAAGGAGCTGTAGATGTATTTAGACAACAAACAGGTATTAATCCTGCTACTCCTACTTTAACTAAAAAAGGTAATAATGTTGTTGTTTATTCTACTTCTTTAGAAAAAGAAATTAGAACAAATATAATGAAGGCAATGTTTAATTCTTTAGCTCTAGAAGTTGTAGTAACTCCATTACCAAATATAATAGGAGGATATACATTTTTATTCAGATTTAAGTTTGTTCATCCATTTGGTAAACAAGAAACTTTAGAGTCTGGAACAGTATTATTTAAAAATAATAAATTCTCAGCACAATTTTAATATGCCATATTCAGTAAGAAAAGAAGATGGAAAATATGCTGTATATAAAAAAGACTCTGGCAAATTAGTTGGCAGAACAAAAGGAACAAAAGAAGCATTACGAAAATATCTAGCAGCGTTACATTTAAACGCCGAAAACATAAATAACGAATCTATGAGTAAGAATCCTATTAAACTTGCATCACTTATTAAACTTAAGGAAAATAAGTCTGCGACCGATGGAATGTCATCGAAACAGAAAAAAGCTTTTTTAGAAGCAGTATATAAATTTGCAGAACATTCTAAATCTATTTACAGAACTCACAATTTAAGAGAGACCTCTAAATATTTAGGAGAAATGATCAACGCTGCAAATCATTTAACTTTATCAGAGACTGAAGAATGGTTTGATCATCAGACTGTAGGACGTCATATGAAGCATTTAGGGGAGGCTCACAAAATATTTGAAAAGACTGCTCAAGAAATGTCAACGCTTCAACAACGTCTAGAAGCTTGTTATGAAGACATAGGATCTACATTGAACAAATATTATGATGTAGGTGGTATGGTAAACGAAGCTTCAGCAGTAGCAGGAGCAGGTCAAGATTATCAAAAGTTCTTTACAAAAGCAATGAAGAAATTTAAAATTCAAGAGCCTTCAGATTTAGAAGACGATAAATCAAAGAAAAAATTCTTTAATTGGATTGACGCTAATTATCAAGCACCTGAAGAGCCTAAAGAAGATAACGAAGAAAAAGAAGAGTAATGAGATTAGCCCCTATAGCACAAAATATTGTAATACGTTCATATATGAGAACGTTGTTAGAAAATATATCAGGCGATGCAGCTGCTGTGCAAAAACAAGTAGTTTCATTAGCTAATGAACTAAAAGCAGATGGGGAAGATATTACAGATGAAGAAGTTCAAGCTGCAATGCTTAAAGCATTAATTGACGCAGATGGTAAATTAGACCAGGTTGATGTTTCAGATATTGAATCAATTAAAACTGAAATTAAAGAATCAAGAAGTTATTTAACCGAAGAGGGAGGCGCGCTTCATGCTATTGAGTTAGTAGGTACTATTTTAGGAAATGCCGCATTAATACATTTAATGGCAGGTGGATTTAAGAAAGTGGGTATTAATATGGACGAATCTAAATTTAAAAAAAATATAGAAAGAGTTATTGGCTGGGTAAAAACAATAACAGGATTTCCAGCTAAAATGATGGAAAAGGCATTTACTTGGATAGCAAAAAAATTAGGGCTTGGCTTGACAGGTCAAAAAATAGCAGGATTAGCAGGTACGCTAGTTGTAACCGCTGCCTTTTTAGCATTAGCAATTTATTTATTTCCATCCATAACTTCAGGGGTTGCTTTAATGTTCGCATTATCAGGCATGATAGGAAAGTCTTTAGAAATTAAAAAAATCCTAGCTGAAATTTGGGAGCATATCAAAGAACATCAAGCAGAACTTAAAGCTGCTTAAACTTTTTATAAAAAAATAACTCAAATGGGCGTGTTTTTGTAGACACGTCCATATTTATTGTTATAACGCACAATACCTTGCTCATATTACTTCTATGCAAGGTGCATGATAGTATTTATTCTATTAAGATTCCTAATAATCTTATTTCCGATTTTTAAAAAAATAAGAGGACAAACACATGAAAGATTTATTGAAAGAAGCAATTGCTGATGCAAAAGCTGTAAAACAAACTGCCCTTGCTAATGCTAAATTAGCTTTAGAAGAAGCGTTTACTCCAAGACTTCAATCTATGTTATCTGCGAAATTAGCTGAAGAACTTTCTGAAGAGGAAGAAGAAGTTGAAGACACATATACAGAAGATGAAAATTACGAGGATGACACGACTTCAGAAGCTCCAGTAGAAGAAGGCGAAGAAGAAACCACTCCAGAAGACGTTCCAGCTCAAGACGAAATGGAAGAAGGAGAAGAAGATGATGATTTAGATTTAGAAGAAATCATCAGAGAATTAGAAGGCGAAGATTCAGAAGAAGAAGTAACAGAAGCAGATGATTTTAACGATTATGATGACAATGGAGCTATTTCTGATGAAATGTCTGAAGGAGAAGACGAAGAAGATGAAGACATCGACATCAATGAAATTATTCGTTCTTTAAGAGAAGAAGATGAAGAAGAAGAAATGACTGAAGGTGAAGAAGAAGATTCTGAGGAATTAGAAGAAGCTTATAACGTAATTCGTTTCTTAAAAGGTAAAATCAATGAAGTTAATTTATTGAATGCTAAACTTCTTTACTCAAACAAATTGTTCCGTAATTTTGCATTGAATGAAGGTCAAAAAATGAAAGTAATTGAAAACTTTGACAGAGCTCATAATTTACGTGAAGTGAAATTAGTTTTCTCAACATTAGCTGAAGGATTCAAATCTCCATCAATTAAAAAGTCAATTAAAGAATCATACGCATCGAAGCCAGTTGCTTCAACTAAACCAGCAAAGCGTATTTTATCTGAAGGAGCTGATTTAGCATCAAGATTCCAAAAATTAGCAGGTTTAAAAAAATAATTAAAAACAACAAAAAACACAAAACAATATGTCATTAAAATCAATCTTAAACGACAGTAACTCTCAAGTACGTCGTCAAATGGATGAGACCAAAGGCCTAGTAGGTAAATGGTCAAAGACTGGTTTATTAGAAGGTATTGATAGCGAATACGACAAACATGGTATGGCTATTATGCTTGAAAACCAAGCTAAACAATTAGTAACTGAAGCTAACTCGACTGGGCAAAACAGTAACTCTGAGCAATGGTCAGGTGTTGCTTTACCATTAGTAAGAAGAGTATTTGCTGAAATTGCAGCAAAAGATTTCGTTTCTGTTCAACCAATGAATTTACCATCAGGACTTGTGTTCTATATGGATTTCAAATACGGTACGGCTGCAGGTGGTTTCACAACTACTAACAATGCTGTAGGTGGTTTATCAACTACGGATTCAGGTTATCAAACTAACTCTGTATTTGGTGTAACTAATACAGTAGGTGACCCAACAGGTGGTTTATATGGTGCAGGTAGATTTGGATATGCAATTAATGATGCAAAAGTTAATGCTTATGTTTCTGCGTCTTTAACTCCAGGTGCTACTTCTGCGTCTATCGCTTCTGTAATTCCAGCAGTAGGTGCAGATGATGATTCATTTAACTATGATACAAAATTCATCAATACTTATTCAGGTTCAACTGCATTCAAAAAAATAACTATTTCTTCTTCATTATTAACTAATGCAGATTTAAATGGAGCTAGAGCTTTCGCTATCACAGGATCAGGAATCTCTGCTTACTTCCCACAATTCACAGCAATTAATAACACTGCGTCTGGAACGACAATTTCATTCATTGTTTCTGGATCTATTCCATTAACAGCTACTGCAGCTCACGTTATTTATCAAACTCAGCCAACTGCTAATGGTAGAGGTGACTTTGAAGATACGACAGGAAACATGACAGACATCAATATTCCAGAAATCAACGTAGAGTTGAAATCAGAGCCAATTGTTGCTAAAACAAGAAAATTAAAAGCTATTTGGTCTCCAGAGTTTGCTCAAGATTTAAATGCATACCACTCAATCGATGCTGAAGCTGAATTAACTTCTATGTTATCTGAATATATCTCTCAAGAGATTGATTTAGAAATTTTAGATATGTTAATCCAAAATGCAGTAACGACTGAAAGATGGTCTGCTCAAGTAGGATTTGAATATGCTTCAGCAACTGATCAATTTGCTCAATCTGGTTTCACAGGAACTGCTTATACTCAAGGAACTTGGTTCCAAACTTTAGGAACTAAAATCCAAAAAGTATCTAACAAAATTCACCAAAAAACCATGAGAGGTGGAGCAAACTTCTTAGTATGTTCTCCAGACGTTGCTACTATATTAGAGTCTATCCCAGGATATGCTGCTGATACAGACGGAACTAAAATGCAATTTGCAATGGGAGTTCAAAAAGTAGGTATGTTGAATTCAAGATTTACAGTATACAAAAACCCTTATATGACTGATAACGTAATATTATTAGGATATAGAGGTGCTCAATTCCTTGAGACTGGTGCTGTATATGCTCCATATATTCCACTTATCATGACTCCATTAGTATACGATCCAACAAACTTTACTCCACGTAAAGGTGTTATGACTCGTTACGCTAAGAAAATGGTAAGACCAGAATTCTATGGTACTATTAAAGTACACGGATTGCATTTAGTATAATCTAAACGCATTCTAAATTAAGTTTAAAAGGGGTTAGAAATAGCCCCTTTTCTACTGATTAAAAGGCACTTGTTTGATATTTATTATAAATTTAGTTATTATGAAAGAACCTAATAGAGTTAGAAAAAATGATATTAAGTACAATATCGTTTTAAATGAAGAACAAAAACAAGCAAAGCAATTAATAATAGACAATCAAATTGTTATTATTACGGGCAGAGCAGGGTCAGGAAAATCGTTAGTAGGAGCTCAAGCAGCTCTTGATTTTTTAAATAAAAAACAATGCGATAAAATTTTAGTGACTCGAAGTGCTATTGAAGTTGGTCGATCGTTAGGATTTCTTCCTGGAGCTTTAGAAGACAAATTCAATCCATATATGGAAGCTCTTATTGAGAATTTGTATAAGTGTATGGACAAAATTAAAATAGATGATTTTGTAAAAACTGAAAGAGTTCAAGCACTTCCGGTGCAATTTATCAGAGGTAAAACAATAGACGATGTGTTGATTGTAGAAGAAGCACAGAACCTTACGAAGCCTGAGATGCTTGCCATCTTAACACGCCTTGGAAAGACCGGTAAAATCATTATAAACGGGGATAATGAACAGCAGGACACAAACGAATCTATTTCAGGTTTAACCTATGCAATAGAGCTCTCTAAAAAGATAGATGGCATTGAATGGATTAAATTAAAAGAGAATCACAGAAGTGATTTAGTAGGTAAGATACTAGATTATGAATATAATTAAATTATGAAATTAAAAGATATATTAGATACAGTTTTAGAAGATATTGAAAAAGGATGGCAAAAACAATTTGTACAAGGTCAAGTATATTCTAATCCATTTGCTAATTCATTTAATCAAATAAATGAAGGAGTAGTTAAAACTGTAATTATAATGATAGGATTGCCTGGCTCAGGAAAATCTACATTTATTAAAAAACTACCTAGCGCTCCTGTAATTTGCTCTGCAGATAATTATTTTGAATCACCTGATGGTAAATACAATTTTGATGCTACTCAATTAGGTAATGCTCACAACCAATGTAGAAACAAAGCTGCATTGGCAATGCATCAACAAAAACCTACTATTGTAATAGATAATACAAATTTAACAGACAAAGAAAGAGCTCCATATGAACAGCTAGCAGAAGAAAATGGCTATAAAATTTTATATGTAGTATTTGAACCAAATAAACAAAATATTAAGAAACTAGCACAGCGTAATCTTCATGGCGTAGAAGCAGCTAAACTAGAAGTTATGATGAAAAGATTTCGACCACCTAGTGGCGAAAAAGGAAAAATAATCTTTAAATAACTTAATTAATTACTATGTTACTAAAAAACGGGTCATCTGGAGAAGATGTAAAAAAATTACAAGCTAAATTAGGTTTAACTGCAGACGGTGCATTTGGACCTGGAACAGAAGCTAAAGTAAAAGAATGGCAAACTGCTAATGGTTTAACTGCAGATGGAATTGTAGGGGATGGAACTTGGACAAAAATGTTTGGAGCCCCAGCTGCTGCAATACCAAATTCAAATTTTAAATTAGATAAATTAAAAGGACACGTGCCTGATTCAGTAATAGCTCAAATTCCTTCAACTGCAGCTAAATTCGGAATTACTACGTCTTTAAGACTTGCTCATTTCTTAGCTCAATGCGGTCATGAGTCTGGAGGATTCAAAGCAGTTTCTGAAAATGTAAATTATTCGGCAGACGGCCTTAAAAAAATATTTGGAAAATACTTTCCTGGCAATCTATCAGACTTATATGCAAGACAACCTGAGAAAATAGCTTCTAGAGTTTATGCTTCTAGAATGGGTAATGGAGATGAAGCTTCAAAAGAAGGATTCAAATTCAGAGGAAGAGGCTTTATTCAATTGACAGGTAAATCTAATTACACTAATTTTACTAAATTTATTGGAGAAGATTGTGTTGGAAATCCTGATTTAGTAGCTACTAAATATCCATTAGCTTCAGCTGCATTCTTCTTTGACTCAAATAAACTATGGGCTATCTGTGATAAAGGTGCGGATGATGCGACAATAACGGCAGTAACTAAAAGAGTGAATGGAGGTACTATTGGATTAGCTGATAGAATCAAGCACTTTAAAGAATTTTATAGTTTATTATCTTAAAAGATATTTATTAATAAAGTAAAGGAACATGGCAGTAACAATACCAATTTGGACAGGCTCAAGTACATTTGTAGCAGGGTCAACTGGATCATTTGGATTTTTTGATACAGATACAACATATCAATCACACGCTGATAAAGTAGCGGCATGGTGTGCTGGTAGATTAGGATATCCAATTAACGACGTTGAGCTTCAGCCAGTACATTTTTACGCTTGTTTTGAAGAGGCATCTTTAGAATATTCTAATCAAGTTAATCAATTCTCTATTAGAGATAACATGTTTCAATTGCAAGGTTCTCCGACAGGAGGTAATTTAACAGGGAAACCAGTAAATACCAATTTAGGAAGATTAATAGGTATTGCAAAAAATTACGGTACAGAAGCAGGTTCAGGAGGTTATTTAGCTTACAAATCTGCTTCTATACAAGTAACGACAAATCAACAAGTATATGACTTAAATGATTTTAGTTTTGAAGTAGCTAGCGACTCGAATAAACACATTGAAATTAAAAAAATATTTCATGACACTCCTCCAGCTATTACAAGATACTTTGACCCGTTTGTAGGAACTGGTTTAGGGTCTCAAACAATGTTAGAAAACTTTGGATGGGGTAATTATTCTCCAGGAGTATCATTTTTAATGATGCCTATGTATGCGGATTTATTAAGACTTCAAGCAATTGAAATGAATGATATGATTCGTAAATCAGCATTTAGTTTTTCAGTAACAGGAGATAGATTAACTTTGTTTCCAGTACCAACATACGATTATACATTATTTATAAATTACATTACAGAAGAAGATCGTTCAGCTTTACAAGTTATAACAGGTTCAAATGTAGTAGGAGATTTTTCAAATGCTCCTTATGAATTGCATAAATATAATCAAATCAACCCAGCTGGAAAGCAATGGATATTCAAATATACATTGGCTCTAGCAAAAGAAGTTTTAGGTAATATTAGAGGTAAGTATTCTTCTATTCCAATTCCAGGTTCTGAAACGACTTTAAACGGAGCTGATTTAGTATCTCAAGGCCAAACAGAAAAAGAAGCTTTGATTACTCAATTAAGAGAAAATCTAGAAGCAGTTTCTAGACAATCTCAATTAGCTAAAATGACTGAAGAAGCAGACAATATACAATCTCAATTAAACAAGGTACCTATGCCTATTTATATAGGTTAATGATATGGCATTATTTGGCGGTCAAAGAGACGCTTCTTTAATTAGAAGTTTAAATAGAGAGTTAATTCACAGATGGATAGATACAGAAGTGTTGTTTTACAAGACACAGTTAAGCTCTATTACTAGCAATATCTATGACGAAACAAATAATAAAGTATATCAACAACCTGTTTTAATTCCATGCATCGTAACTTTTGAAGATGAAGTTTGGACTACTGAAGATTATGGTTCTGACGTAAACCAAAATTGTACTTTTTCATTTTTAAAAGATGATTTAATAGATAGCGACTATCATCCTGAAATTGGAGATATTATTGAATATCGTTCAAGATTTTTTGAAATAGATTCCACAGTAGATAACCAAAATTTTGTAGGTAAAGATCCAGACAGCTGGTTTGGAGGCACAGACCATGGATATTCACTTTCTTATATTGTTCAAGCTCATATGACTCGTCAGTCTAAAGTAAATGTAGTACAAACAAGATTTGGAGTACCTCCAACGGCAAAATCAATATTACCAAGTAATCTATAATGAGACCAGATAAAATAACTAAAAGTGAAGCAGCGTTTGCATCTGATAAAGAAGTAAAACGTAATTTAGGATATACTGACATTAAGCGAGATGGCCTAGTTAAAGACATTTCAACTTCATTATATGATGTAGACTATGCAATTAAATGGCATTTAGAAAATATAATTACTCCTACAATTGTAGAAGAGAATACAGTTATATCAGTGCCAATAATGTTTGCAGCAGGAGAGAAATGGGCTTCTGTACAAAAGCATGGATTTCTTCGTGACTCGCAAGGAAAACTTCTTACTCCACTTATAATGATAAGAAGAAATTCGGTTACTAAAAGAGAAGACATTCAAGATTTAAAAGTGTTAGATACTTCAGACAATAGAATTACTTTTGAAAGAAAATATACTCAAAGAAATAGATATTCTAGATTTGATATATCACAAAGACCAAAAGAAAAAGAATATTATTCTATGAGCGTGCCTAAATTTATGCAAGTAGAATATGAAATTTTATGTTGGACTAATAATACTGTACAATTAAATGAAATTGTAGAGCAATTAATATGGTTTGATGGCAAAGCCTTTGGCGATGCTCATAAATTTATCACTCATATAGATCCGCCAGCATTTGAAAATATAAATGATACGGGAACTGACAGAGTGGTTAGAGCTACATTGTCAATGAGAACTAAAGCTCATATATTAAATACTCATGGACCAAATGCACCTTCATTTTATAAACTTAATCCAGTTAATAAAATTATTGCTGGAATTGAAATAGATGGAGTCACTGAATCAGTTTCTGCATTAGCAGATACTACACCTAGAGAATCAAGCACTTCGTTATTAAATGGCTTCGGCTCAAGATCTAGCGGAGGAAGTAGTATAGGCACGGCAGCATTGTCTTATTTAAACATGAACAGGCAATTAACAGGCACTGTTGTAAATTCAACTACTGTAACATTTGCTTCAGGATGGGAAGATGCTCCACAAGGAATGTCAGCTACTAGTATAGATAATTTTACATTTTTACATAAACAATCAAATTGGGAACAAGCTGCTTCATTTATACCTAGATCTGCAATTGTATCATTTACACAATCAAATGGAATTTCCACGCTTGTAGTAAATACAGCCAATTTAGATTATAGTTTAGTTGCTGGCGATTATATAATAGGAATTGGAAAATTCCTAGTACAAGACTCCTTAGCATAGGTTTCAAATGGTTGCTCCATATTTATAATAAATTAAAATAATCAAGTTATGACAGAACAAACTGCAATCACACTTACAGAGTCAGAGTTAAATGCACTCAAAGAATTGCGTGAACAATACGCTTTATCAACCACTCAATTTGGTCAACTTAAAATTGAAAAACGTTTAGTAGAAAAAGAGCTAGATAAATTAGCTCGTTTAGAAGAAGAATTTGAAAGACAATATGACGCTATAATAGAGTCTGAAGTTGCTTTAGTTAAGCAAATTGAAGATACCTATGGACAAGGAAATGTCGACTTAGAGACTGGAATATTCACTCCGGTACAATAACTGTTTGAGTTTAGATAATCATATTTATTAATGATAATTAACTTAAATTAAACCTTTAACACATAAAACACAATGGCAGAAAAAATAGTAAGTGCTGGTGTCTTTACCGCTGAAAAGGATTTGTCTTTCTTACCTCAAGGAATATCTGAAATAGGAGCTGCATTTGTAGGCCCTACATTGAAAGGACCAGCAATGGTTCCGACGACAGTTTCTTCTTACGGTGAGTTTGTTCAAACTTTTGGTGACACCAACCCTAATTTATACTTACCTTACACAGCTAAGGAGTATTTAAACTCTTCAGGACAATTAACAGTTGTTCGTACTTTACATGACGATGGATATAAAGTAGTAAACCCAATAGCAATAGTTGCTACAGGATCTTTTGGAAAAAGACACATTGCATTCATTCACCCTTCTCAAGTAGTTAGTGACTCGGGGCCAACCTTTACAATTGCAACGGCTACTGCAATGTTTGAGAAAACAGCATATGATCCGTCAAGAACTTTATCAAATCAATCTGGTTCAGTTGTAATTAAATTGTCAGGTTCATATGGTATCGATACTGCGTTTAACGTTAATCAAGGATCAGTAGGTTCTTCATTTAGTGCTTCAATTAATGCAACAGCTGCAAACTATATATCAAAAGTATTTAGTAAAATACCTACTACTAGCACTCAAGCAGGATACTTATATACGATGTTTGATCAAGCAGCATCTTCTTCGCTAGCGGCAGATCCAGCAGTATCATTTATTTTAGAGTCAGGTTCATATACTTCAAGATCTACATTCCAAAATGCAGAAACTCCTTGGCTTATATCTCAAACGGTAAATAATACAAATTATAATTTATTCAAATTTCACACTATCAGTGATGGTAGTACTGCAAATTATGAAACTAAAATTACAATTTCTAATATTAAAGCTGCAGGTACTGTTCCAGGTTCTGTATATGGAGCATTTACAGTAACTGTAAGAGCAGTAGATCAAACTTATTTAAAAGCACTTGGGTCTCCATATGACACTCAAGATACTGACGTTCGACCAAACATTTTAGAATCTTTTGACAATGTAAATTTAGATCCTAACTCTCCTAGATATATTGCTAGAGTGATTGGAGATAGATATAGAACATTTACCAATGGTAAAGTTGTATTATATGGAGATTATGCAAATAAATCTAAATATGTATATGTTGAAGTAGATTCAAACGTTGCTAAAGCTTCGCTATCTGAAGAGTTAGTTCCTTTTGGTCACGCTGCATTATATAGTACAATACCTTCTACATACACTGCTCCACAAGCTGCAGCATTAGTTGTATCTCAATCTATTTCAGGTATTTACAATAAAAGAGTTCATTATGGATTTAATTATGATTTTGGTACTACAGATAATGACAATTATCTAAAACCACTTCCAGACAGTGCAGTAGTAGGTAATAATGCTACGTTCTTATTGTCAAACTATTCTCAACATCCTAGTGCAAATTACCCATCAGCTGCTTTAGCTTATTCAGGGTCAATTGACTTGACTACTAACACTTCAGCTGATACTCGTAAATTTGTTGTACCTTTTCAAGGTGGATTCAATGGATGTCAACCAAATAGAAGATCATTATCAGGAGCAGACATTGTAGCTTCTAATACTCAAGGATATGATTTAGCAGGATTGTCTAGTAAAGATTATTCAGTATATACTAATGCTATTGATGCTGTATCTAACCCAGATGAATTAGATATTAATATGTTAGTTCTTCCAGGCGTTATTCAAACATTGCACCCTGCAATTATTGACTATGCAGCTAATATGTGTTTAGACAGAGGAGATACTTTCTTAGTATTTGATTGTGTTGGATTAACAGATAATATTGCGACAGCAGTAGGCGCAGTTCAAACAATTGATAACAATTACGCTGCAACTTACTACCCATGGGTGAAAATATTAGACGTAGGTATTAACAAACCAGTTTGGGTTCCTCCGACAGTTGTTATTCCTGGTGTTCTTTCATTCAATGATAAAGTAGCTGCTGAATGGTATGCTCCAGCAGGTTTAAATAGAGGTGGATTATCAACAGTAATCGACGCTTATACTCGTTTAACTCACGCTGAAAGAGATACATTATATGAAGGAAGAATTAACCCAATTGCAACATTCCCTGCTCAAGGTGTATGTGTATGGGGTCAAAAAACTCTTCAAGCTAAACCATCAGCTCTTGATAGAATCAACGTAAGAAGATTGTTAATTGCTGTTAAGAAATTTATTGCGTCTGCAACAAAGTATTTGGTTTTTGAAAACAATACAGCTGCAACTCGTAACCGTTTCTTAAATATCTGTAATCCATATTTAGAGTCAGTTCAACAAAGACAAGGACTTTATGGATTTAAAGTTATTATGGATGAAACAAATAACACTCCAGACTTAATCGATAGAAATATTATGTATGGTCAAATTTATTTACAACCTGCGAAAACCGCAGAATTTATTATAATTGACTTTAACATTTTACCTACCGGTGCTGCATTTCCAGGAGCATAATAATTAGTAAAGATCAAAGGGGCTATAATATAGTCCCTTTTCTTTTGTTTTTTCGATACTTACATATTTATATTAAATAAAAGAAACGGTTATGTTTTTCCGAAAGGATGATATTTATATTAAAAAAGAACTTAAACAAATTATACAAAAATGGCTGAATTATTAGACCCAACGGAAATCATGTTTACTGCTTTTGAGCCAAAGGTAGCTAACCGTTTCATCATGTACATTGAAGGTATCCCTGCTTACCTAATAAAAGCATCAAATAGACCTGGAATCACTTTTGGAGACGTAGTATTAGATCATATCAACGTTGAGAGAAAATTAAAAGGTAAAGGAAGATGGAACGACGTTTCTATCACTCTTTATGATCCTGTAGTTCCTTCTGCATCTCAAGCAGTAATGGAATGGGTTCGTTTATCTCATGAGTCTGTAACAGGTAGAGATGGATATTCTGACTTTTACAAGAAAGACATTACTTTCAACGCGTTAGGACCAGTAGGTGATAAAGTTGAAGAATGGACGCTAAAAGGAGCTTATATTGGAGACGCTAACTTTGGTGACTTTGATTGGGCAACAGAAGACGCTATCAACATTGCATTGACTATCAAATACGATTACGCTATACTTCAATTCTAATTAAAAATTTATTAAAAAAGATTTGGTAGATTGAAAAATTATACTTATCTTTATATATAGAAAATAAATTATGACAAAGACATTATTAAAACAAATAATTAGAGAAGAAGTTCGTAAAGCATTAAATGAAGACCCTCAAACTTCAGTAATGCGTTCACATCCTGGCATGGTTGAAGAAATTATTGAAATGCTTAAACACATTGATGTAGATGGAGAAACAATGGAATATATCCTAGACAAAGTGGGAATGACCGAGCAAATGCAACATCAATTGACTCCAGGCGGAATTAGATAATAAAAAATATGAAATAAACTAAAGCCTCTAGAAATAGGGGCTTTTTTACTGATTAGATATTTATATTAAAATATAACTAATGACACCAGATAAATTCAAACAACTTTTAAAGGAATTTGCTCCACAAAGACAACTTCAAGAAGCAGATGTAATTCCTGTAGGGCCAGATGGTAATGAAATCACAGATAAAAGAGTCATAGCCAACTTGAACCTAGCAGTAAAGGCAGTAGATGCAAGTCTACGACCTAAGTTAGTGCAGATACTTCAAGATCCGGATGCAGCAAAAGCATTGAAAAATCCTGCACAAAGAGCAGCGTTGGTAGGGGCAATTGCAATTGCTTTTGGAATGACAGAGCAAGAATTTTCTCAAATAGTAGGAAAGATAAAAGGAATGTTAAAAACCACAACTGCTCCTGAAAATGATCAAGCTTAAACCTATAGCAGAGCAAGTACTCAATGAAGCTGAAGAAACTATTACGTGGGGAGAAGTTTCTAAATTACTAAATGCAATTAAAGGAAAGCAAAACAAAACTGAAGTTGCTGGAGTATTAAAAACAGCGGGTAAATGGGGTGCTTCACTTCTTCCTGGGTTATCAATTATATCTACAGTATTAGATACTTATGATAATATATCAGATATCAAAGACGTTGCTAAGTCATTATTGACAATTGGTAAAAATGTATCTAATAACGAAATGAAAAATCCTAAAGGTTCAGATTTTAAAAATTTAACAGGTCCATTTTGGGATGCACTTAAATTATCTCCAGAGGTATCAACTTTACTAGATGATAAAGTAGAAGCTATGTTCATCAATCAAGTAATTATACCAGAGTTAGGAAAGCCAGGAAATGAAAATCAACCAATACCAAACATGGATATTGAATTAGGTAAATGGTTAAACAAATCAGGATTAGAAGACAAAGCTGAAATTCACTTTACAGGTAAATCAGGAAACCTTTAAAAATCCTAAATAAATTCAACAATTACATATTTATATTAAATAAAACTTATATTAGTTATGGCACAAGTTAATGACAACTACCCGAAGTCGAATAACACTGAACTTACTGATGCTCAATTAAAAGATTTAGCATTATCAAATTTAGCTCGGCAAGAAGTAAAAGCTTCTAATTTTCCAACTGAAATAATTTCATTGCCATCTAAAGGATTAGTATATCCTGAAGGTAATCCTTTGCGAGAAGGAACTATTGAAATGAAATACATGACAGCGCGAGAAGAAGATATTCTTACTTCACAAAATTTAATTAAACAAGGAATTGTATTAGATAAACTAATGCAGTCAATGATTGTATCTCCTATTAGATATGAAGATTTAGTAATAGGCGATAAAAATGCAATAATGATATCTTCTCGTATTTTAGGATACGGAAAAGATTATCAAGTAGAAGTTGCATGTCCAAATTGCCAAGAAAAAAATAAAATTAATATTGATTTAACTCAATTACCTGAAACTAATATTCCAGAAAATGCTGTAATGGTAGCTCCGGGAATATTTGAATTTATATTACCACAATCTAAACGAGTAATACATTTTAGATTATTGACAACTGGAGATGATAAAAGAATTAGTAAAGAAATTGAGCTAGCTAAAAAAGCAAGTAAAAACAACCAAGGTATAGACAGAGAATTAACAACTAGATTAAAAAATCTAATAGTATCTGTAGATGGAGATGCTGATAGCAGATTAGTTGCTAATTTTGTAGATAATGAATTATTTGCAATAGACTCTAGAGCTTTAAGAACTTATATTAGAGATATATCTCCAGACATTAAATTTGAACAATATTTCGCTTGTACCGAGTGCGACCACGAAGAGGAGGCGTTGGGATTCGGTATTGACACCAACTTTTTTTGGCCTAAGTCCTAAAGATAAACCAATATTACACGCTCAGTTATTCGATTTAGTATATCACGGAAAAGGATTTACTTGGACGGAAATATATAATATGCCAGTATGGCTTCGAAAATTTTATTATAAAAAGACAGAAGAAGCTATTACAGCAGCAAACAAAGCTACTCCTACTAAAAAAATTAATAAGCCTAGAATATCAAGACCGGGAATAGGACCTTAATTGGTTCTATTTTCATGTTCGGTACCAACTAGTTATTAATTAGATATTTATTATTAAAATAGAATACTCATGAAAATTTCGGAATTTAAAAACCTTATCAGAGAAGAAATTAACAATGTTGCTGGAAAGCAGCAATTGCGAGAAGGCGTAGTTGATAAAATTATAGCTGCTATCATCGACAAAGTTGTTAAAGTAAAATATGGTAAATATTTTGATAGCCTGCATAAAGATCCTGAATATATAGAAGCTCTTAAAGGTGTTAAAACAGCTGCGGATAGAATTAACATGGCAGGAGAAAGAGCTGTAAAAGCAAAGATGCAATGGCAAAAAACATATGATGCATATGCTAAGCAATATGGAAGAAAGGCAGCTGACAGGATTGTATCTCAAGCTAAGGCAGGTACATATGACCCTTTTAAGATATCTTCTAAAAAATAATTTAACTAATGGCTAAACAACAACCTAAATCTAGCGCTCCAAAAACGCCGCCTAAAGCTCCGCCTAAAGCACCGCCAAAGTCACCTCCAGGGTTGCCGAAACCGGATACTAAAGGATATAAAGACATTGCAGATTTTTCTAAAAAATTTCTAGAAGATCAAAAGCAACAAGCTATTAATTCAGCTGACTTAAATAAATTAGCAGAGGAATTAGCAGGATCATGGGGAGATGTTTCAAATGCTATTAAAGCAGTTAGTAAATATTCAAGTAAATTAGGGGATGAATTTAGTGATGTCGAAGATCTAACTAAAACGTTAGTTAGGAATTTAGAAAATGTTGGCGGAGAGTTGTATGAACAGTTAAATGTTACTGATAAAATAAAAGAACTTCAAGAAAGTCAAAATAAAAAATTAGCTCAATATAGCAAAATTAAAGCAGGTACCAACAAGGCACTCAAAGAAAATTTAAGTTCAGAACAAGAATTGTCTAATTTAATTGCTGAAAGAACTAAAGAACAAAAAGGGTTCGGAGTTTTTGAAGATGAGGCGTTTAAAAATTCAAAAAAGAAAATTGAAGACTCTATTGCATTAAACAACCAATTGATTGAAAATAATAAACTAGCATATGAAACTCTTCGTGCTGAACAATCAATAAATGCATCTAGAATTATATCACTTAAAGCTATAGAAGATATAGGCCAAGCTCTAGATGTAGCAAATAAAAAAGCAAAAGAGCAAGGAATAGATATTGAAGCGCTATCTAAAGATATCTCAGCTCCATTTGAAAAAGTTTTAGGATTTTTAGATTCAATGCCAGGAGGTGGCGTTCTTAAAAACTTCTTAGGAGTAGATAAAAAATTAGAAGGGGTTACGACTGCAATTACTCAATCATTTATTACTGGTTTAGCATCTACAGGTTCAGTTGGAACAGCCGCATTCGGAGCATTAAGTGCAGGAGCCAGTACATTTATGGCAACGCTAGGACCTTTATTAGTTCCATTATTAGCTATAGCAGCTGTAGTAGCAGGCTTAAAAAGAGGTTTGGAAATTGATCAAGAAGTTTCTGACTTTGGTAAAGCTATGGGAATGTCTCGTGAAGAAGCAGCTGGAGTTCATGAAGAAATGGAATCTATTGCTATTGAAACTAAAGTAATAGGCGCTAACACAAAAGAATTATATGGTGCTTATCAAGAGCTAGCTAAATCAATAGGAGTGACTAAATTAGCAAATGCTGATATGGCAGAATCTCAAGTTTTATTAAAAAACCAAATGGGAATGACAGCGGATGAAGCAAGTGAGTTTCAAAAACTTTCAATGATGACAGGTAAAACATCAGAGCAAAATTTAGCAATTATTCAAGCAGGAGTTCAAGCTTCGACAGGAGGTTTAATGAATTATAAAGATGCTGCAAAAGATATTGCAGGATCTTCTAAAAAAATGCAAGCCGGATATCATAATGATATTAAGGCATTGACAAAAGCAGTAGTTCAAGCTAAAAAGTTAGGAATGACTTTGGATGAAACTGGCGATATATCTAAAAATTTATTAGATATTGAATCTAGTTTAGAAAATGAAATGAAAGCAAATGTGCTGACAGGTAAACATATGAATATGAATACTGCTAGACAATTAGCACTTCAAGGAAAATCTGCAGAAGCCGCTGCTGAAGCGGTGAAACAAGCTGGAGATTATAATGACATTATTGCAATGGCTCCATATCAATTGGAAGCAACGGCAGCAGCCGCTGGAATGACTGCAGACCAATTATTAAAGTCTGCAGAAACCTCAAAAATGTTTAATGACATAGCTGCTGAAACTGGAGTTCAATTAGATGAAAATGGTTCTTTAACTGACGAGCAATTGGAAAAAGCCGCGAGTTTAGGAAATGAAGCTGCAAAGAAATTAGTAACTGATAAACAATCAGCTTCTGCTCAAGAAAAATTAGCAGCGCTAGGAGATAAATTGCTAGCTTTATTTGACGAGCTTATGTCAGGTCCATTAGGTGAAATGATGAGTGTGTTAGGTGATATGGCAACAAAAGTATTTCCTGTATTAGGGTTTGCATTGGAAAATGCATTTGCTCCATTAAAATGGACTTGGAAATTATTATCTGCAATATGGGATATAATTGGAGGTCCTTTAATGGAATCATTTGATGCAATAGGAGAAGCAATTGAAGAAATTAAAAAACCATTTACAGAGTTATTTTCAACATTTAGTAGTGGCGAAGGAGCTGGATTTATGAAAGTGTTAAAAGATATCGGTTCTATTATTATAGACAATATATTTATGCCTATAAAAATAACTTTAGGATTTATAACAGGCGCTATAAAAGCAATTGGTCAAGTAGTAAGTCATTTTATAGAAGATCAATTAGGCGGTCTAATGGATATCTTTGGAGGTATTAAAAAAATATTTTCCGGAGATATTATGGATGGATTAAAACAATTAGGAGGAGGAATTATGGATTTTTTACTAGCTCCCTTTAAAGCAGCTGGCAATTTAATTATAGGACTTTTAAACGCTATTATATCCGGAGTAAACGCTATTTCAGTAAAAGTGCCAGATTGGGTACCTGGACTAGGTGGGCAGACTTTTGGATTTGACATTTCAGAAATTCCTTATTTAGCAAAAGGAGGTACTATTGGCAAAAGCGGAATGGCAGTTGTAGGTGAAAAAGGCCCTGAAATTGCATCGTTACCGGCAGGAGCTACAGTATCGTCAAATTCAGATTCAGGAGGAATTTTATCTAAATTAGGAGAAGCCGCAAATTCAATGACAGGAGGTGTTTCCGGAGGATTAGGCGAACTTACTAACTCGTTAATGAATGCATTGATGCCAGGTTCTGAGAGTGGAGGTTCAGCACCGGCGCAAGACAATTCGGAAATGGTTAGTATATTAAAACAAATATTAGCAGCTACTTCTCAGCCAGTGTCTGTTAATATAGGAGGTAAAGTAATTGATGAAATTGAAAAACAAACTACCTTAAGAAAAACATATAATACTAAAATGGATAGTGCTCACGGAGCATTTTAATATATAAAATATGGCATTAGTCGACTTAAAATCTAATTTAGCAAACTTTCGAGCAGATTTCTCTCATGAAAGTAAATTGAAATCACCGGGAAATACGCCAGGTTCAATGCCTATAGATATTCAAAAGAAATCTCCTAATAACGTGCCTACTCAAAGATATATCAATGAGATAAAAGTAGATCCTGTTATTAAGCCAAAGATATCGACAGTAAACCCTATTAAGACTCAATTAAAAGATAAGGTATCTAATATTGTTACTATCACAACTTCAGTAAAAGATAAAAAATCAACAATAGCTCCTTTACAAACAGTATTAAATGACAAGACTTCTCAAGTAGATCCTTTAAAGACTGAAGTAAAAATTAAAGCTTCACAAATTGCTCCTTTAAAGGCTTTGTTAAAAGATAAGATTTCTCAAGTAGCTCCTTTAAAAACTGAAGTAAAAGATAAAACTTCAAACATTGCTACTATTCAAACTTTGTTAAAAGATAAAAATTCAGCTATTACTACCACAAAAACTGAAGTAAAAGATAAGGAGTCTAAAATTGTAACTATTAATACTGTAATAAAAGCTAAAGAATCTTCTATAAAAGCTTCAGCATTTAGTACTCCCGATATATCAAAACAGCATCATGAAGTTAAACCTAAATACAATAAAAATGTATTAGAGATTGGCACATATAAAATAGATAATCAATTAGGATCAACAGGCTCGCCTTTTAAATATTTAAAAAGCGGAGCTTTAACAACAAAGAAATTTTCAGATAAAGGATATTCAGACAAAAGAAGATATGACGATTCAGTTAAGTCCGTAAAAGGGCAACCAGGTAAAAGTCTTTTATATGCAAAAGGAATGGAACAAAATTCTCCTTCTGCAATAGATGCTGAATACGCTAAATACAATTTGCAAGACGATTCATTCAACCCTACTTACATGAAACAACCTTTCATAGTAAGACCTATAGGAAAAAGATGGGGCTTTAAAAACTCTCCAGGTGCATTTGATGATGGATTGATTAGAGGTGGTATGACAACTGCTATTGAACGTTCAGCATTAGATACTGCTAGAATTGCAAAATGGATGGCATCTCCTAAAGGTTTATTATGGGTAGTTAAACAGATAGGTTTAGGATTAACCAATCCAAAAGTTGAAGCTATTGGAGGTGCATTAACAAGACAAACAAGAATACATTCAGGATTAGCTTCTTTATTATCTGTGCCAACCACTGCATTTGGAATACATTTCACTCGCCATGGAGTACCGTTTTTAAACGCCACATCTAGCTATGGAAATGTCATTGACTCATTAAGTTCCAAAGGCAATACTACTTACAGTCGTTTAATTAATTTAAAATCTGAATTATTTGCTAAAGATATACCAGGGACTCCAACTCAAAGTAAATTCGTTACAGATTTAATTCAAAAAGTCGGGCCTCTTCGTAAAGCAATAGGATTTACTGGAATGCCAATTGTATCCTTATCAGGATTAGCAGGTCCAGGCTCAGTATATGGTATAGGATTAACTACTATTAAAAGACATTATAACAGTAGAAATTTACCTAATGACAAAACTGAAGCTCCAGCAGAAAACAAAACTTCTTTTATTAATCCTAGCTCTTTAAGTAAACCTTACGCCTCGGATAAAATAGGGTTTTCGGGAACTGCTGAAAGTGGAGGTACTTACGAATCGAAATTAAAAAATATTGGTGAGAGTAAGAACTTTGGTAAAACTCAAACACCAGGTGCAAGTTCTAATGGAATTAAACCTAGTATTGAAACTGCTGATAATAGAAATTCGTCATACCCAGAGGCAAAAGCTTTTGGAATTAATAATTACGTAACGACTGCATATAACAAAATTAAAAAATCTTCAGACATTGCTGCAATACCAAATGATTTTAGAAATGATTTAGAAATTACAAATCAAAAATTTTCTGGAAAGGCTGAAGATACTAAGTACTATGAAAAATATGATATCCAAAATAAAACATCGGGATATGGGTTAGGCACTCCTGGTAGGGTAGGAAAGGATAGATCAAAACCAAATACATTTATTAAAAAAGGAAATGATTTTTCATTTAAAACTGCTGATAATAGAAATATATTAACTTCAAATGCTGCATTTGAAGGAGATATGATTACCGGTTTGGATATAGGAGGGGGTGATGATTATCCAACTAATCACAAAGATTTTATAAAATTTTATTTTGAAGATGCTACTCAAGGTAAAAATATAATGGCATTTCGAGCAACACTTAATGGATTTACAGATTCATTTTCGCCGGGTTGGGATGCAATTGCTATTATGGGTCGTCCAGATAGTGCTTATTTATATTCATCTTTTGAACGAAGTGTTTCTTTTAATTTTACAGTAGCAGCAACTACTCGGTCTGAAATGATTCCTATGTGGAGAAAATTAAATTATTTATCTACATACACAATGCCTGATTTAGTAGGAGGTTCAAAACCTTCAGGTCCTATGATGCGATTTACAATAGGAGATTTATTTCATAGAACTGCTGGATTTATATCTTCATTATCATATACAATTCCGGATGATGCGACATGGGACATTGCTGAAGATTCAAAAGACCAAGTTGCAAAACAACTTCCTATGATGATGGAAGTATCGATGGCTTTAACAGTAATAGGTGATTATAGACCACAAAAAATGGGAAGAGCATATAGTTTATCTCCAAAAGGAGGAGTAGCAGAAGGCCCAGGAAATTGGATTGGCGATGCTGATACAAAATAAATTTAATTATTATGGCAAGATACGACAATTATTCATTTAAACAAAAAACAAAACTAGATGAAGACAATAAACGAAGATATTACGATTCGTTGCTAGATCCAACAATTCCATTAAGTTATTCAGACATTTATGTTATAACTACAATTGGAGATAGATTAGATTCATTAGCATGGAAGTACTATGCTAACGCAGAATTTTGGTGGATGATAGCAGCTGCTAATCCTGATTTGCGAAAGGATTCCTTATATTTAGAACCTGGGATTCAATTAAGAATACCTCAAGACTATAATGAAGTGTTAATGTTATATAAAGATCAAAACCAATCTAGATAATGGCAGATACTATTTTTTATACTGCAGTAGACGGAGGAGTTACAGGAGCATTAAATGCTCGTAAAAACATATACTCAGCTGCAGTAAGAGATTCCGGAGCTCATGCATGGCTTAATCAAAAAATGGCTTATGCATCTGCAACTGCGTTTCATAAAAAAGCTGGAAGGTCAGCATCACTTCAATTAGTTGTTGGAGGAGGTATTGGAGGAAAAGGATTATATGAACCAGGTCAATCTTCAGCAGGTACTTTCAATCCAAAGCCACATATTACTTCAGTTAAAATATCTAGTGCAGGAGATTTTGGGTCTGTATTAAAATGCGACATATCTTTTACAGTTTACAACTTAAACGATTTAGATGGTAAGCAAGCATTTTTTGATTTAGGAGCTGAAGTAAACGTAAAATATGGATGGCATAAAGATGGCGGTGCTGGCGGATCGGCCGGCAATTTCAAAGGATTTGTATATAATTTTAGTTTTCAAGTTAATTCTGTAGGTGGATTTGATTGTGTATGCAATGCAATGGGAGAAGGAATGGCTATTTTAGGAGCCTCTGCTAATCCTGCTTCAGACGCTAAAGGAAAAGAAATTGCAGATGCTTTAGGTAACAAAGTACATGGAGATACTGTAATGGGAGCTTTAGAAGTTATAGTTGATGGGTTAGAAGGTCAGGCAGATCAAATTGTTGGGCCTGACGGAGTAGGAAATGTTAAATTTCCAGATTCATGGGGTACGGGAGCAGGAGAAGATGGCGAAGAAGCTACTCCACATTATTACGTATCTCTAGAAGCGTTTGTTAAATTAGCAGTTGAAAAAATACATGATACTTCAGCTAAGCTTAAAGACATATCTATCAAATGTGATGGAACTGTAACAAAAGGAAATGTTCCGGCAGGAGGATCTAATATGCTAGTATCAGGAAATCCAAAAGAAATTTTATTGCCAGAGCCTTACGCTTATTATGGAGGTAAAATGAAATTAGGATTTAATACATATCAAGGAGAATTTGGCGCCGGCGATTTAAGTAAAATCATGATTAGTATAACTCACTTAAATGATATTGTAAGTAAATTAGCAGATGATAAAGGTAACAATGCAAAATCTGCAGATACGTCAATTGCAAAATTATTTGCTAAGATATTTGATTCTATTAACATAAATACAGGTACAAGATTTAAATTGTCTATGTCACAGAATCCTAAAAATCCTATGGAATTTTTAATTGTAGATTCTAATTATATAGACGGCACGATATCGCCATATCCTATAACAGCTGTTACTAGAGATAGTATTTGCAGAAGCATTTCATTAGTAGCTAAACTACCTTCAGAAATGGCAACAGCAGCTTATGTAGAAAATACATCCACTTCATCTCCTGCAGGCGCTGTAGTAGCTCAAATTAATGGAGTTACTGAAAAAGACACTCCTACTAAAGGAGACCCAACAACTTCATATGCAGATGCCAGAATAAAAATAGACGCAACTGGGCCTCCTGATCCTAAAGATCCAGACGGAATTGGACCTTCACCAAAAAATGTAAATGCGTTAAGAGCTGCAATTAAAAGAATGTATACTTCAGGAGAAACTGCTAATGGCGTCAAACCTGGAACTGAAGCATTTCCAGTGCCAATTGAATTTTCATGCACTCTAGATGGAGTAAATGGATTTCTATTTGGAAATGCTATTACATGTAATTATCTTCCAGCAGCTTATAAAAAAGCTAAAATATGTTTTACTGTTACTAAAGTAGATCATAATATTTCAGGAAATGACTGGACGACAACTTTAAACACTGTTTGTAGAGTGCAACCAACATATTAAAAATGTATATAAGAAATAAATTATATTATCCAGCTTCTCATATTGTAACTAATCTTCGAACAGATGGGTTAGAATGGATGCTTGAAAACGGTACTGAATTCAAAGGATTTTATCATAAATACATAGATGGTACTGTATTGACAGGAGCTGTATTTCATAAATCAGATTCTAAAAAATTAATACCTTATATTAATAAATTAGATCAGCCTAATAACTTTGAATATGATTCTATAGTCAAAAAGACAGCTATATTAGCTCCTCATTATATATTTCCAATTCCTAAATTAGATGATTATAAATCAGGCAAACTAACTAGATATTTTCTTAAAAGAAGAAATTTTTCTAGCTATCAAGATATAATTGAAATTAATAAAGATCAATGGCTATCTTGGAAAAAACATTCAGGAGGTATAGATAATAAGTTATATACAGCTACTGAAGTTGATTGGAAATTAACAGGCCCACTTCATGATGATAAAACATCACAAAATATTGTTTATGGTGTGTATGATACCAATCAAAGAATTGTGCTTTTAAAAGATCATGAATTTACAGGACTCAAAGATTTCCTAACTGATTATGTAGAATTGTCCGTTCATTCCAAAGCAGTCAAAGACGACATTAAGAAATTATTTGGTTAAAACAAAAGAATTATATATATTGTCTAGGTTATGAAAATTATAGAAACGAAATTAGAGTTTGAGTCATTCCTAGAAAAATCTAAAGGGTACGATTGGATTGTCGTACCCACTTACTGTAATGGCGAAAGACCAGTTTATACAGACTCTGTTTCAGTTGTGTATGTGTATGTTATCAATTTAGATAAAGAAGTAATGATTGTATTCAATCATACTGAAGGTCTTTCACTTTCTGAAGAATTACTAAATGAATTTCCAGAAGATACTAAATTGTTTGTTTATGGCAAAAAGAAGTTTAAAAGATTTCTAGATCGTAAAAATATAATTGATATGAATATGGTTGAGTACTTTCATAAGAATCAACCTATTGAAGATGATTTTGATACACCTGCTCACGAGTTCTTTACAAGACACTTTGAAAAATTCAATAATCTAAATGCAATCATTCCAATTACAAAGCATATTGAAAAGGGGCAATCTATAGCTCAAAGATTTTTAGATGTTTATGATTTCTTTCATGAAGATGTAGCCTTTACCAATTACAATGAATTGATTTTAGATTCTCTTGCTCAAATAGAACAAAATGGATTATTCACTCATTACGATCAATACAAAAAACAATTCAAGGAAGCTCCTTTATATGAGAACTTTGCATATACTGAATATAACATTTACACTACTACAGGAAGACCTTCAAATAGGTTTGGAGGAATAAATTATGCGGCGTTGAACAAAGACAATGGGCAACGTGGTGCATTTTGTTCTAGGTTTGGAGAAAATGGCTTTATGCTTTCTTTTGATTACGATGCATATCACTTAAGACTTCTAGCAGAGTTAGTTGATTATAAATTTCCAGAAGGATGTTCAGTGCATGAGTATTTAGGTAAATTTTATTTTCAAAAAGAAACTCTTACTCCGGAAGAATATTCAGAAGCTAAATCTATTTCATTTAGACAACTTTATGGTGGTATAGGTCAAGAGTATTTGGAAATTCCATTCTTTGAAAAAATACACAGATACACTCAATTAATTTGGAGTCAGTACAAAGATGAAGGGTATATTGAAACGCCTATGTTTGGAAGAAAATTGTTTAAATCATTCTTTGGTGATATGAATGCAGCAAAGCTTTTAAACTATTTATTACAGTCTTATGAAACCGAGAGGAACATGGCCGTAATTCATAACATACTTCTACGTACAAAGGCGTATTCAAGTAAACTAATACTTTATACATACGATAGCTTCTTATACGATTTCGACAAACGAGACGGCGCTACGCTTGTTAAATTGATTCAAGAAGAATTAGAGCAGGGAGGAAAGTTTCCTGTGAAGTTGGAAATAGGCCCAGATTATAATAACATGATTGTACCAAAAAGACACTAGTTATATATTTATATATGATAATATCGTTTATAAATTACAACATTGGTACAATTAATTTGTTTATTTTGCTTGGAAGATTCTTTAGATCATACAGTTACTATGATTTCAAAGACTTACGAAGTTGTTTATAAACGAATATTTGTACTTTCCATAGATAGCAGTGAAGAGCTTATATGCAGTTTCAATGTTGAAAAAGGAAACCATAGAAAACAATTACCAGCAGCAATGTTGGTTCATAGAAAAAAAGAAACTAATACTTTATACACTATTAATTCTTTGAATGCTTTAATTAGAAAAGAAAATGACGGAATATTAGATAATAAATATTCTGTGGATTGGACTAAATATTCCAATGCTTTACTAGTAACTTCTAATAATGAACTAAAAGTATTAAATACTAAAGTATATCAAATTATAAATTTATAATATTAACTATGACACAATCCGAATTTAAAAAATTAATTAGAGAAGAAATTCAAAATACTCTTCAAGAACTATCTCCACTATCAACAAATGGATGGGCCGATGGTAATTATTTACAAGCAGCTGTTGCTCGACAACTAAACGCTGCAGGTAGCGCTTTAACCAGAAAACGCGAAGCCAATTTAAAGAAAGACATTACTGATGAAGTTATGTTGAAAAAAGAAATTGATACTATATTAGCTACTTATGGATTTGTTTTATCAAAAGATTTTAATAAAATTTATAAAGCTAGAAACGGAAAAGAATATAACGAATAATATGAAAGCATCTGAATTCAAAGCTCTTATCAAAGAAGAAATAAAAAAAGCAATGAAAGAATCTGCAATGTCAGACATTGATTTAATGGCAAAAGATGCCATTACATTTAATGCGTTTGCAGTGGAATTCTTCAAAGAATATCCAAATATTAAACAAGACGAAAAAATGGGATTCATTAAATGGTTAAAAACCGTTTATACAGATGCCAAGAAAAATAAATAAAAATATTAGGTGACTTCATAAGGTTACCATATATTAAGGTTATATTAGAAGTTGAGAATGTAGATTGATAATTCTAGACACTCAAAATACATTACCAATTACTAATTATTAAATATTCATTAACAATTAAATTTTAAACACATGGCTATTAACTTAGACGCAATTAAACAGAAGTTGAACTCATTACAAAATGTAACTTCTAAACAAAACAATTTATGGAAACCAGAACCAGGAACTCAAGTAGTTCGTATTGTGCCATATCAACACAATAGAGAGAATCCATTTATTGAACTTTATTTCCACTATAACTTTGGTGGCAAATCAATTTTATCTCCAATGTCATTTGGTCGCCCTGACCCAATTTTAGAGTTCGGAGAAAAACTTAAATCAACAGGAAATTCAGACGATTGGAAAGCTGGTAAAAAACTAGAGCCAACAATGCGTTGTTATGTTCCAATTATCGTAAGAGGTAAAGAAGATGAAGGAGTTAAATTCTGGGGCTTTGGTAAATCAGTTTATCAAGAACTTTTAGGATTTATTGCAGATCCTGATTATGGAGATATCACAGATCCAGTTGCTGGACGTGATGTAGCAGTTGAATTCAAAGCAGCTGATCAAACAGGAAAATCATTTCCAGAAACTTCTATTCGTGTTAAACCTAACCAAACTCCAGTAACTGATAACAAATCAGTATTAGAGAAGTTAGCTAATCAACCAAAAGCGACAGACATTTTCAAAGAGTATACTTACGATGAAATGACTAAACTTTTGCATAATTGGTTAGACCCAGAAAATGCGGCAGATGAAAATACATCATCAGCGCCAGCTAAAGAGACCAATGCTAATCAAGCATCTATCTCTGAAGCAGCTCCAGTAGCAAAAGTAGACGACGTAGCTTCAGCATTCGACAACTTATTTAACCAATAATATTGAGTAACCAAATGGTTTCTCTAGATTAACTATGGCGAAAAAAACAACAAAACCAGTAGACGAATCTGAGTTAGAAGATGACTTGGCTTCAGTGTTAGCTGACAACCTTAATAAGAAATTTAAAAGCTCTAATTATAAAGTAGCTTATTTTTTAGAAGGTGATACAGACTCTCCGTCAGATGTGAATGAATGGATTTCAACCGGCTCGACAATGTTAGATTTGGCTATTTCAAATAGACCAAATGGAGGATTGCCAGTAGGAAGAATAATTGAAATCACAGGTTTAGAAGCTTCAGGTAAATCTTTATTGGCAGCCCACGCTCTAGCAGACACTCAACGAAAAGGAGGATTAGCAGTATATATAGATACTGAAAATGCAGTTTCTCGTGAGTTTCTAGAAGCGATAGGCATTAATTTAAAGGATATGTTATATGTTCCTTTAGATACAGTTGAAGACATATTCGAGTCAATCGAATCAATTACAGAATCTATAAGAAAAAACGCTAAAAATAGATTAGTGACTATTGTAGTGGATTCTGTAGCAGGAGCATCTACCAAGCAGGAGATGTCAGCAGATTATGACAAAGATGGATGGGCGACGTCAAAAGCAATCATTCTATCAAAAGCAATGCGTAAAATTACCAATTTTATTGGTAGAGAGCGTATTTGTTTAATATTTACAAATCAGTTACGTACTCGATTAGGGGTATCCTTTGGAGACCAATGGACAACTTCAGGAGGGAAAGCAATCGCATTTCACTCTTCAGTTCGTCTTCGTTTAAAATCAGTAGGGCAAATTAAATTAGCAAAATCTTCAGATGCTCCAGAGGCAGTGTTAGGAATAACAACTCGAGCTCAGGTAGTTAAAAATCGTATGGGCCCGCCTTTACGATCTGTAGATTATGAAATTTATTTTGACTCTGGAATTGACGATTACGGTTCATGGTTGACAATGTTGAAAAATCATAATTTAGTAACTCAAGCAGGTGCATGGTATACTTATACCAACACAGACACGGGTGAAATAATCAAATTTCAATCTAAAGATTTTCAAAAGAAATTAATGGATGATCCTGAAATGAAAGAGCAAGTATACAGAACAATTTGTGAAAAGTATATTATTAATTACAAAGCTGGAGAACATTTCGGTGTAGATGACATTGAAATTGAAACAGAGTTTGAAGGAGAAGATTCTTAAGTTATGATGAAAGGTTACGCTGATTTATTGAAACAAATTCGCGAAGACCACGAAAAACAGAACTCAGGCTTAGGCAAAGACAGTAAAGTGTTAATTGTCGACGGCCTGAATTCTTTTATTCGTTGTTTTAGTGCGGTGCCATTAGTCAATGACGATGGCGACCATATAGGAGGTTATGTAGGATTCATGAGATCTATAGCTGCTGTTATTAGACAATTCAAACCAACTAGGTGTATAATTGTGTTTGACGGTAAAGGAGGCTCTGCAAGGAGAAAGAAAATGCACTCTGGTTATAAAGAAGGTAGATCAGTGCCAACTCGTTTTAACAGACGAGATGATATCGGAGACATGACTCAAGAACAAGAATTACAAAATATGCGTCATCAGATGCATAAATTATCTGAGTACTTACAATGTTTGCCAATGACACTTATTTCCATTGACAATATTGAAGCAGATGATACTATTGCTTATTTAGCGACTGAAGTTTTTCGACCTAAAGATAGTGAAGTAATCATAATGTCAGATGATAAAGACTTTATTCAATTAGTAGATGCTAAAACTTCAGTATGGAGGCCAGTAGAAAAGAAATACTACACTCAACCAGAAGTAGAAGCTAAATTTGGAATACCTTCTCATAACTTTATACATTATAAAGTATTCATGGGAGATAATTCAGATAACATCAAAGGTATTAATGGAATAGGTATTAAAACATTACAAGCAAAATTTCCAATGCTTTTAACTGACCAAACAGTTACATTGGAAGAAATTATAGCCTTTGCACAAGCGAACAAAGACGCACACAAAGTCTATAAGACAGTCGTGGACTCAGAGTCCCAGTTAAGACTTAATTGGGCACTTATGTCATTAGAAGATTTAGATATAGCTGCTAATTACAAAGGTATTATTGCTGACATTGCTCAAAGAGATATACCGCCTATGGACACTTTTAAATTTAAAAAGATGTTTATGGAAGACAAAATATATGCCGTAATTCCAAATGTAGATTCCTGGCTAACAAGTAGCTTTGGAACAATTACAGCTTTTGGTCAAAAATAATTTGTATGGTTCAAATGAATTTAATATATTTAGGTTAATATGGCAGACAAATTAAGTAATTTCGGACACGGATTTCAGGTAAAGATTGTATCTTCTTTACTTACAGATAAAGCATTTTTGCAGCAGGTAGCAGATATTCTATTGCCTGAATTTTTCGAATCAGAAGCTAACCAATGGGTTGTAGAGCAAATAGTAAAATACTTCCATGAGTATGGATGTGCTCCTACTTTAGATGTATTTAAAATCAAAACTCAAGAAGTAGACAGAGATGTAGTTAAGACTGCAATAGTAGAAACTCTTAAAGATTCATATAGATTTTTAGAATCAGATGATTTAGATTTTGTTAAGGCTGAGACTTTAGACTTTTGTAAGAATCAGTGTATTAAAAGAGCAATTTTAGATTCAGTAGAACTTTTGAGAAAAGGTGAATACGATTCTATCAAAGCTACTATTGATATGGCAATGAAAGCTGGTGCCGATAAGGCAGTAGGGCATGAATATAATTCAAGTGTTGAAGCTAGGTATTTAGAAAATGTTAGAGCATGTATTCCAACCCCATGGCCAGTAATTAATGATTTAGCAGATGGAGGTTTTGGTAAAGGAGAACTTGTAGTGTTTGTAGCTCCAGCAGGTATTGGTAAATCTTGGGGTCTTATTAATGTAGGAGCTCACGCAGTAAAAAATGGTTTAAATGTAGTTCATTAT